ATTATGGTCCATTACTAGGTCCATATACTAATATTGATATTTCTGGTGCAGCTTCTGCTGAAGTATTTGTTGCAAATCCACCAGAAGATATTGCTCTAGGTACATTCTCTGGTGTCCTTGTAGAGAAGAAGGTTGCTGTAGAAGTTGGTTCTGGAACTATTACTCTAAGTGGTGATGCTATTACTTCTCGTGAGGGAGAAATAATATTTACAACTTCTGGAACCATTGATGTTTCTGGATCACTCATTGAGAACAGAAGATCCGTTGAAATTGGTAGAGGAACATTATCTGCCCTTTCTGGATCTGCAGAATCTAAGGGATCTAATCCACCAGAAGATACTGCTCTAGGAACATTCTCTGGTGTCCTTGTAGAGAAGAGAACTGCATCTGAAGTTGGTATCGGAACCATCAGTATTTCTGGTTCTGTTGTAGATAACAGAGTTGCTTCTAATGTTGGTCTTGGAACCATTAATGTTTCTGGATCACTCATTGAGAATAGAAGATCCGTTGAAGTTGGAATTGGAACTCTATCAGGACTCTCTGGTTCTGCAGAATCCAAGACTATTTCATATAACGAATCATCCATCGCAGTAGATGGTGACTATGGATTTATAGGTTCTGTTGTAACTGAGTTTGCTGATTATGGTACTCTTGGATCTGTTTTAGAAGCAACTGATTATGGAATTTTAACATCACCTAAGACTCCATTTGGTCTCTTTACTATTTCTATTGATAAAGTTGAGAAGAAGATATACAACTACAATGAGTTCTCCATAGTCTTCTATGATGGAACAGAAGATTATGGTTCTATTGGTGTCTCTACTTCTTATGAAAACAATGGTTCTATTATTGATTATGCTCCATATGATGACTTTGGAACTATTTCTGGGCTTAGAAATGAGACTGTAAATCCATTTGGAACCATTAATGTTTCTGGTTCTTCAGAAATAGACTTTATTGGGGCTAAGATTCATGAAGGTTCTGGAACCATTAATATTTCTGGATCTGGTGTTGAGAAGAGAATAAGTTATAATGTTGGTTTAGGTACACTTTCTGCCCTTTCTGGTTCTTCAGAATCTAAGGGATCTAATCCACCAGAAGATACTGCTTTAGGAACATTCTCGGGCGTACTTCGTGAGAAGAAAACTGCATCCGAAGTCGGTCTTGGAACCATTAGTATTTCTGGTTCCGTATCTGACTTCTTTATTGAATCTCAAGTACATCGTGGATCCGGAACCATTAATGTTTCTGGATCTCTCAATGAAAACAGAAGATCTGTTGAAGTTGGATTCGGTACATTAACAGCACTTTCTGGATCTGCATCTGTTCTTGGAGTAAATCCGCCAGAAGACACTGCTCTAGGAACATTCTCTGGAACTAATGTTGAAAAGATAACTTACAATTATAATGAGACTTCTAATCTTTATGTTGTAGAAATTATTGAACCTTATGGATCAATTAATGATCCTGTTACTGATTCAGAAAACTATGGAGCAATATTAGATGCTTCTACTTTAACTGATAGTTATGGATATTTGTCTGATGGTACGAACATAGCTGCATTTGGAACCATTAATATTTCTGGTGCTTCTGATATTAATTTTATTACACTTAGAACCCATGAAAGTTCTGGAACTATTAATGCTTCCGGATTACTTGATGAAAGAAGAACCTTTAGTTACATCTCATCTCCATATGATGATTATGGATTCATAATTAACACAACAGATTATGATGAAAATTATGGATTGATAATCAACTCTACTTCTTACATTGATTATGGTCCATTACTAGGTCCATATACTAATATTGATATTTCTGGTGCAGCTTCTGCTGAAGTATTTGTTGCAAATCCACCAGAAGATATTGCTCTAGGTACATTCTCTGGTGTCCTTGTAGAGAAAATTACAGCATCTGAAGTCGGTCTTGGAACTATTACTCTAAGTGGTAATGCTATTACTTCTCGTGAGGGAGAAATAATATTTACAACTTCTGGAACCATCAATGTTTCTGGATCTCTTGTTGAAAACAGAAGATCGGTTGAAATTGGTAGAGGAACATTATCAGCACTTTCTGGTTCTGCAGTTGCTTTTGGTGCAAATCCAAGAGAAGATACTGCTTTAGGAACATTCTCAGGTGTACTTCGTGAGAAGAGAACTGCATCCGAAGTTGGTCTTGGAACTATTACTCTAAGTGGTAGTGTTTTTGATTCTAGAATTATTTCTAATGTTGGTCTTGGAACCATTAGTGTTTCTGGATCACTCATTGAAAACAGAAGAGTATCCGAAGTTGGAATTGGAACTCTATCAGGACTTTCTGGTTCTGCAGAATCTAAGACTATTTCTTATAATGAATCTTCTGTTGCTGTAGATGGTGACTATGGATTCATTGGATCACCAGTAACAGAATTTGCTGATTATGGTAGTCTTGGAACTGTTCTAGAAGCCAGTGATTATGGAATCTTAACATCACCTAAGACTCCATTTGGTCTCTTTACTATTTCTGTTGATAGAATAGAGAAGAAGATATACAACTACAACCAATTCTCCATAGTCTTCTATGATGGAACAGAAGACTATGGTTCTATTGGGGTCTCTACTTCTTATGAAGATAATGGTTCTATTGTAGATCTTGCTTCATATGATGACTTTGGAACCATTGTTGGTCTTAGAAATGAGACTGTAAATCCATTTGGAACGATTAGCATCTCTGGTAATGTAGAAGAAACCTTTATTGGGGCAAAAGTTCAAGAAGGTTCTGGAACCATTAATATTTCCGGATCACTCATTGAGAACAGAAGATCCTCCGAAGTTGGATTCGGTACATTAACAGCACTTTCTGGATCTGCAGTTGCATTTGGTGCAAATCCAAGAGAAGATACTGCTTTAGGAACATTCTCCGGTGTACTTCGTGAGAAGAGAACTGCATCCGAAGTTGGTCTTGGAACTATTACTCTAAGTGGTAATGTACTTGATGCATTTATAGAATCTCAAGTACATCGTGGATCCGGAACCATTAATGTTTCTGGATCTCTCAATGAAAACAGAAGATCTGTTGAAGTTGGATTCGGTACATTAACAGCACTTTCTGGATCTGCAGTTGCATTTGGTGCAAACCCAAGTGAAGATACTGCTTTAGGAACATTCTCGGGTGTCCTTCTTGAGAAGAAATCTGCTGCAGAAGTTGGTCTTGGAACCATCATCATTTCCGGATCTGCTGGTGAAGACTTTGTTGGACAACAAATTCATCAAGGTTCCGGAACCATTAATGTTTCTGGAGCACTTATACAATCCTTTACTCCAGCAACAGAAGTTGGATCTGGATCTATTTCTGCACTTTCTGGTTCTGCAGAAGTATTTGGTGCAAACCCAGAAGAAGATACACTATTTGGAACATTCTCTGGTGTACTTGTAGAGAGTACTACAGCATCTGAAATTGGTATTGGAACCATTAGAGTTTCTGGTGATGCTGGAACATCTCCACTACAACCTTTTGTTGGTCTTGGAACCATTAATACTTCTGGTTCTCTGAATGAAAATAAAACATTCAGTTACATCTCATCTCCATATGATGATTATGGATTCATCATTAACACAACAGATTATGATGAGAATTATGGTCTCGTAGTCGATCCAACTTCTTATATTGATTATGGTCCATTACTAGGACCTTATACTAATATTGATATTTCTGGATCAGCTATTACATCTGAGAATGATATTTTTGACCAGAATATTGGATCTGGTACGATAACTGTATCTGTAGATAAAGTTGAAAATAGAACATACAACTACAATGAGTTCTCAATAGTCTTCTACGATGGAACAGAAGACTATGGTTCTATTGGTATTTCCACCTCTTATGAGAACAATGGATTAATTATAGATCTTGCTCCATATGATAACTTTGGAACCATTGCTGGTCTTAGAAACGAGACTGTAAGATCCTTTGGAACCATTAATGTTTCTGGAGGCATCAGAACTGATCTTCAGGTTTACATACCAAATTATCCTGGATCTGGAAGCATCAATATTTCTGGAGCACTTAAGCAATCCTTTACTCCAGCAACAGAAATTGGTTCTGGTACATTATCTGCACTTTCTGGATCTGCAGTTGCCTTTGGTGCAAACCCAGCAGAAGATACTGCTCTAGGTACATTCTCTGGTGTCCTTGTAGAGAAGAAAACTGCATCTGAAGTTGGTATCGGAACCATCAGTATTTCTGGTACATCTGATAATGCTAATGGTTATGTTTATGTTGGAACAGGAACAGCGTTCGGTATAGATGGTCTTTCAGAATCCTTTACATCTAATAATGAGTCTACTACTCTCATTAATATTTCTGGATCTGCTATTGATGTATTTAATTCTGTTTATACTAAGGAGGGATCTGGATCTGTTAATGCTTCTGGATTAGTAACTGAGTCTAAATCTCAAGTTTATATTGGATCTGGGTTATTATTTAATGTTACTGGATATCCAGAATATATTGGTAAAGGAGACAATCTATGGGTTGGATCTGGAAGTATTTCAATTATTTCTGGATCTGCTGTTGTCTTTGGTGCAAATCCAGCAGAAGATACTGCTTTAGGAGTATTCTCTGGTTCAGCTCAGACCAAACTCAATTCTCTTTATGTTGAGTCTGGTATTGGAACAATTACCGTATCTGCTGGATTCACCACAGATCGTCAAGTATATGTTCCATTACATACTGGAAGTGGACAACTATCTGTACTGGATGGATCTGCTGAGACATATGGTCCAAGTCCAGATGAAGACGCCACACTCTTTAATCTTTCTGGTGTTGGTAAAGAATCATTTACACCAGCAACGGCAATTGGATTTGGTACAATCTTTACTTTATCTGGTTCTTCAGAATCCTTTGGTGCAAATCCACCAGAAGATACTGCACTTGGACTTTTCTCTGGTGCATCAGAAAACAGATTTATTGCTGTCTATACCCAGATTGGTATTGGTACGATTAATGTTTCTGGAGGTATTAGAACTGACCTTCAGGTTTATGTACCAAATTATCCTGGTTCTGGAAGCATTCAGATTTCTGGATCACGTAAAGAATCCTTTACACCAGCAACCGCAATTGGATTTGGTACAATCTTTACTCTTGTCGGATCGTCCGAATCCTTTGGTGCAAATCCACCAGAAGACACTGCACTTGGAGTTTTCTCAGGAACTAATATCGAGAAGAGAATCTATGCATTTGGTGGATCTGAGATTGTATCAATTTCTGGTTCTTCTTCCAGTAAGAAAGTATTCTCTTATGATGGAGCAGGATCATTCTCTGCACTGTCTGGATCTGCAGAATCTGCCCAATTCAACCCACCAGAAGATACTGTACTTGTAACATTATCTGGATCTGCTTCTGCCCCAACAACGAGAGTACATGTTGGAGCAGGATCATTTTCTGCACTATCTGGATCTGCAGAATCTGTTGGGTTTAATCCAACAGAAGATACTGCTCTATTCACTATTTCTGGATCCTCAGTTGATCGCTTTATTTCTAGATTCACAGAAGTTGGATCTGGAACGATACAAATATCTGGATCCAATGAACAAAACGTACAAGTTTATGTTCCAGCATATCCTGGAAGTGGAAGTATTTCTATACTTTCTGGATCTGCAGAAGTATTCGGAGCAAATCCTGCAGAGGATATCGCACTCTTCAATATTTTTGGATCTGGTAGAGAGTCATTCACTCCAGCAACATACATTTCCTCAGGAATTGCTACTATTTCTGGGGTTGGAATTGCAGTTACAATTCCATTTGTTCCTGGATTTGTATTTGTACAGATCATTTAATGATTTGAACAGTTTTTACAGTTATAAATATAATTAACAAGAAATTAATCGCTTAAAATAATGACGAAAGGCGTACAGTTTAGAAGAGGAAACACTTCTCAGCATGATTTATTTTCTGGTGCAGAGGGTGAAATCACTGTAGATACAGATAAGAAAATTGCTGTTGTTCAAGATGGTGCTAAAGCTGGCGGATACCCACTAGTTGGAACTGGAGTCACGCAAACTTTATCGAATAAAGAATTTTCTGGTGTTACTACATTTACAAATTCTGATAATACTTCAACAGTTAGTATTGGTATTGGAACAACATCTGGTGTTGCACTGAAAATTACTCACACTGGTTCAGGTAATGCTTTTGTAGTTGAAGATGTTAGTCCAGATTCAACTCCTTTTGTAATTGATGCAACTGGTAATGTTGGTATTGGAACAACGATTCCAAACTATGAGTTATCTGTTCTTGGAACAGGAGTTACTGCGACAACTCCTGGTCTCGCTGGGGTAATTGCTGAATTTGTTGGGTATACAACTACATATACTCAATTTAATTTAAGAAATACAGAAGGTATTAGTACTACAGCATCTGCCGACTTTATTGTAACTGCAGATATTGGAACCGATACTACTAATTATATTGACTTAGGAGTTAATAACGGTAGTTTTGCACAAAGCGACAGTTGGAGTATTAATGGTGCATTAGATGGATATTTATATTCTCAGACTGGCGGGCTTGCTATTGGTGTTGCTGCAAATACTGGTAATAAGAGATTATCTTTATTTGCTGGAGGACTTTCCGCATCAAGTGAAAGAGTAGCAATTACGACCACTGGTGTTGGTATAGGTACAACTAATCCAGTAGCTCAATTGCAAATTGGGTCGTTACTTACAAACCCAAATGCTGGATTTGGTTCTTTTGCTATTGTTGATAGCTTTGGAAGAATTGGTATTGGAACCACAAATCTTACACAAAATGGTGCTATTATTCAAGTTGGAGCGGCTGATACAACTTCTATATTCATTTTAGATAATAATGGTGAGGTTGGTATTGGAACCAGTCGCCCATCGGCAAAATTACATATTGCTTTATCTCGTTTTACTCCTGGTGGTATTGCTGGTATATTCTCAGGTTCAACAACTGCTGATGTAGTTCAAATTTCCAATCTTGGAGCATCTGGAAATGCCCTAAGAGTTGGTGTTGGATCTACTGCAGTACCTACTTTGCTTGTCGCTGCAAATAGTATTACAACCTCGCCTGGTACTGTTGGTGTTGGTTCTGTTGGATTCGGAACCGCTGTACCAAACTCTCTAGTTGATATTTACGGAAGCGTTAACGTAACTGATGGGGCTGGTGGTATTGGTATTGTTACTGCAAATATGTTCAGGATAAAACAATATCCTGCGAGTGGTGGTTATACTTCTGCAGTTGGTCTTGGATCAACAGGATCTATACATCATACCTTTGAAGGATTATTAGTATTCTCATCTGGTGTTGGTACTCACGGTAAGAATCTTATACCAACAGAAACTTTCCACAGACTTGCAGCAGATAGAACTACATTTGCCTCTGCTTCGGCTGCTAACGCATTTTTTGGTGCTGCAACTCCACTTGCTCCTAGTGGTCTTTATGAAATTAATTATGATATCTATTACAGCAGAAGCACTACTGGAATTACCACATTTAGAATCACTAATACAGCAGCCAATGCTGCAATTGTTTCATTAGATGCTACCTCAACTTCTGGTATTAGCACAATTGGTCAAGTTGGTATTGTTCAGATGGTAGCACATGCACCAACTACAATGAGTGCAACCAACCCTGGATTAGGATTTAGTTTCTCAAATGGTACTAATAACTTTGCTAGAATCAGAGTTGTCGCTGCGAATACTAACAGTACAACTAATTTAAGACTAGATGTTCAAAGTTCAGGTGGAACGTTAACTCCTCTCCAAAATAGTATGTGGAAGTGCAGATACCTTGGGGATATTTCTACACTCGGCATTGGATTAACTGCATAATTTTGATACTTAATTTTTGGGTGTTACTTAATGGCTAAGCAGGTAAGGTTTCGTGCAGGGAGCAGCGCCGATCATAGTAATTTTACTGGCGCTGCTTCTGAAGTTACAGTAGATAGCGATAAAAAAGTTCTTATTGTTCATGATGGAAGCAAACAAGGTGGGTACGAACTTGTCGGTACTGCTGTAACTCAAACCTTATCAAATAAACAATTTACTGGTGTTACAACATTTACTGGAAATGTAAGTTTAGGAACCACAAATCCAGTAGGTCAATTACAAGTTTCATCTGGTCCAGTTATTATAGGTGCAGCAACTTCTACAGGAACAGCATCACAGAGACTTCAAGTCACTGGTGGTGCTTATATTTCTGGTTCTGTTGGTATAGGAACCACAAATCCAACAAGTGCCCTTACAGTAAAAGGAAATACTTCTCTTGAAACTTTAAATGTTTCTGGTATTTCTACTTTTTCTAATACTATTAGATTCCAGAGCAGTGCTACCTTTAGCGATTTTGCTAGAGTTAAATTTGGAGATGGTGAAGATTTAGAGATAGTTCACGATGGAGATAATTCTTCTATTTATAATAGTACTGGAAGATTAGATATATCATCAAATAATGGTATATATTTATATAATACTGGACAATCTTATATAAAATGTCTTCCTACTAATTTTTCTGTAGAACTTTATTATAATAATTCTAAGAAGTTTCAAACACTTGGAACTGGTGTAACAGTCACTGGAACTACCTTCACAAATCAGTTAAGTGTTTCTGGTGGTGGATACTTCAGTGGTAATGTTGGTATTGGAACAACAATTGCAACCGAAGCATTATCAGTTCTTCCTAAATTGCAGATACTTAATAATTCAAATGCGGACGGTAGAATTATTCTGAGAGCAAAACCAGGAAATTCTTATCGTTGGAATATTGATAATGATGGTAGTACAAATGACTTAAGATTTTTCAGAGAGGATGATGCCGATGCTGCAAATGGAACAGTACCACTATCAATTACTCCGACAGGAAATGCAACTCTATCTGGTAATCTAAATGCTGCTGGAAATTATTTTGTAAAAATTGCAAGAACATCCAATCAAACTATAACTTCTGGTGCTGATACATTAATTGGATTTTCTACGGTTACTGATAGTAATGGTTGGTTTAATGCATCAAATAATCGTATCACTCCAACTGTTGCTGGAAATTATTATATAAGTGCTATGGTAAACTGGGCAGCAGGTTCAGCAACAAATGTTGTTCAATCAAATATTCAAATAAGAAAAACAGGAACTACGATTGCACTATCTCAAATTGGAATACAAACGCACCCATATACAATGAATGTTTGTGCTATTGCAACTCTGAATGGTAGTACCGATTATATTGAATTTACTGCTTATACTGGAAACCCAACAAGTCAAGTTGTTAGTGGAGATGCTACTGGAACTTTAACAAAATTAGAACTATTTAAACTTAATTGATACTAATAAATAATAGTATAAAAAAGCTTTAGATTCATGGCTAAGCAAGTACAGTTAAGAAGGGGTACAACTGCTCAACATGCAACTTTTACTGGTGCTGAGGGAGAAGTAACTTATGATACTGAAAAAAAAGTTTTAATTGCTCATGATGGTCAAACACAAGCTGGATATGAATTAACTCGCAAGGTACAATCTATTGCTTTTGCAATTGCTCTTGGTAGTTGAATTCATAAATACTAGTAATAAAAGTAAGAGAAGTTATCGCTAATGGCTAAAAGATTAAAATATAATTATACTTTTACTCCTTCAACAAACACATTAGTTGTTGATGGGCATGTTGATTCAATTAGATTGCTTTTAGTTACTAATGTTACTCGCGGAATTATAATTTATAATTTCTCCGATCCTAGTTTAGGAGCATCTTCGTCATCTTACGATAGTACTACAAATAAAACAACTTTTGTTTTAGAATACGACTGCTCTGCAATGTCTGCGACAGATCATATTCAGGTTTTTGCTGAAGATGATTATCAGTATATGGAACCAAGTGAAACATATACTGATCCAGTCAATAAGTTTAGAACTTCTCAGGCACAGGCACTGATTGATACTGACTTTGAATATGGATCTCAGATTACTAAGTGGGAAAATCTGGGAATGATTGCAAATAGACCATTTGCATTTTCATATTCTATTCCAATTGCTGGTATTACTAGTGTTAGTATGGAAACTGGAAGTAGAACAGTTTCTATTGGTTTTAATACTACAGCAGTTCCTGCTCAGTTCACTCCTATATTTGTTTATGATACGTTTTTACCAATTGCGAATGGAAATTTTGTCGTAGAGCAATCATTTCAGAATACCTCTACCGGTGTTGGGATTATTACATATACGGGAAGAGCGGTAAATACAACAGGAATTACAAGCATTTTTGATACAAATAAGACGGGAATTTATACTGGAGCGACATTCACAAACGTTGCGATTGGAACTAATCCTTCAAAATTTGATGTCTCCTCAGGATTTGCAGTTACTGTAACCACTCCGGTTGCTCATGGACTTTCCGTTGGTAATGAAGTTGCGATTACAAATATTACTGGTACAAATCCCCCAAACGGATCTTTTACTGTAGTATCTGTAGCTTCTAGTGATAAATTTACCATTTACTCTCCAGGTGGAGTTCCAAGTGGATTAACAACTACAAGTTCTAGAGTTTTTGTAAGACCACAGGCTCAGTTTTTACATAGACCAGTTGATGGTGGCGTGGTATTTACGAATGGTGGTGGTGGAAATTATGAGCAGGCTGTTCGTCAAACAAGAAGATATTTCCGTTATCAATCTGGTAAAGGAATTCAGGCAAGTTCTGGTACTATTTTAAAACCAAACCTACAATTAGATTCTTTAACATCATCAGGAACAGTAATTACTGTAACAACTAAAGAACCACATAATATTTTAAATATCATTCCTGGTACTGAAATAAGAATTCAAGGTGCAAATGAATCAGAATATAATGGTACATTTACTGTAGACTCTGTAACTGGATTTAATCAGTTTACATTCATAGCAAATTCCCAACCATCAAAAACTACAGCATCTGGAAATTATTCGATGTCTGTGACGAAATGGTATGGTGCTGTAAATAGACTTGGAATTTTTGATTCACAGAATGGAATGTTCTTTGAATTTGATGGTATTAATTTATATGCAGTTAGAAGAACTTCAACATTCCAAATATCAGGTAAAGTAACAGTAACTCAAGGTCAAAACACAGTAACTCAATCAAGTAGTTCCTTCCCAACATATTTTTCTAAGCAATTAGCGGTAGGAGATAGTATTGTTATTCGTGGGCAGACTTATAGAATTATAGAAATTGCAAGTGATACTTCTATGACCATTACTCCTTCTTATAGAGGAAGTACTGCTTCGTTTGCTATTTGCTCAAGAACAGTCGATATAAAGTACCCTCAATCTCAGTGGACTCTTGATAAATGTGATGGTACAGGCCCTTCTGGATATAACTTAGATATATCCAAGATGCAGATGTTCTACATTGATTATTCTTGGTATGGTGCTGGATTTATTCGCTATGGATTTAGAGGAAATAATGGAAATGTATTCTATGCTCATAAGATTCCGAACAATAATGTAAACTATGAAGCTTACATGAGATCTGGTAACTTACCAGCAAGATATGAAAGTGCTACTGAACCACCAAGGACTGCTATAACAACAAGTGTTACGACTACAGACACTTATATTGGTATAGGAAGCACTGCTGGATTCCCTCCTAGTGGAACTATAAAAGTAGGAACTACAAATTTTGAGTTTATTAACTATACTGGAATTGGAACAACTGCTCTTACTGGACTTATTAGAGAAAAAACTGGATACCCAACGGGTATTGCAATGACTGCCGTTCAAGGTAGTAGTAAAGTTTCAATCGCACAAACTGGAAACCTACAAATAGGACAAAGAGTTCTAGGTCATGCGTTCCCTGATAATACTTTTGTTATTGCAATTGGTGTTGGAACAATGACTGTAAGTCAGTCCGCAACAGCAAGTATCACTGGTGTTGCTCAAACAGTTTATCCGATTGGAATTGGAACTATTAGATCATTCACTTATTCTGAGACTAATCCAATTGGTGTCGAACTAGCCTTCCCAACATTTGGACCTTCTATCTCGCACTGGGGAACAAGTGTAATTATGGATGGTAGATTCGATGATGATAAATCATTGGTCTTTACTTATGGACAGGAACGTGCTTCTGCTGCAGTTTCTCCTGGTGCATCAAGAGCTCTATTTGCAATTCGCGTAGCACCTTCTGTTGATAATGGTATTGCTGCAGGATTTGGTCAAAGAGAATTGACCAATAGAATGCAGTTAGTTCTTCGTACTCTTGATATTACAGTTAATGGTGGTGTTTCTGCAAACGCTAACTTGCTTGTTCGTACATATCTTAATTCCGTTCCTTCGATTGGAGTTACTTGGACAAACGCTGTAGGTAACGTTCCAAACCAAGCAAACTCTAGTTTTGCACAAATCGCAGATTATCCTTTCGGAGTTGGATCTGCAACCACAGTTACAGTTAATGGTGGAGAAGTTGTTGCTGGATTCTTTGTAGGATCTGGTGCAAACTCTATTGAACTTGATAGAGTTAGAGATCTTGGTAATTCTATTCAAGGTGGTGGAGGCCATCCGATTGTTGGTGCTGCTGCAACTTCTGCATCTGGAATTTATCCTGATGGTCCAGATACTCTAACGATTGTTGTTACAAACGTTGGATCTGGTATTGCAACAGTAAGTGGTCGTCTCTCTTGGACAGAAGCACAAGCATAATAATCGATATACAATATAAAAGTATGAGGAGAGAAGCATTGACTTCTCTCCTTTTTTTTAGTAAAATGTATTGAGGCTAAATAAGTAAAAAATCATTTATAAAGAATTATGAAATTTACGGTTTATTCTAAAGATGGTTGCCCATACTGCAGTAAGATTGAACAAGTTTTAAAACTTACAGAACTTCAGCATGTTGTCTACAAGTTAGATAGAGATTTTAATAGAGATGAGTTTTACTCCGAATTTGGAAATGGATCCACTTTTCCACAAGTAGTTTTAAACGATCAAACCCATCTTGGCGGATGCACCGATACAGTTCAATACCTCAAGGAGAATAATTTAGTCTAATGGGATCTTCTTTTCACGAAGTTTATTTCGATGTTGAAAAGGCAATTGATCTTGCTTTTACTGGTCATTTTGTGTTAAAATTTTACGACTATCTGAAAATTCGCGGAGCCAAAAAATACGAAGTTGAAGAATTTATTGAAAGTGCAACTGCAAATAATATCAATAATTTGGTAATGGATCTTGATGAATACCTTGAAGGTGGTTCGGATAATATTCATAAACAATTGAGGGAAGCATATGGGCACATTCCAAAACCTCAGGCAAGAAAAATTAGAGATTATCTCTATGGAATACTAGAAGATTCTTGGAAGTACAGTTATGATAAGCGACCAGGAAGACGAAAAAAGGAATCTAAATAATAAAGAACCTCATATCAATAGAGGTTTTGAGTTATTACTTAGAAATAGGAGGAGAAACCAAGAGAATCCAAAGTCAATTATGTTGAGGTTTGGTAAAATGGTTTCTCTCTTTTACCGAGAGATTCATTTTTATTTTGAAATATCTTTGGACTTTAAAAAAAGTAAATCTCGGGAGAATAAAAAATGTTAGCAGTAACTTTAACCATCACAACATTAATTTCGATAATGTTCTTTTTTGTTGGCGGGATTGTTGGGTGGATATCAAAGCAACATTTTTATGAAAAAAATTACATTGCATCATTAAATACTCACCCCGAAATGTTTGATAGAAACGGGAATATTATTCCTGATGAAATAATCGCACTACGAATTGAAAATGACTATGACTACGACGACATCGAAGACGAAGAAGACGGAAACTGAACTACCAACAAATCCGTTTGTTTTTGAAATTTTAGAATTAGCATCAAAACAAAGATCTAATAGTAAGAAAGTAGAAATTCTTAAAACCTACGAACACGACTCCCTTAAGGTAATTTTTGTTTGGAATTTTGACTCCAGCGTAATTTCTCTTTTACCAGAGGGAGAAGTTCCTTATGCAGAAATTAAAGACCAAAGTGTTTATAGCGGAACTTTATCTGAAAATCTTTCAAGAGAATCTGCTGGTGGAGAATCAGCTACAGGGCAGGATATGGATGGAAGAGGTAAGACCTCTTTGAGAAGAGAATATCAGAATCTTTATCACTATGTAAAAGGAGGGAACGATAGTCTTTCTTCTATTCGTAGAGAAATGATGTTTATTAACCTTCTTCAGGGACTTCATCCAAAAGAAGCAGAACTTGTTTGTCTAGTAAAGGATAAAAAACTTTCTGATAAATATAAAATTACTTTTGAAAATGTAAAAGAAGCCTATCCGGACATTAAGTGGGGAGGTCGTTCGTGACAAAAGTATTGGAGAAACAAATGTCTAAGCAAAGAGTGGATGAAAATACAAATGATCCTTCATCGTATGGATGTGAGGTTCTTCTTGAAAAAACTACTTTGCAACAAGCAAAAGATCCTTCATTTCCAACTGATGCCTATTTGGTAACATATATTGTTGATGGACAAGAATGTTTGGATCTTTGTAGAGGTGGTAAGAGAGTAAATATTTTTGATTTTTATTATGATAAGTATGGCCCAGGGTCCTTACAAAAAATCAATTGGGGATATGGAAAAGTAAATCCCAGATCCTGGGGATACAAAGCACCTGAGAAGAAGAAAAGAAAATGAGTGAAGGATTTAATAATAATGAACTGAAAGTTACAGTTCATACCGATGAAGTTCAAAAAATTCTTAAAGATTATAAGAGAATTAAAAGATACATGAAATCCTCTATTTTTGAAGTCAAGAATATGGATGGAACTGAAAAAGTAGTTAAAAATTTGTTAAAACATTTAGACGACAACAATGGGGAAACATTATCTTCTTAACCTATATGGATGTTCGTTTGTTCTTTTGAACAACGAGCGTTGTCTTATTGACTTATTAGAGTGTGCAGCAGAAGCAAGCGGTGCTACTGTGGTTCAAACTATATCTAAAAAGTTTGAACCACAAGGAGTAACCGTTATTTGTTTGTTGTCTGAAAGTCATATTAGTATTCATACATGGCCAGAAGAAGGTAAGGCAGCAGTAGATGTATATACCTGTGGCGATTGTAATCCAAAGATTGGATGTGATATGATCATCCATCAACTTTTTGCTACTAATCATACGTTAAGTTATATTGAGAGATAGAAAAATTGTATCAGGAAATACACACAAAACTTGCTATATAAGTTGAATAGGGGTATAGTAATCCCCTAACGTTCATCCTATGACTAAAGCACTTTTGCTTTTGGCATGGGTTCCACTTCTTTCTGTCTCTACGCCACGACTTATTCAAAATCCATATCCTGTGACTATAAGTTGTGACGCGGCGTGGGAACTAATGGACATCGTTAAAAACGACGATGTAGTTTATCAGAAAAAAGAAGACCAACTGCTATTAGAACTCCGAAAGGATGTTATTCAAAGGTGCTAAAATTAAATAGGACGCAAGTAGGACGGCGGAACGGATCGTTCATTCGCTATTCGCAAATAGCGAACGCAAACCGCCTGAAGGAACGGGACTAACCATCTCATTCTGGAGGAATCCCCAATGTCTAAAGTAGTTTACCGTGGCGTTGAATACGATACGCAAAAGCGTTTAGAGTATCAACAGCAGATGATGCAACAACCCCAACAATACAACGAAACCTATCGTGGTGTTAAGTTTGTAAAGGAGGGGCATAAGTGATGCAGAAACTAAACTTCCTACAAATTATCAAAGAAAAGAAGCAAAAAGAAGAAAGGCTTCGTAAAGCGTCTATTGCTACTCTGGTAGCATCAAAATAATTCAGAGGGGGACTTGACTCCCCCTCTTTTTTTGTGTAGAATTATCCTTGTCGAGGTTGATAAAAATGGATAGAGAAAAGCTTAAGCTAATCATAAAAAACCTTGAGTCTCTTGTTGAATGTCTCAAATCAGAAGTTTATTCTGATGTTAACTCTTATAAACAAGATATGAGATATGAAGAAGTAGCTCCATATATTGATGATTATGATGAGATTTTTTATGATGATGAAGGAGATGATGATTTATTCAAATCAGTAAATCAAAAGTATAAACTAACAAACGATGATGATGGAGACGGATTGTGAATCTAATTAACGAAGAATTTGAATTCATGAAACCAGAAGTAAAACTGATCAGCGTTACTCCTGATGCAGAGAAACATATGGCTTACTGTGCCCGAGTAAGTAATCCACAGAATCAGGAGAATGAAAAGTTTTCTGGACTGCTCAAGTATTGCATTCAACATCAACACTGGAGCATTTTTGAGCAGGCAATGATGACGGTTGAGATCAATACTACAAGAGGTATCGCGGCTCAAATCCTTCGTCATAGGTCTTTTACATATCAAGAATTTTCACAACGGTATGCTGATACAAATCTTTTGAATAAGACAATTCCACTTCCAGAACTTCGTCGTCAAGATACAAAGAATCGTCAGAATAGTATCGATGACCTTCCTGATTATCTCAAACTTACCTTGCTTGAAGATATTCGCGTTCTCTTTGAGCACTCTCAGCGCCTCTACAATCGCCTTCTAGAGAAGGGAGTAGCAAAGGAGTGTGCAAGGTTTGTATTGCCCCTAGCGACGCCTACACGCCTCTATATGACCGGTTCTGTGAGGTCATGGCTACATTATATCGATCTTCGATCTGCACATGGTACACAGAAAGAACATATGGAGATTGCAGAACTTATTCGTTGTATTTTTATCTGCCAGTTTCCTGCAGTTTCTGAAGCAATGGGTTGGGTTCGCGGAGATCATTGTGCTGATTGTGAAAGCGTTCAACCATCAGTTCGCATAGACTAAATATTCTTATACAAAATGGAGGTGTAACATTGCCTACTTATCCTGTTATTAATAAAGTTACTGGTGAGCAAAAAGAAGTTACCATGAGTATCCATGTCTGGGATCAATGGAAAGAAGAAAATCCAGACTGGGATAGGGATTGGTCAGATCCTTCAACTTGCCCTTCTTCGGGCGAGATTGGTGAGGTTTATGATAAATTGAAGAAGTCTCATCCAGGGTGGAATGATGTCCTCCATAAAGTATCAAAAGCTCCAAAGTCACAAGTAAAACCTGTCTGATTTTTTTCATATGGCTAGAAATAGAAGAAGAGGAAACGATCAACCAATTGGCGTTGGTATGACTGCAAAACAAATGAAACGCAAGAAACCAATCAATTGGGATTTGCTTTTAGACATTGATCCTCTTACAAATAATCAGACTCGATTGTTTGATTCTTATAAGAAAGGTAAAAACATTGTTGCATATGGTGCTGCTGGAACAGGTAAAACTTTTATTACTTTCTACAATGCTTTGCGTGACGTTCTAGATGAAAATACGCCTTACGAAAAAGTATATATTGTTAGGTCTCTTGTTGCTACTCGTGAAATTGGGTTTCTTCCTGGTGATCATGAAGACAAGTCCTCACTTTATCAAATTCCTTACAAGAATATGGTGAAGTATATGTTTAGTATGCCTGATGATGCATCGTTTGAGATGCTCTACGGCAATCTAAAAGCACAAGAAACTATCAAGTTCTGGAGCACCTCTTTTATTCGTGGAACAACTCTCGATAATGCAATTATTATTGTAGATGAATTCCAAAACTTGAACTTTCACGAATTAGATAGTATAATTACTCGTGTTGGCGAGAACAGTAAAATTTGTTTCTGTGGTGATGCAACTCAGTCTGATCTAACAAAAACAAATGAACGCAACGGTATTATTGATTTTATGTCTATTTTGAGAGCAATGCCTTCATTTGATGTTATCGAATTTGGTGTTGAAGATATTGTGAGATCTGGTCTTGTTAAGGAGTATATTATCGCTAAGATGGAATTAAATCTGTAATGTTTAAACATATTGAATTAGATCTTCCTCAACTTGAAAGAGAAACAATTGATGGTGTTCGTTATTACAAAGTCCCTGATGATGGAGAACTGCTTCGGTTAGTCTCCATCACTTCCGTAACAAGTCATAAAAACCGTAAGTTTTTTGCGGAGTGGCGAAAAAAAGTAGGGGAAAAGGAAGCGGATAGGATTACAAAAGCCGCAACAAGTCGTGGTACAGATATGCACACACTTGTTGAAATGTATTTGAAGAATGAAGAGTTACCAAAAAACATTCTTCCAATTTCCCAAACTCTTTTTCAAATTGCAAAGAAAGATTTAAGGAATATAAATAATATCTATGCACTTGAAAGTTCTTTATACAGTAAGTTTTTAGGAATTGCTGGAACTGTAGACTGTATCGCAGAATATAACGGCGAACTCGCTATTATTGATTTTAAAACATCAAAAGCACCAAAACCAAGAGATTGGATAGAACACTATTTCGTGCAATGCTGCGCCTATGCTTGTATGTTGCATGAAATGACCGGACTATCAGTCAAAAAATTTGTTATTATTATGTCTTGTGAAAACGGAGAATCCATTGTTTATGAAGAGTATGACAAAACAAAATACATTAAGTTACTCACCCAGTATATTAGAGAGTTTATTCAATCCAAGCTCGAGCAGTATGGAACATGAATTAGAGTTAGAAAAAGCATTAGAAAGTAAGTTTTTTTGCCCATCAAAATTTTCACAGGAGATTGAATCTCTCGTGAAAAATAATAATGAGATGAATTACATCGACGCAATCATTTATTTTTGTGAACTTAATAGTCTTGATCTGGAGTCGGTTCCGAAACTAATTTCAAAACCACTCAAAGAAAAAATAAAGTATGATGCGATGGAGTTGAATTTCTTGAAGAGAACTTCCAGAGCAAAATTAGTTTTTTAATCCATTTTTGGTCGAAAAAAACTCCCGGCAAAAATTGCTATATTACTTTTTTGAGATGATGCCTTTTGATTGCTATAAGAATTACATTGCCCTAAAAAATCATTTTACAAGAGATAATTACGATTATTATAAGTATTGTGGGAAAAGCAGGGCAAGTCTTCAATCCTTTTACAAAAGAAAGGATAGATTTTGGTTTGAAAAAATTTCTCGACAAAAAACAGATAAAGAAATTGAAGAATTTTTTGTGTCTAATTTTGTTTCCTGTTCTGATCCAGAGTCACTTTGGATTGGTGAGATAATTAGGAACGGGGAATCAAGTTACACTGAATGGAAGAAAAAAATACAATCTCTTTCTTATATCTTTAAAGAAGAATCTGAAAAATTGTTTAGCGAAAATAAATTGGATGATGTTTTTGACTGTTCCAGAGGTCATCCACCTGTTCTTAAAAAGTTCCTGAGCGGGAAAATTAGCCTAGAAACGCTAGTCATATACGATAAAATATTCCTGTTCGGGAAAAACTTTGATAAGAAATTGAACGATCCGGTGTGGGAAACCGTCAGTCGTAGAATTAAAAAATATAACCCATTTCTAAATATTGATGTACCGAGATATAAAAAAATACTTAGGGAGTGTATTTTATGAGTTTTTTTGATTCTGAAGTTGTTCGTTCGGAAATGACCGAAATTGCGGAACTTCAAGAGGAAGTATATCGAAGTGTTTTTGGTTTTCCTTCGATGATGAAGGAAGACAAGATAAAGCACGTTGAGTTACTTCAAAAACTCTTAGATAAGCAAAGAATTCTTTACACTCGTTTAAGTCTATCTGATGATCCAGAAGCTAAAAAAATGAAATCTCGTATTATGCAGTCTGCTCAGATGATGGGACTTCCCCAAAATGTTGATATGAACGTCATATTTAACAATATGACTCAAGTCATCGAGAGCATGAGGAAGCAGATTGACAAGTTTGACTCCTTCTGATAAGATACAACAGGTACACAAAAGCCAAATCCACCGTAATCCGTATTAATCCAATGTCTTTTAACGATCTTAAAAAGCAATCTAGTATTGGTTCTCTGACTCAAAAACTTGTGAAAGAAGTTGAGAAGATGAACAATACTTCGTCAATGTCTGATGACCGTCTCTGGAAACCAGAGATGGACAAAACTGGAAACGGTTATGCCGTAATTCGTTTCCTTCCCGCACCTGAGGGAGAAGATCTTCCTTGGATCAAAATGTACAGTCATGGATTCCAAGGTCCTGGCGGTTGGTATATCGAAAATTCTCTGACTACAGTTGGTCAGAAAGATCCTGTTTCTGAGTACAATCGTGGACTCTGGAACAGTGGAAGTGAGAAAGATAAAGAAACTGTCCGTAAGCAAAAGCGTAAACTGTCTTACTACAGCAACATCTACGTTGTAAAAGATCCTGCAAATCCCGCAAACGAAGGTAAAGTCTTCCTGTTCAAGTATGGTAAGAAAATCTTCGACAAAGTGATGGCTGCAATGCAACCAGAATTTGAAGATGAGACCCCTATTAATCCTTTTGATTTCTGGCAGGGTGCAAACTTCAAACTGAAGATTCGTAAGGTTGATGGTTATTGGAACTACGATAAGTCCGAATTTGATCGTTCCAGTCCTCTCCTTGACGACGATGATGCTCTGGAAGCAATCTGGAAAAAAGAGTATTCTCTGACTGCACTTGTTGCTCCCGATCAATTCAAAACATACGAAGAACTTGAAAAGCGTCTTCAGTATGTTCTGGGACAAAAAGGTACTCCTCGCAACCAACATCTGGAGGAAGAGGAAGAGTATGATTCTTATCTTCCGAAAGAAACAAAGGAAGATCGTGTGATCCAAGAACTTGAGGAATCCTACCAGCGTAGTAAAGCAGTTCCTTCAGTTCCCGAAAGCATGAAAAAGGAATTGAGCAATCTCTCTTCTCAATCTGACGATGATGAAGATGACGCTCTGAGTTATTTTCAGAAACTTGCAGAAAGTTAACTGAATAGTCTGATATTATCAGCTCTCTTCTGGGTTTCACTCAAATATTGGGTGGAACCCTCTTTATATGGCATGATCTGATCCAGATCATTTAGTACTACGTTTAGATATCTAGATTTTAGTACATAGATGTTTCTTTTTTTATCTTCTAACTTATTCTCATATTCAAAATAAGTGACTGGCCTTGTAATGTTATTTTTAAAGGTATCGATACCTAGACCAGAATCATAAAATTGAACTTCAAAATTTTTATCAACGACTAGACCTTCTGGTATTATGACTTGACCATCAGACGAAGTTACTTCGATAGTTTCATAATGCTTTGTTTCGTATGAATTTTCTAAAGATCCGTATTTTTGATCAATAAATTTATAAAATGCATCATGAGTTAGTGGCCATTCTGTGTATATATTTTGAATATTGTTGCATAGTAAGATTACCCAATCTAACGTTGGATCTTCATATAACTCATATGCAACATTGTCTGGACGATTGTCGCCAATGATTTTATACTTGGTAAAAAAACTTAAGTCCTGAATAATATCTTCACGGATCTTTCCTCTTTTGAAAAGATTTTTTACAGCAATATAATCTGATATATTTTTTTTATCAGTTGTTCTACTAATGTAGTCGAAATCTGGAACTTTTCTGAAATAAGGGTTAGCCATTTTAGAATCCTACACTACCTTCGTCGCCATACTCATCATCATATACTGGTTCAAGTTCACTGAAAGTCAGACTCATTTCATATGCAGTCATTGATGGAATTTCAGAGAAAGTCATATAAGTTTGATCTGGAACGTAATTCACGCTACAACTTAGTAAAGCACATTCTTTAATTTTACCAATATAAGGATGATCCTTATTATTATTTAAGTATTGTATGATGAAAGTATTTGGAGCTTTGAGGAATAGTTCAGATTTTCCTCTTTTTACAGACATTCCTTGCTTGAAAAATCTGATTATTTTTCTAACTTCTTCTGCTTCTTCTTTGAATCTTGGAGTCATTCTGAATGTGAATGAGAACTGTCTTAGTTGAGGTCCATTGAATAGAAGTTCTAGGTTTGGGTTTAAAATTGCTCCCGACGTTCTGGAAAGTAAGTTTTGAGCACCTACTGCTTCACCAGCAAAGTGAACCGCTAATGCTTTTTGAATGTCTGCTTTACTATTACCAACCAAATCAACCAATTCTTGCCCACTTGCAGCAGCACCCTGTCCAATACCACCAGTAATCATATCTGCAGATGCGGATGCTCCCATTGCTTGCATTGGATTTATTCCGCTTCCTGCCCAATCGACAGTGTTTGTATCCATTGCACCCTGAATCGGTAGAATTGCACTACCAATCGCGTCTTTTAGACGTGCTTCATTTCCTCCTCTAGATGCAAATCCAGTTCCCTCCGATATTTTGCTAGATGAAAGAGGTTTTGCTGAATATTTGAGCATTGAAAATTTCATACAATCTTGAATTTTCAAATCAATGTTTCTTGGATATTTGTAGTTTCCGTATGATCCTCTTGTTCCTTGATTATCTCCAATTGATACATTGATATCTTTCATCTTTGATGAATCAAACCCACCATTTCCAGATGAAGATCCTGCTTTTTGAGTATCTTTATTTGTTGGAGATGCGTTTGCGAGACTACTTTTATATTCTGATGAATTTTTTACTGCATCTGTTGTTCCAGTTTTAGTCATTAATGTTGATGCAGCACTTTTGCTGTTATTTTGTAAAGTTGCTAACCCAGAATCCCCATAACTTGCCTTGATTTGATCATAACCAGAAAGTTTGGTAACATTTCCAGAAGAATCGACAGACATTACAGGAAGTCTACTTCCACCCACATTGAAATATTGTCCAGTTACTTGATTTTGCAACCCTGTAGATATTTGCGGAGCATTAGCATAGACTATTCTATCTCCTGTTTGAGGATTTACCGAATAAGTATAATTTAAGTTTGGATTTGCTCCTGGATTAGCTGAACTTTTTGTTACTGACCTAAATTCGGCTGAATAATAACCATTATTTCCATCTTTAACCCAACCTGCAGGAATAGTAGTCGGTGTCGCCATTATGGGTTTATACTACCTTTTATTATACCAACTATTTAGATGGTATTTTCCATATCTAAGTTCAATTAGATCACTTAGTTCTTCTTTATTTACTTTATAAAAATTACTTTTGACTGATTCCCACGAGTAACTTTTATCAGATTTCCAATGAAAATTATATCCTCTAAATCCCCATTCTTTTATGTCCATTATTGCTATTAATGGATACTGATCATATTCTTTTTGCTTTGATATTGGGGAATATTTAAATGTATAATATTTTCCTATTTGTGGAATATTTTCCGTGACGTTCAATACATTAAAAATTTCATTTATTAATTCCTGATTAGTTTCATAATTATATAAGTTATTCTTAATGTATTGAATCCGATTAATCGCCATCTTTGATTCCTAGTTCTTTTTCTGTTATGATTTTAAATTCTAAACCTCTATCTAAACACCACTCCTTTGCTGCTCTCCACTTTGCCTTATTTTTTTCGTAAGTTAAAGCTTCAGTAATAAGTGTTTTTCTTTTCTTTTTCCCCGCTACAGGTGGTACAGTTTGTTTTTGAGGTTTCACTTCAATTAAATATTTTTTAATTTTTCCACTACTTTCTTTTAATTTCACAATAAAGTCTGGAAAATATCTACGAACTTTATTCGTAGTTGGATCAAGGTAAGGAATAAAAAACTCTTCACTACCCCACTCTAATATCGCGGTATTTCTATCACAGTATCTCATAAATTTGAGTTCCCAAGAACTCCTGTAAATAATATTATGAGGATCTCCTTTATATTTTTCTGGGTTTTGTGGGTTGAATTTTCCTTGATAGTATTTTGAGTCACGAGGCATATTGATAATTTGTAAATACTTGTCTACATAATATATAAGCAATAAAATATTTATAAATTTATACATGGCTCAGTCTATCCAGACACCAGCAGTAAGACCAAGAAAAATGTCGGACATTAAGTCCGCACTACTTCAACCAGCTTTAACTAATAATTTTGAAGTTTATATTTCAACTCCAGAAGGAGTTAAAAGTATTCTTCCTCCAAATGGATTAGTTGATGATCCAGACAAACTTATTCTATCTTGTTCCGAAGCAAGTCTTCCTGGATCTTCAATCGCAACACATGAAATTACTAATGATTTTTCTGGGGTTACTGAAAGGCATGGATATAGAAGATTGTATGATGATAAAGCAGACTTTACTTTCTATGTTGATAGGAACTACTATCAGATTAGATACTTTGAGGCGTGGTTGAGATACATTGTAAACGAGCAGGTTAGTACGGGAACTGGAAACGATATTAGAAGGAATTCTTACACTTATCGAGTAAACTGGCCTACGTTATATCAAACATCAATCGTCATTACTAAATTTGAAAAAGATTATGGAGCATCTTATGGTATAAACAATACCAAGTTAGCTTATCAGTTTATTAATGCCTTTCCAACAAGCATTAATTCTATGCCTGTTACTTATGAATCAGCAAGTTTGTTGAAGTGTACAGTTTCTTTTTCTTATTCTAGATACTTTGTCGATAAGGTAGCGGCAACGGCTATTCAACCTCAGCAATCTCCTCCGGCTGCACCTTCACCTGGAAATCCAGATGTGCCTAAAAGCAATAATCCTGCAGTTGATGATAACCTTGCTATCTGGGCACTTTCTAATCAGAAGATGATTCAAAATCAAAATCGTGCTCCTGTTAATATTGAAAGTCAGAATCAAATTCTTGCGAATGCAAATGCAACATATCCTCCAGGTTCTCCACAAAGAGCGCAGCTTTTACAAAAAGCACAATCGTATAATCCTAATGTTAAGTTCTAATATTAGGAATAAATAATCATACTGAATTTTTATAGGACATTATGCCTTTACCAAAGATTTCTACACCAACATATGAGTTGGAATTGCCATCATCAGGAGAAACAATTCAATATAGACCATTTCTAGTAAGAGAAGAAAAACTTCTTGTTTTAGCATTAGAAAGTGAGGACACAAAGCAAATTACTACTGCTATTAAGACAGTAATTAAAAATTGTATTCTTACTAAAAATATCAAAGTAGAAGCACTGCCTACTTTTGATATTGAGTATCTGTTCCTCAATATTCGTGGTAAGTCTGTTGGGGAAGAAGTTGAAGTAAATATAATTTGCCCAGACGATGAAGATACTTCAGTTCTAGTAAAAATTAATATTGATGACATTAAAGTTCAAAAGAACGAAGAACACTCTAAAGTAATTCAAGTTGATGATTCTATTGCGATGGAAATGAGGTATCCATCACTTGATCAATTCATCAAGAATAATTTCGACATGAGTGGAAATACAAATGTAGAGCAATCTTTTGATTTGATTGCTGCCTGTATTGATAAAGTTTATACTGAAGATGAGGCATGGTCATCTTCTGATGTTTCTAAGAAAGAGTTTTCTGATTTCTTAGATCAAATGAATTCTTCTCAATTCAAAAAGATTGAAAAGTTCTTTGAAACTATGCCTAGATTAACTCACAAAGTCAATGTTAAAAATCCTGTTACTGGAGTTGAGAGCGAAGTAGTGCTGGAGGGTCTTTCGAGTTTTTTCGCATAGCCCTAGTCCATATGGACTTGGAGAATTATTATAAGTTAAATTTTTCGTTGGTTCAGTACCATAAATACTCATTAACTGAGATTGAAAATTTAATGCCATGGGAAAGAGACATTTATGTTTCTTTATTGAAAAATCATCTAGAAGAAGAAAACGCAAGACAAATGGCACAGCAAAATGGCGGTTGGTAATCCAAAAGCAGGATCAAATCAAGGAAACGTCTCAGAAAAAATCGACGAAAGAATTCTGAGACTCCTTGGTTTAGAGGATGTTTTTGACTTAGATTACGATACATATCTAACTCTTTTAAAAGAAAGGTTAGTATCCGCCAGAATGACTGGAAGTCAAATTCCAGTTGAAGAAGATGAACTTCTGCGCGAAGAATATAAAAAAGTAAGGGGTAAGACTGGAAGATTTAAGGTAAATAAAAAGAAGATAAACGTTAATGATATAAAGAAAAAGGGTCCTTTAAGGATAACAAAAGAGAAATATTTTATAGCATCTTCGGTTAATGTAATATCACCACAAAAGTTATTACCTGGCTCTAAAACAGCAGATGTAAGTGATAAAGTCAAACCTGTTTTGGGTGATGAGTTAGAGAACAATATTGCGGCAATAAAGAAGTCTGTATTTTCTATTTTTGATATTTTAAAAAATCAATTCTCTTTCATGCAAAAAGAAAGAGAGTCGGATAGAAAAGCAAGTGAAGGTAGAAGAAGGAAAAAAAGAGAAGAAGAACTTGAGAAAAAACCATTTGAGAAAATTTCAAAAGCGATTAAAAGTATTCTTGCTCCAGTAAAATCAATCTGGGATAAGATTATTAATTTTATCGTTCAAACTTTTCTTGGAAGAGTTGTATTTAAATTAATAGATTGGTTTGCTGATCCTGCTAACAAGGATAAAATACAGTCGATCATACGATTTGTGAAAGATTGGTGGCCTGCTTTGCTTGGTGCTTATCTTTTATTCGGAACTTCTTTTGGTGGTCTGATAAGATTTACTATTGGATGGGTATCGAAATTTATATTCCAATTAGGTAGAGTTGTAATACCGTCTCTTCTAAGGTTTATTGCTAACCCAATTGGAGCAGGATTAGCATTGTTTTCGGCGGGGGCACTCATCCCTGCTATGTTCCCTGGAACTGTTAATGAGCAGGAAAGAAAAACTGCTGCTGCTCCTGGATCAAATGAAGATAAAATTAAGGAACTTGAAAAGCAAAAGGCAAATCTGAATCTTTTTGAGAAACTTCAAGGAAAAGAATCTGAAATCAATGAGCAAATTGAGTTTCTAAAAACTGGTAAAACCAAAGGATATGGATTTGCTAGTGGTGGATTTGTAAGTGGTGAAAAGGGAGTTGATAAAGTCCCAGCCATGCTTAGCGATGGCGAATTTGTTATGTCTCGCGGAGCCGTTGATAAATTTGGACTTGGATTTTTAGAAGCACTAAACACAGCTGGTGGTGGAAATAATAGACCTAAAATCCTAGGTGGAGTTCCTCATGCTGCTGGTGGTGGACAAATAGGATCAGCGATGGGTGAAAAAGGACCTTCTGAGCAGGGTCTTGTTGATAGAATGATGAGACAAAGATCCAAAGGGATCGATATGAGTTTAGCAAAAGGATTTAAAGATCTTACAAATAGTAGATTAACTAAAAATCCATTAGATGCTGTTAATAGATTCATTCAGTATAAGTTTGGTTCTGATCCTTCAAAACCATCTACGTGGGGAGATAAAGGATCTGGTGGAGTACCAGGAATTCCTGGAATAACTTCTCCAATTTCTACACCATCTGGAATGCCCTCTATGGGAGGTGCTGGTTCCGCTGTAAGTAATTCTATGAAAGCAGTGGATAAATTGATATCTGGAAAATTTTCTGGTATGTCGAATGTTAAAGTTCCTTCAATTGGAACTTCTGTTATGAATAAACTGAATAAAGTAAAATCTGGTGTAGGCGACACAATAAAGAAAATGCAGGAGAGATTTAGTTCTCCCAAAAAACCAGGAGAAAAGGGATTTATTGATAATCTTAAAAGTGCTACTTATAGAGATGCTGGGGCAATATATGCTAAACAAATGCTTGGTGGTATGGGAGGTCCATTAAGTGAACAAGATTTAAGCAAAGAGTCTCAAGCAGAGTTGCAAAAGGCAATTGCTAGGGCAAAGAAAAGAACTGGATCTGAGATTGCAAAAGCAGAAGCAAAGATTAAAGAACTAGAAGCTTCTGGTGCATCAAAGACTGCTGATGGTAAAAAAGCTTTAGCAACCCAAAGAAGTTTCTTAAGTAAGTTAAAGGCAGGTGGAATAAGAGTTCAATATACTGATTATAATGATGAAAAAGGTAAGTTGTCTGAGTCTGCAAAAAATGCTAAAAATATTCTTGGGCAGTTTTGGGCTACAGAAAGAAGTAAAAAAGAGGGTGGTGGATATAGAATAGAAGATAAGTATGATTTTGATATGCTTAAGAAGAAGGATGAAAAAACTGGTAAAATGCGAGACATGAATACCGGTGAACTTCTTATGGAAGGTGTATTTGGTAAAGGAAAAACTATACAACAAAGACTTCAAGCAGCTCATTTATTAAATCCTTTTAAGGGTAAAGGTGATGTTGATATGGTTCTTGGTGGAAGAAGAACAGCACAAGAAGCATTTGGTCTTGCTGGTAGTAAAACTACTCTTGGTGCAATGTTGGGAATGTCTGGAAAACCAAAAGATAAAAATACTCAAGCACTTGAAGCAAAACGTCCTTGGTGGGATAAAGCTGGTTGGTTTGGTGGTGGATCAAGAATTGCTAAGGAACAAGCAGCTAAAGCAAAAATGTCTAAGAGGCAACCACCAAAATCTTTGACTCCTCCTCCACCAAGACCTCCTGCTCCTGTTGTAACTATTAAAAAACCAAGAACAAAAGCAGATACCATTGGTAAGGGTGGTGGAAATCCCAAAGTAAATACTCCAAGAATAAATGCTCAAAGACCTAGTGGTACTAGGAATGCAAAAGCAACACACGGAATTAAGTAAGTAAATGGCTAATTTAGATCCCAAAAAAATGTTGCCGCCTTCAAAAAGTTTTCTTGCGAAAACTAAGAAGTCGTTTATCGTACCTCAGTCTCAAATGCTTGGTACGAAAAAAATCAATGTATCTGATGTAGTAAAAGGATCGGGAAAAAAACAAGATTTTTCTGATAGAATTCAGGAAGATATATACGAAATTAAAGTTAAAGTAATTGATATTGAAAAGTTACTTAAGAGTAGTTTTTCTGATCAGAAAAAGTTTGCAGAAAGAAAAAGAAGAACTGTAGAAAAAGACCAGAGAGAAACTAAAGAAAAAAAACTTGAGGAAAAACCAAAAACAGATTTAAAAACTCCTCAAATAAAAAATTTCCCTAAGATAGGTCTCTTAGATACAATTAAAAGATTTATCTTAAATACTGTTCTTGGATTTTTTGCTGTAAGGTTGTTAGATCAGTTACCTCTTTTGATGAAGTTTTTAACTGTGATTGGTCGTATCGCTGATTTTGTTATTGATATTGGTGGAAAATTATTAAATGGGTTGGTAACATTTATAGACTGGGGATATAAAGCGTATGATGCTACACGAGGATTTCTAAAAAATCTATTTGGAGCTGATGGGGTTAAACAATTTGATAAGTTAATGGGCGTGATGAACAAGGTTTTAAACCTTGCTATTATTGCTGGATTGATTCTTGGTGCTGGTAAATTTGGTGGTGGAAAGGGATCACCTGGACGTGGTGGCGGTGCGAGACCAAAGCCGGGACAAGGTGGGAGACCAAAGGTTACTAGAAGTGGAGGTGGACCAGCAGGGAGACCTGATGTTAGAAATCCATTCAGACAAAGACCAAAAGTAACTACTGGTGGTGGAAGAGGATTTGGAAATCCATTTAGAATGAAACCAAAGATTACTGGAAGTGGAAGCAAGGGAATTGCTAGACTTTTAGGGAAAGGTTTGGGTAGAGTTCCTATTATTGGTGGATTGATTGATTTTGCAATTAATCTTTTAATGGGAGAAAATCCTGGAAGAGCAGCTGCTCGTGCAGTTGGTTCTACGATTGGTGCTTCTCTTGGTGGTATTGCCGCTGGTGCTGTAGGTAGCATTGTTCCAATTGCAGGAACAATGGTTGGTGGATTAATTGGTGCTACCTTAGGTGGACTGTTGGGTGATGCTGTGGGTGGAACACTTTATGATGTATTGGTTGGAACAAAACAAAAAATGGCTGAAGGTGGTAAAGTAACTACTAGAGCAGGAAAAATTGTTGGTGGTGGAACTACAAGATCTCTTAAAAAAACAAAGAGAAAATTAGAAGCAAGAATGCCTGATGAAGTTCAGTTGAATCCTGGAGAATCTGTAGGTGGAGATATAAAACTGAAAAAACTTTTCCCCGAATCTTCTGATACTAAAACTATGAGTCCATTTGGAGTCATTGAAGGTACGGCTAAACAGTTTACTGGTGTGAATTATCTCGGTCCATTATTTGGAGTATTTTCAAAAGTCCTTTTAGGGCAAAAACCATCATCAAAAGATTATGAAAATATTGGATTGGGAATTAACGCATGGATTACTAAAGGAATTAATAGTGGTGATATAAAAGGAGGTATTACCGCTGCATTTGCTGAAGGGGGAGTAGTTGATTCTGCATCTCTTACTGCTGATACAGACATAAGTAAATGGGTTGAGTATTCATCTAAAGATCTTTTAAATTCTGCCGTTGATGAATCAACAAAAACTATTATGCAAAACTTGATGCTCAAACCTGCTGAAGAAACCAAGACCACTGCTCCTGGTGAAGAACCCGGAGCGGGTGGAGATATGGGTGGTCCTATGGGTGCAGCGAATGATTCTGTTGGTGGGGCAAGATTATTCATGCAATTGGGATTCCCAATGCTTGCCGCTGCTATCTTATCTGGTAATGTTCAGCAAGAATCTGGATGGAAGGGGCAGAGGACACCTTGGGTCTTAAACGATGGTGCTGGTACAAATAAAGGATTGATTAGTTGGAATAGAAGTAGAATTAAAAATGCAGAAAAGTTTTTGGGTAAACCTCTTGAAAAAGCGAGTAATGCAGAACAAGTCAGGTGGATTAAGGAAGAATTGAAACAATATGGACTTCTTGATGATTTTATGAATCCCAAGGCAACTGAAGCTCAATTAAAAGCAGCGTCTTATAAGTATATTGGATGGGGAGATGTTGGTGCTCGTTGGAAATATTCTTCTCAAATTTTTGCTGCATTGCAGAAAGGTGAAAAAGGAACTTTTACCTCTGGTGGTTCGGGTGGAGGAATATCCTTGGGTAAGGGGTATGGATCTGCTGGAAGTAAACTAGCAGGAGAACTTGGAAGATATGTTAAAAAATTAGGCGTAGTTCCTGGAAGTATTCATGAACATCCAGAACATGGTGGAGTTCGTGGTAGACACTCTCCAAATTCTTATCACTATCAGGGTAGAGCAATTGACCTGGGTGCATATGCATACGAGCAAGGACCAGTTTTAAAAGCCATTGCAGATTTTAATAGAATGAAAGGTATAAAACCAGTTGAACTTCTTAAAGCAGGAGATCCTGGTCACAGTGATCATGTTCACGTTGCATATCGAGAGGGTGGATTTGCTGACGGACCACAATATGCAATGTTGGGTGAGGAAGGAACTGAGGCGATTACAGATGCAGATTCTACAAGATTGCTTGGAAAAAATTTCTTTGCAACAATTAATGCTATCGAAAACAAATCACAACTTAAGAAACACGCAGGATCTCTTATTAATACATTAAATAGTTATGCTGGTTATGAGAATGGAGCTCCAATTATGGTTGTTGATCCTGGACCATCTCCAGCAAGTCAACAAGAAGATGCTTCACCAAAACCAAAATCTGATCCATTCACAGGAGAGTCTAGTAATGCAAATGCATATGATCCATTCAACAAACTATATGCTCTAGGATAAAATGGCTGAAAGTAGAAGAGCAGAACCTAGTAATATTAAAAAACTCTTGATTAAATCTAATCAAGGGGGGAAATCTATTGACGTTTCGACTGGATTAGTTCGATTGGAATTTTATGAGAGTATCTTACAAGAGTGTATTGCTGTAAATTTGATTTTTATGGATACTGGAAACAGTATTGATGGTAGTATGGGAGTAATTGAAGGTCTTCCTGTAGTTGGTGGTGAAGAGGTAGAACTAGTAATGAATGATAATTATGACCAAGAAATATCAATAAAACTAAATGTAAATAAATTTTCATCAACAACTCAAGATAACCTGAGAAATGTTGTTGCGATGGAATTGGTTACTAAAGAATTTTTCTTAAATGAAATTTCTCGTGTCGTAAAAAGATATGATGGGGTAGTTTCAGATTCTGTTACTAAGATACTAAAAGATGTTTTGAAAACAGAAAAAAAACTAATCATTGATGCTACACTAAACAAATATAACTTTATAGGAAATTCTAGAAAACCTTTTTATGTTTGTATGTGGTTATGTAAAAAATCTATTCCAGACCTTCCCAATGCAAAAGGTGCAGCAGCTGGATATTTTTTATATGAAACTACCAAAGGAATTAATTTCAAATCTATTGATAAACTTCTTTCTACTGAGGGAAAAACTCCTAAGAAAATGATTTATAATAATAGTACTGATATTCCACCTGGATATGATATTAAGATTTTAGATTATTCGGTAAGTGGACCAAAAGAAGGAGATAGTGGTGGATTAGATTTGCAGTCAAAACTAATGATGGGTGCATATGGAAGTAAGATTCGTACTTTAAACCCATATGATGTAAAATATCAAGATAAAGATTTGGAAGGATCTAAACAGAAAAAAGGTATAAAAACTGCAGGAAAAGATTTTAATTCTAATTTACCTACTTGGTTGAAAGATAAACCAACCAGACAGTTTTCTAATATCTTACCAATAGGTTCTTTACCAAGTGGAAATTCTGTAGATGAACAACTTAAAGATTCAAAGAAACCTACTTTTGATGTCGATGCTGCTTTAATTCAAGCTCCAATGAGATATAATCAACTTTTTGCATCTAAAGTTGAAATTACTATTGCTGGTTATTATAAATTAAATGCAGGTGATATTGTATCATGTGAGTTTCCTGAACTGTCTGGAAAAACTAATCAAGCGCCAAGTAAGCGTTTAGGAGGTATATATATGATATCAGATATATGTCATTTGGTAACTCCTAAAAAAACTTTTACTAAATTAAACTTAGTAAGAGATTCTTATGGTAAATAAACCTTAGGTAACAAAATGGAAAACATTCACCAACACATTGAACAAGATAAAAAAATATTAGATGATCCTCAAACGTCTCCTCAAGCACGTAGACATACTGAGGAAGAACTTGCATCATTGGAAAGATATGTAAAAAGACATCCAGATGATGATCATGATCCAACTTCTTTGGAATTATATTGTGACGATAATCCAGATGCTCTGGAATGTAAAATTTATGAAGACTGATGCTCGAAAACTCTTTATTTAATTCCAACCTCGTAGGATCCGAGGGTTTTTATTGGTGGATAGGCCAAGTTGTTGATAATAAAACTTGGAATGATAATATTCAGAAAAAAAAGTTTATAGATCCAAATGAGATAAAAGGTTTTGGATCTCGATATAAAGTAAGAATATTTGGACACCACACCGATAAAAAAGATGATATAAAAGACATGGATCTGCCGTGGGCGCAGGCAATGTTGCCTATTACCGCTGGTGGTGGACAAATGTCTGCATCACAAACTCCAAATATAAAACAGGGTAATATTGTATTTGGATTTTTCTTAGATGGTATTGAAGCGCAACAACCCATTATTATGGGAATATTGGGCAATAATGCTCAGACTTCTTTAGACCAGAGAATACCAGAAAAGGGATTTATTCCTACAAGTGGATTTGCTAATGGAGAAAAAGTTCCAGGATATGCAAAACCTGCAGAATCAAAAAGTGGTGTTCCTTCTGGAACTGCTAAAGGCGGAGGACCAGCAACTGGTAAAGGATCTGCTTCTAATAATGGAAAACCTTTAGAGGGTGATGGGGCAAATATCAATCAAACTAATAATGATGACTTAGAGCAGGAAAAGGATGGAAATGTAAAAACACATTTAGCTAAGACTCAAAAATGTGGTGGTAATGATCTTGATGGTATTCAACTTGAGATTGAGAAGTTGATGAAGCAGATTGAACGAGTTAAAAGCTCGGTTGATAAGTTTCAATCTGCTGTAAATGATACTGTAAATAATGCTCAGGAAAAAATTAAAGAATTAGTTGGAAGAGCGGCAAAATTTATTGCTCGCTTCATGAAAACAATTATTGATTTTATTAGAAAATATGTAATTGAATTCACTCGGGAACAAACAAAAAAAGTTTATTATTTGTTGATGCCCAATGAAAGACCAACTTTAAAGAAAGCCGAAGAAAAAATACTAGATCTTCTTGGATGCTTATTCAATTTAATAATTGATGCTTTGATTGGTATGATTACTAATGCTTTGAATAATGCATTAGATCAAATGGTCAACGTTGCATCCTGTGCGGTTGAAAATATTATGGGATCTCTTTTGGGAGAAATGCTTGGGTTTATTGATGGTGCAGTAAATTCTATTCTAGGTCCATTAAATTCATTGTTATCTACTTTTGGTGCTGCTATTAGTTTTGGTGGGCAAATTTTAGGACTGCTTTCGCAACTTCTTGGATTTTTAACTTGTGATGTTGATGGGGAGTGTCCAGAAGTAAATCAATGGAGTATGTGGAGTGGTATCGGAGATAATGGTGGATTATCTGGTACACTTCAAGGTGTATTTGACCAAGCAAAAGCGATTGGAAGTCAAATAACAGATGCTGTTGATATTAATAATTTTGATTTTAGTTCTCTGGGAACAAATGCAAGTCCATCGAGTGCATCGGGTGGATCTTGTAATGTTGGACCTCAATTGTGTGGACCTCCTGTAGTAAGTTTCTTTGGATCTGGATCTGGCGCAAAGGGAAATGCTATTGTTTCTCCAACTGGAAGTATTCTTGGAATTGATATTATTTCAACTGGATCTGGGTATAATGGCGCAAGTACAGTTTCTGTTATAGATCCATGTGGGCAAGGATCTGGTGCAATCGGAAAAGTTATACTTGGACCAGCACAACCACCAAATGGTGGATCAAATCCAGATCAAAATAGAGGAAAACCGGGAACTGGAATTTTAGAAGTTGTAATGATTGATCCTGGATCTGGATATCTTCCAAAATACAACGGAAGCCAGGGTGGAATGCAAAGAACTTGGGCAGAAAACTATCAAACAACAGTTTATAGAGGAAATGGTAGATATGATAGACCATATAATCCTGGAATAGAGATTCAGGTATGCCCCGGAGACACTGTAACTCTTCCCTTTTTCACTACTGCAGAAATTTATGATACAGATGGAAATTCTACCGAAACTTTAGTTGGTGGAAAAAATATTGTTAAAAATAAATGTGGAACACTAACTACACCTAGAATTTCTGATGAGGATTTCAATAGATTGAATACAGAAGGTCTTTCTGAGCAAGCAATTGCTAATCTTGGTTTAGATGCAGCAGTTACTTCTAAAGGAACCTATCCAGTTATTATGAAAATATGTGATGTACTTGTTAAGGATGGTGGAATTAATTATGATCCAGACGTAGACAAGATAGTAGTAAGTCCTGCTAATGGTGCTGTATTGGAACCAGTTTTTGGTCAATTTGGTAGATTGGTAAAAGTTAATGTTATTAATAGTGGAGAAGGATTTACTGAACCTCCAGATATTTACATTCAAAGTCAAACGGGTTATAATGCATTAATTATTCCTTTAATGTGTGTAAATAGAGTAGGAGATGATCTAGATGGTGAAGAACCCGATCCAACAAAGGTCATTCAAGTAATCGATTGTGTTGGTAAAGTTTAATGGCCAAGAGTAATTATCATACAGTTAGATATGGGACTGCAGATGGTGAAATACAATTTGGACATATGCACACTGATGGAGTTACATCAGCATTCACTGTAAGAAGTGGTCATGAAAATTTGCATTACATGCAAATGGACATTGATGGGCAAAGGGAAGGGTGGACAACTAACAGATGCACTGGAGTATATCAAGTACAATGTGGCGATAACGTAAAAGATAAGCAACCAGCGTTTTTTGTTGATGCTGTAAATGGTGATATTGTTATATCTGCATTAAACGGAAGAATCCGTATGCAAGCAGAAAATATTGATATTATTGCTAAAGGTCCAGATAATAAGAATGGAAATATAACTTTAGATGCTAATGAAAGAATCGAACTCAAATCAAAACATGTTGAGGTAAATGCAACATCAGTTGCTAAGTTTTTTTCTTCTGGTACTTTAGAAACAATTGGTAATGGGTTGTTAAATATATACGGAGGACTTATTGATAGTGCTGATGGTGCGACAAAACTCAATAGGTCAAAAGCAAATTCAACTCTTGAGAATAGAGAAGCAAACAAATCTTTCTAAGAAATTATGAGTAACATCAATACAGATTTAGCTACTGGAAAAAGATTATTTGTTGGTGATGGAAAACCAGAGATTTTGGGTAGGGGTCCTTTAGAAGTTCGTGGTTCTGCGTATATTGAAGGTCCAGAGATTGTTGGAAATCCTGGAGCTTTTAACAGTCCCAATCCATTTACACTTGGGACATTGATGGCTGCAGAGACCACCAACCCTGATATGAAACCAATTCCATTTTATTCTTTGATGGTAAGAACTTTTGCAAGAATTAAAAGTTTCTTGAAAGTTGATACTCTTTTATGTGTTAAATTGATCAGATCTAAAGTAATTTACACCGAAGTTCTTTTAGCTAAATCTAAGAATTTTATCATTGATCATCCTCTTAAAGAAGGTAAGAAATTAGTTCATGCATGTTTGGAAGGACCTGAAAATGGAGTTTATTTCCGTGGTCGATTAAGAAATGAGAAAGTAATTTATCTTCCAGAGTACTGGGAAAAATTGGTTGATGAAAGGTCAATTACTGTTCAACTTCAACCAATTGGTGCTCATCAGAACATTATCGTAAAGAGAATTAAAGATAATGAAATTGTTCTTCAATCTGCTGGGGAAATGCCGATCGATTGTTTTTATCATGTTTATGCTGAAAGAATTGATATTGGAAAGTTACAAACGGAGACTGACTGATGCCTTTTCAATTTAGAAATTATGGAACCTTTACGGGACCTGCAGGAACTTACGATTATCTAGATGAGGAACCTACTTGGCCCGAAGATCTTCCAGAAGATGTTTCCTTTAAACTAACTGATCTTGCTGTTGTTCTATTCAACAATCAAGCAAATTATGTCGGGTTCTATTGTAATGGAACAAACACCCAGTTAATGACTCTTGCTCATAGCACTGGTAATATTCCAACTCTTAGAATTCAGGCTGATAATACTATTGTTAATGGAAAAGCATTAATAAATGGAAATACTATTGTAAATGGAACTGTTCTTGTAAATGGTTCATTAACTGTTACTGGATCTATTTCTGGTCCAACAATTACTCAGTTACAAGCTCAGATAGCATCTAAGAAATCTTTTGATATCCCACACCCAACTAAAAAAGATCACAGACTGAGATATATCTGCTTAGAAGGACCTGCTGCTGAAGTATATTTTAGAGGTAAATTGCAGAACCAATCTGTAATTGAAATTCCAGAATATTGGTCAGAATTGGTTGATATGGAGACTTTGGGAGTTCAATTGACCCCAATTGGTGCTTATCAAGAATTGTTTGTCGATAAGGTCGAGTGGGGTAAGAGAATTGTTATCCGCAATAATGCTGGTTCAAACATCAATTGTTATTATACTGTTACAGCAGAAAGAAAAGACGTTGAAAGAAATATACCAGAATATCCAGGAAATAGTCCTAAAGATTATCCTGGAAATAATTCCGAATACGCCATTAATGGTGGAACTAAGTTAGATATTTGAGGTAAAAATTATGGGTTTTCCAACACCAATTCCACCTACAGCAGTTGAGTTATTGCAAAGTCAAGTATCAAACATTGGTATAGGAACTACTGGATTAAATGAACCAATTGATGAATCTGCACAAAGGTTGGGTTTAGTTTCTCCTGCTTGTGCAGGTATTGATAATTACATCATTCCTATAGTCAACTCTATTAATAGTAAAAAACAACAAATTGTAGATATTTGTGATGCTGCAGAAGCAAGTTGTGGATTTTCAACCCGTGCATCTGATGTTACGTCTACTTATGGAGATGTTGTAACAAGTGTAGGTGCTACATTTGGAAATCTTGTTGGTTTGGGTACGACTGCTGTAGTTGGATATGGGATAATTAGAAAAGATACTCTTAGAGCTTACCAATTCCCCAATTTGGAAAACGGAGTATATAATACAGATAATCCTGTAGATTCTCCTGGCGAAGTCAATCTTACAGTTTCAAATGCTGGTATTGGAAAGACTACATTACTTTATCAAAATTATTCATCTGGAGATCTTGTTGGTTATTGTTATGTTATTTTGGGTAGTGGATCTTGTGCTTCATCTGCAAGTTCTATTACAACTATGATAAATGAAATAGTATCAATAAGAAGTGGTCTAACTAGTCATATAACTGCTTCAAATACAACTAAAGATGTTCGATATGGGTTGCAACTTGAAAATTGGTCATATAAAAGATCTGTCCAAAGTCAAATTGAAAGGAGTAATGCCCTGAAAGGAGCAATTAATATTATTCAGAATCCTCTTTATGGTGGACCTTACTAAGGAGATAATATGGCTATTAATGTAGTACAAACTTCAGATAATCTTGGAATTACGAGTGTAGGTATATACTATACGGATAGAGATCCTGATTTTACAACTTTCAATGTAAGTAGCAACATTGATGTTGGTGTAATAACATGCACTCAAATTAGACCTGAGGGTGCAAGTTTTGGATCATCTGGGCAAATTTTGAGTTCAGATGGGTCAAAAATTGCATGGACCAATCCATCTATGACCTCTGTCGGAGCAGCAATATCATTTGGTATTACGGATACACAAACTACAAATCAAAGTTTTTATGTTGTTTTTGTTTCTGAGACTACTGGTAATGCTATTGGAAGAATTGATACCCAAAGTTTGACTTACAATCCATCGACAAATATATTAAACGATTCTAAGGGAAATCTGAGATCTATTCCTAGAAGAATTCCTGCTATTGGATCAACTGTTGTTGCGTCTTCTTTTGCTGGGGAATTTTTAAGTGTAACTGGTATCGTTACCTTTTCTTCTGCAACTGCGTTTTCTCCTGGAGACGCAGTGACCATTTACAACAATAGTACTTCAAATATTACAATAAGCGCAGGAGCTGGGGTAACAATTAGGTTAGCCGGAACTAACAGTACAGGAAATCGAACTCTATCTCAAAGGGGCGTATGTAGTTTTATTTGTGTGGAGACTGATGTTTATGTTGGAAGCGGTGGAGGATTAACTTGATGTCTATCATGCAAATGTTCTTTGGTGGTGGAGTAATCCCAGCAACTGGAGGAACAACGACTGATATTACAGTTTCTGGAATTACATATCGTGTGCATAGATTTAGTACAACTGGAACATTAAGTCTTCCCGCAGAACTTTCAAGTGTTGAATATTTGATTGTTGGTGGCGGTGGTGCGGGACGGGTTGGTGGTGGCGGTGGCGGCGCAGTTGAAAGCGGAACTTTTGCAACTCTTGCTGCTGGTTCATATAATGTTGCAGTTGGAGCAGGTGGCGGACCATCTTCTAATGGATCTTTCAGTTCTTTTAATGGAATAACCGCTACAGGTGGCGGCCGTGGTGGATCTACAGGTGCGGGTAGTGCTGGTGCATCTGGTGGTGGTGGAGGAGCTCAGCAGGGAAGTACAACAGTATATGCTGGAGGAACTGCTACAAATGGTAATCCTGGTGGTTCTGGAACTGGTGGAACTGGTAACAATATTTCTGCTGCTTCTGGCGGTGGCGGCGGCGGCGCTGGTACTGCTGGTCAGAATGCTGGTGGGACAAATGGAATAATCGCTGGTAATGGTGGACTTGGACTTAATTCTTCGATAACTGGAACCTCAGTTGCTTATGGCGGAGGTGGTGGTGGTGGAACTACGGATGGTAGTGGCGGCGGAGTTCCGGGTATTGGACGTGGCGGTGGTGGTAATGGAGGTGTCCTTGGGGGAAGTCCATCATCTCCGACTCCTGGAACTGACGGTCAAGGCGGCGGCGGTGGCGGAGATGCTTTTGGTGATGGAGCTGCTGGTGGAGATGGGGTAGTTATTGTTCGATACAAACTGGCCGGTTGACGCCCTACCAAGACCCTGTTATAATAAGTGGGTAATCGAGAGAACCTCCTTCATGACCTCCGAAATTGAACAAGACGAGTATTTGACTCGTTGCGTTGTAAACACAAGCGCACGTACTTTTAATTTGTATTCTAACCTTGGTGAAGAAAAAGTGGTTGAATGCGCCAATGTGAATGAGTTCATGAATGTTCTTTCTTTTGTGCGAGGTGTTCTTGATGAGGATACTCTTGCTTACTCAGATCCCCTTGTAAAAGGGTGATCTATCGCGGGCATGGTGTAGCGGTAACATCTGAGCCTTCCAAGCTCCAGTCACGGGTTCGATCCCCGTTGCCCGCTCTTACCTTTAATGGTAAATTATGAACTTAAAAGAACCTAGAGTTAAAACAACACCACAGAATGTAAAAGAAGCGAATGAAGCACTTTTTACAGCAAAATGGAATCTTCCTCAAGCGGCAAAGCATTGTGGAATGTCTCAAAAAGAAATGAAGTTGACCTTTTTTGAGTATTTGAAGTATAATCCTATCACCTACGAAGGGTGATTTCTTGGGGCGGTGGTGGAAGTGGTAGACACATCAGACTTAAAATCTGCTGGGAGTAATCCCGTGGGGGTTCAAGTCCCCCTCGCCCTACTGGAGGTTTTTTTAACCTCTAAATAAACAAAAGTAGGAAAAGTCCTATGAAATACAAAATTGATACGGCATATTGCTGGTACAATAAAGGAACTCAAATAGTTCTTATGTATTTCATAAATCATATTCCATTTACTTTTGACGACGTTCCTGATAGTTACCTATACGATTCGGAAGTCATAGAGTCGGCAGATAAGCAAAGACGCTTTGAACCAGAGGATTTATATAGATCATCATTCTATTTGATTGATGAACAATGTCATCCAATGTTGTTTGAGGTTGAACTGGAAAATCCAGAAATGTTACCTGTTGATTGATGCCCTTGTAGCTCAGTGGTAGAGCAACGGTTTTGTAAACCGTTGGTCGCTGGTTCAAATCCAGTCGGGGGCTTCCGCCTGAGTGGTGGAATGGTAGACACGCATGACTTAGGATCATGTGCCGCAAGGCGTGAAGGTTCAAGTCCTTTCTCAGGCACTTATTGAGGTGTTTTATGTCTTTAATATCACAAAAAGATAGAGAAGTTGCTATTGAAGCACTTGATTTTTATCTCTTCAGTAAAGGTATAGACTTCACTGAAGAAAAAAGAATGGAAGTTAACGCACTTTTGAATTGGATTAAACTAGAGTATGAAAAAAATAATTTGTAAGGTTAAACAAATATGAAAGAACATTACATATTTACTAGTGAGTCTGTAAGTGACGGTCATCCAGATAAAGTAGCAGATCAAATTTCTGATGCTTTGCTGGATTCTGCTTTGCAAAATGGAGATGAAACTACTAGAGTTGCTATTGAAACATTGGTAACTACTAATCATGTTACCGTTGCAGGTGAAGTCAAAAACTTTAATGTTTCTGAACCTGAGATCGAAAATATTATCAGAACCAAAGTAAAAGAGATTGGATATGAGCAATCTGGATTTGATTGGAAAGATTTAAAAATCAATAATCTTATTCATAGTCAAAGTGCTGATATTGCTTTAGGCACTGATGACTTTGGTGCTGGCGATCAGGGCATCATGTTTGGTTATGCTTGCAATGATAATGAAGCATTTATGCCTGCTCCAATTTACTATGCACACAATATCTTAAAAGAACTGAAAAAGATCCGAGAAGGAAGTATTCTTGGACCAGACGCTAAATCACAAGTTAGTGTTCAGTATGATGGTGGAGTTCCTAAAAGAATTGATCAGGTTGTGATTTCTTCACAACATGAAGATGGGAAAATTGATGAGGCTAGAAATCTTCTTAAGGAAACTGCTTTATCTGTTCTTGGAGATCTTGTTGACGAAAATACAGTTTGGCATTTAAATCCAACTGGAAATTTTGTAATTGGAGGACCAGATGGTGATGTTGGATTGACTGGAAGAAAAATTATTGTTGACACCTATGGTGGTTATGCTCCTCATGGTGGTGGCGCTTTCAGTGGAAAAGATCCTACTAAAGTTGATCGAAGTGCTGCTTATGTTGCAAGATGGTTAGCAAAAAATGTTGTTGCAGATGATATGGCGGATTGGTGCCAGATTCAACTATCATATGCTATTGGTGTAAAAGAACCAACTAGCATCTATGTAGACTCTAATGGACATAACAGAAGTATTCAAAAGTTTATTAGAGATAATATTGATTTAACCCCTAAAGGAATCATTGATAGATTTAATCTTTTTGGGTTCACTAAATATAGTGAAAATTGTGTTTATGGACACTTTGGTGATAAAAATGTACCTTGGGAGAAAATTGGATGGTAAACTATGAAATCGCTGATATTGGATTGGCGGAACTTGGAAAACAAAGGATTGAATGGGCAGGTAGAGAAATGCCTGTTCTTAAGCAAATTCAAGAACGATTTGCAGAGGAAAAACCACTTGAAGGTATTCGTCTAGTTTCTTGTAATCATGTTACAACGGAAACTGCACATCTTTGCATTGCACTCAAGAATGCTGGCGCGGATTCTATGTTGATTGCTAGCAACCCTCTTTCTACACAGGATGATGTTGCTGCTGCTCTTGTAAAGTATTGGGATATTCCTGTGTTCGCTGTTAAAGGTGAAGACAACGAAACATATGTTAGACATATTAATACCGCTCTTGATCATCGTCCTAATGTTATTATTGATGATGGATCTGATGTAGTTGCAACTCTAATTAAAGAACGTCCTGAACAGATCTCTGATCTGATTGGAACAACGGAAGAAACTACGACTGGTATTGTCCGTCTCCGTGCTATGATTAATGATGGCGTTCTAAAGCACCCTGCTATCAATGTAAACGATTCTCAGACTAAGCATTTCTTTGATAATCGTTATGGAACTGGACAATCAACTCTGGACGGTATTATTCGTGCAACTAATATTCTTCTTGCAGGTAAAACTGTAGTTGTTGCTGGATTTGGTTGGTGTGGTAAGGGTGTTGCTCTTCGTGCTAAAGGAATGGGAGCAAATGTGGTCGTCACTGAGATTGATCCCGTAAAGGCAATTGAAGCATCCTTAGAAGGATATAGAGTTCTTCCTATGCCTCATGCTGTAAGTGTTGGAGATATTTTTATCACTGTAACTGGTAATAAGAATGTAATCACCTACGATCATATGAAGTGGATGAAGAGTGGTTCTATTGTTTGTAACTCTGGGCACTTTGATAATGAGATTGATGTAAAATCTCTAGAAGAAAAGGCATCTGAAATTAAAGAGGTTCGTCCTTTCGTTAAGCAATACAAACTTGAACATAATGAAGTTGTGGTGATTGCTGATGGTCGTCTTGTAAATCTTGGTGCTGCTGAGGGTCATCCTTCTGCCGTGATGGACATGAGTTTCGCAAATCAAGCACTTGCCGTTGAGTATCTTGTTCAAAATCAAGGTAAACTTTCTCCTGGTGTTTATCCTGTTCCTGCCGAAAAGGATAAAGAAATTGCAGAGCTGAAACTTTCTGCAATGGGGATTAGGATTGATAAACTTACCGAAGAGCAAGTTAAATACATCAACTCTTGGTCTGAAGGAACATGAAGATTAATCTTTGGTACTGTAATGATATGAATCAGTGGCGTTGGACTTTAACTGACGATCATAGGCCCATTATTAAACAGGAGTCTGGCCAAAGAGAAAATCTACGAGATGCTATGAATGATGTGGCAAATACTGTAGAATATATGTTGCAAGGTGAATAGGGCATTATCATTTAATGAAGTCTGACTATTATATTGAACGTGTGAATAAATCAGAATCCGCAGAGTTACTTCTGCGGTTTCATTATCTTAAAGACTTTTCTAAAGGATTTAAGAGTGGATATAACTATGGTTTATATAAAAGTAATGACTTTTGTCCATTAAATATTGGTGGTATTCAGGGAGTTTGTCTTTTTACTGGTCTACCAGTTCCAGAAATTGCAGTAGGAGCATTTGGCTTAAATCGTGATGAACAGCAAGGAATATTTGAACTTTCGAGACTCTGCATCCACCCAGACACACAATCTGTGGAGCATAATATCACTTCTTGGTTTGTTTCAAGAGCGATTAGACAGTTACGGAAGGATACTGAAGTTAAAGCAATCATCTCTTACGCTGATAGTGATTTCCATAATGGTACAATCTATCGCGCTTGTAATTTTAAATATTGCGGACTCACAGACCCAAAGAAAGATTTCTACTATGCAGACGGAACTAAACACTCTAGAGGTAAAGTTAAAGGTGCTGCAGGAGAATGGAAAGACCGGTCCCGCAAACATCGGTATGTGATGATCTTTGATAAAAATCTTAAATGTTTGTGGGAAAGTGAGAATTGTGCTATAATTGATGGGTCCGTGTGAAGGAAGTCCAATTTCTCCCCTCTAATTGTTAATTAGAGGGGATTTCTTATAGATAAATAACTTATAACGGAACTCAATAACAGTAATAAAATGGGTCTTAGTCGTTTAAATAATTTTCTTAAGAATCCAAGAGGAGAGATCATTTATGTTGATCCCTCAAGTTTAGACTCTACTGATAGTATTGAAAATCAGGGAAACTCTCTTACTAGACCTTTTAAAACTCTACAAAGAGCTTTAATTGAAGCGGCAAGATTTTCCTACCAAGCAGGAAAAAATAATGATAGGTTTGGTAGAACAACAATCATGCTCTATCCAGGAGAGCATACTATTGATAATAGACCAGGATTAATTCCTATTCATGAAGCGCCTATTTCTGGAAATAACTTTTTAGCGAGATCTGGAACTCCTACTAATAATTTTTATGAATTAGATGCAGCATCTAATTTTGATTTAGAATCTCAAGATAATGTCCTTTACAAATTCAATAGCATTCATGGTGGTGTTATTATTCCAAGAGGATGTTCTATTGTAGGATTGGATCTAAGAAAGACTACTTTGAGACCAAGATATGTTCCAAATCCAGAGAATGATCAAATTGAGAGATCTGCTGTTTTTAGAGTAACTGGTGCAAGTTATTTCTGGCAGTTTACTTTGCTTGATGGTAGCCCAAGTGGGTATGTTTATAAAGATTATACTAATAATAAATTTATTCCCAATTTTTCTCACCACAAATTAACTTGTTTTGAGTATGCGGATGGAGTTAATGATGTAGTTATTAATGATGATTTTGTTACTTGGGTTTCTACAAGAACAGATCTTGAAATGTATTATGAAAAAATTGGTATTGCGTTCGGACCTTCAAGTGGAAGACCTGTTCCTGCAGCAGATAGCATTTATGGTGATTATCCATCTACGATAGATATTGAACCAAAAATTGATGAATTTAGAATTGTTGGATCTCCTGCCGATAGCGTAGGAATTTCAAGTATTAAGGCAGGAGATGGTACAACATCATCAACAACAGTTACAGTAACATTTACTTCTCCTTCAAATGTATTCCAGGTAGACTCTCCAATTAGAGTTCAAGGTGTAACAGCTTCTGGATACAATGGACAATATGTTATTAGTGAAGTTGTAAGTTCAAGTCAAATTAAATATACTGTACAAAATCCACCATCACAACCACTTCCAACTATTAATGGTTCTCCTACTGTTACGGCTGTAGTTGATACGGTATCTTCAGCTTCTCCATACATTTTCAACGTTTCTCTACGTTCAGTATTTGGAATGTGTGGATTACATGCCGATGGTGATAAGGCAACAGGATTTAAATCCATGGTTGTCGCTCAATTTACTGCGATTGGACTACAGAAAGATCCAAATGCATTTATTAAATATGATCCTACATCTGGATCATATTTGGATTATACTTCTCCTGGTAATGAGAATATTGGATCTGATTCAAAAGCGAGATATAATCCCAAATATGAGAATTACCATATTAAAGCATCAAATGATGCGATTTTGCAGTTAGTTTCTATCTTTGCTATTGGATATGCAAATCAATTTGTTGCTGACGAAGGTGGAGATTTATCATTAACAAACTCAAACTCAAACTTTGGTGCTAGAGCTCTAATTGCTAGAGGATTTAAGAGAGAGGCATTCTTAAAGGATGATACTGGATACATTACTCATATTATTCCACCTAGAGAACTTGAAACTGAAGAGATTACTGTTGAATTTTTGGGAATAGATGTTGGTGTGACGACTGCTGTTGGTGCAGCAGCTTCTACAAGACTGTACTTATATGATTATCAGGACCAAGATACTCCACCAAATCATGTTATTCAGGGATATAGATTTGGTGCTAGGTATGATGATAAACTATATCTTACTATAATTAAACCTACTGGATCTGAAAAAGTTTCAACACCAATTTTAATGGAAGGAACTCCAGGAACTGGAGCTGAAGCAGTTGCTAAAAAAGTATTTACTGTTGGTATATCTGGAGTTGGTGTAAACCTAATACAGAATAATGTTTTAACCTTAACTAGTCCACATACTTTAAGAACTGGAGAAAGTGTTAGAGTTTTGAGTGCAAATGGAGCACTTCCTGATGGTATTACATTCAACCAAGTTTATTATGCAATTACTTCTGAATATTCTCCATCACTACTTCCAAATCAGATTAAATTAGCACAAACAGTTAACGAAGCAATTAATGATACTCCTTTAATTATTAATAGTAGAGGTGGATTATTAACTGTAGAAAGTAGAGTTTCTGATAAGGATCCTGGAGAACTTGGTCATCCAATTCAATTTGATTCTGTTAGAAATCAGTGGTATATTACTGTTCCCGATAGTGTTGATAATGAAATTTATCCCATAATTAAAAAATATGGAATTGCAAATCTTGGCGAAACAACATCAAAAACATATTTAAAGAGAAGACCTGATCCTAGACCATTATCAGATACTATTTTTAGACTTAGATATGTAATCCCTAAAGATTCTTCGATTAAAGGAAGACCACCTCTAGATGGATTTATTATCCAAGAATCAAATAGTTCTCTACCAGCAACAACTGCAGAAATTCAAAAGTATTTTGGATCAACTTACCAAGAACTCAGTAACTCTACTGAATTAAGAAATCCAAAATTTATATCTTATGCTTATTGGGTTGATCAACCTGGATTTGGAAAAGTTGCAATCATCTCAACTGAGATGCCGCACAACTTGTTCTTTGGATCTGAAGTTGAAATTCGCAATATTGTAAGTTCTGGTAACTTAACAGCAGAGTATGGTAAAGGATTCAATGGAAACTTTAGAGTTCTAACTACAATTTCTAGAAAAGAATTTGTTATTGCATTACCAAATAATCCAGGTATTTTCTTAAGCAATACTGCGGTTAGAACTTCTTCTCTTCCATATTACAAGAGAAAGAAATATCTTGGTACTTATGTTGTATATCGTACACAAGAAATCCAAGAATATATTCAGGGAGAAAAGGATGGTATTTACTATCTAACGATTATTAATAGTGGAAATGGACCTTCAGTTGCTCCATTTAGAGGATCAGTAACAGCAACAACAGATATTTACGGAAACGCAATTCCCGAAGATATCCTGTCTTTCCAATCTACTGGTGATAAGTATTTGCAACCAATTCAATATTTGTATCCACAAACAAATAGGGATAATCCTGTATCAGATCCTCCACCATCAGTATCTTTTGCATTGCCTGATCCAATTGGTCAAGTTATTATCAATAACCCAGAGCACAGTATTTCTAAAGAAACTCTTGGAAGAGCACTTGTAGACTTGGGAGTTGGTGTTGGATTAACGAACATTGTTTCTTCTTTAGATGGACCATCAGTTTCTCAATATAATCATACAATCTATACCAGACTTGAGCATGGATATAATAGGGCAACTGGACTTACAATTTTAAGTGGTGGTTATAATTATGGATTTGGTGTCTCTGGAACTTTATACAATGCTCGTTTAGTAAATCCAGGAATTACGCCGTTCACTGTAGGAGAGGCTGCTACTGCTGCAATTAAAGTTAATTCTAGTGGTTCTATTACTGGAATTAGTATAATGGATGGTGGTAGTGCTTATAAAGTTGGAGATGTTCTTGCTGTTGTTGGTGTTGTAACTGCGGCTGGAACTGGACTTGGTATTCACACTGTTGGATTAGTTCAAGTAACTAGCATTTATGATAACGTTGGAGATACTGTTTCTGTTCAGGGAGTCGTTCCTCCAATCTATGATAGTTACAATACTCTTTATAAGATTACGTCAGTACCCACTCCAACTTCACTTTCTGTAAAATCTACTGATGCAGTGACTGCAGCAAATCCTCTTGGAGTCGGAGCTACGTTTACTTTATATTCTGTTCTTCAGAATAATGCTCCTTCTATAAAAATTAGTAATCTTACATATGATTTCCGTACAGGAATTGCTACTGTTAATTGTACAGATAGTCATGGAATATTTGTTGATAGTAAGGTTAAACTTGGTGGATTTGATGAACCAATTTTCAACAGTTATTCTATTGTTAAAAAAATTAATAGTTTTACTTCTTTCAATATTAAAGTTGGAGTCAGCACAGTCGCAATTTCAACTGGTGGAAGTGATTTAACTGTTTATAAGGCTGGATTTGGTGCTAATGGTGGCGCATTAAGTAAAGAAAAGGAGAGAGTATCTGCTAGACTCGTTACTGAATATGCAGGAATTACGACTGTTTTAGGTGCATCGATTGTAGATACTACTGTTTCTACCGTCGTGATTCAAAATGTACAAAAATTTGACTTCAAGATTGGAGACTTCTTCTCAGTTGATGATGAAGTCTTTAGAATCAAGGCAGCTCCTGGAATTGGAAGTGCTTTATCAAACCCAGTTTCTGTGTTCAGAGGTGTATTTGGATCGAGAAAATCTCCTCACCCAATTGGATCTTCCGTAAGAAGAATCTATGCTAGACCTTCAGAACTAAGAAGACACTCTATTGTAAGAGCATCTGGTCATACATTTGAATATGTTGGATTTGGTCCTGGTAATTATTCTACGGCTCTTCCAAGTTATCAAGATAGAGAACTAAGACCAGCAGAAGATCTTATTTCCAAGTCTCTTCGTGTTAATGGTGGTATCAATGTATTCACTGGAATGAATAATGATGGTGACTTCTTTATCGGTAACAAGAGAGTAAGTTCTGCTACTGGACAAGAGGAAATCTTTGATGCTCCTGTTCCATCAGTTACTGGTGAAGATATTACCTCCACTCTAGGTGGTCTGAGTGTAGGATTTGATTTAATCACTCCACTTGAAGCAAAAATTGATAGATCATTGAGAGTTGATGGTGGATCCGACAATAATGTTATCTCCGAATTTAACGGACCAGTTGTATTCAATAACCAAATTATTTCTAATACTGAAAGAGGAGTTCAAGTTAAGAACCTCGTCCTTCAGGGTGAGTCTGATACAACTCAAAAGTTAAGTGTTGGAATTTCTACTCCAACTGTTGCTGGTGATTATGGAGACGTTACATTTACAGATAATCCAATTAGTGGTGGTTATATTGGTTGGGTCTATACAGTTGATAACAAGTGGGAAAGATTTGGTCCAATCCAAAAGACTGATAGATATGTTGGAATTTGGTCTGGAATGGGTCTAAATGTTCCATCATTCTTCGGAGACGGTTCTGGACTTTATAATGTTTCTGATATTTGGGAGACTGATGCGGTTGGTATTCATACAACTGTAAACATTGGTATTGGAACCTTATCCGCAAAGGCGGGAGTTTCGATGTTCGTTAATGGAACAGTTGAGATTGCTGGAGTTTCTACCTTCACAAATACAACTCAATCTACAAGTGCATCAAACGGTTCTGTAGTTATTAGAGGTGGAGTTGGTATTGGTAGTAACTTAAATGTTGGTCAGGACTTTGGAGTAATTGGTGAAAGCACATTTGCAAATAATGTTTATATTTCTCCTTTACTTGATGTTACTGGTCAATCTAATTTTGATACAATCAGAGTTTCTGGTATATCTACTTTTGAAAATAGAGTAGGATTTAATACTTATGTTTTCATTGGAAATGGACTAAGAGTTGCTGGAATTACCACATTTAATAGTAATGTGTTCTTCGGATCAGTTCCATATAGAGCTCTAATTTCAAGTTATGCTATTGTCTTTGGGGTTTGAGTATTTTACTAAATAATAGAAAGCTAAAAAAGTCACACAATAAGAGGGTCTAATGGCTAGAAAACTGATTTATGGTCCTGATATTCTAGGTTTTACTCCATCTACCGGTATTCTAACGGCAAAGGGATATATTCCTGGGCAAAGAGTATTATTGATTAATAATCAAACAATCAATACTTCTCTTTTTAATTTTTCTGACCCTCTAACAACAGTAACAACAAATTATGATGGTACTGCGAACAAAACTACGATAGATTTATCTGTAGATACTTCGTCAATGAGTGCAGATGATAAACTGCAAATTTATTATGAGACTGAAGACGTTACCTTTGAACCCGGCGCTGCTTATGTTGACGGAGTAAATAAATTCAGAGTTAGTGAAGGTGAATCGCTAATTGATACTGACTTTGAATATGGTCTTCAGTATTCAAAATGGGAAACGTTAAAGCAAGTTAACAATATTCCTACAACATATTCTCTTGCAGCAGCAACTCAAGATCCTCTTACTGTATCAAGTATTGACGTTAAAAAAAATAGCACAACAGTAACCGTCAACTGTGCAGAACCTCATAATTTGATTCCAGGATCGATTGTAGAACTTATTGGTCTTGTTGAAAGTCTGTATGAAGGAACATATATTGTTAGTTCTGTTGCCGATGTAGATACATTTACTTATAAAGTAAAATTCAAGGCAAATAAATATAAAAATTTATTAACTCCATATACCTTAGTATATCCTGGAGCATTTTATACTGGTTCTGGGGTTAATGTTCTTAATGTTGAAACTGATGCAAATCCTGTTGCAACTGGATCTACAATTACTGTAACAACTCTAACTGATCATGGATTCAATGATGGAACTAAACTTTATCTTAAATCTTCTAGAGCTGTAAAAGTAAAGAAAATTGATAGTCCTGTAAATATTATTGCTGGAACAGCAACTACTACGCAGAGATCGACAATTAACTCTGCAACAACACCAAATGATAATAGATATTTTGCAAACAAACCTATCATTATTGATGATTGGATTGGGGATTTTGAGATTAATTTCCCATTCTCTGCTGTTAATACATCAACTGGTCAATTTACTTATACAAGTAATCAGCAAGTTGGTATGGCTAGAACCACTCCTCTTGTTACTGGTGATGCAATTTCATTCTATACTCCTGTAGGCAATACTCTTCCTGGAGGAATTACATCTTTCAGAACTTTCTATGTATTCAATGCATCTTCTGTAACAACTGGAATTACCACAACAAATAAAGTTGGAGTAACAACAACTACTTTCAATATTGCAAGCAGCTGGGGAAGTACAACTCCTTTCGTACCAACAAGCACTGGTAATACTCTGTATGGTAATCACAGAATTATAGTTGGAAATAAAGTTAATAATATTACCTCAAAAGATGTAATTACATTTAGTAAAGCACACAAACTTAAAGTCAATGATACTTTAGTTGCAGTTTCCCCAAGTTCTGTTTCTAATGTAACAAGATCGAGATCGAACCATACAAAAAATGAATACACTTATTACTATGTAAGAAAAGTAAACAGTACTACTCAAATAGAAGTATCAACTACTCAAGGTGGTAAAATTGCAAATATTAATAGTGGAGGTTCAACAGTAACTCCAGTTGCATCAAATATTTGCGTGTTTGCTAAAATTAAGGCGCATCCATATGCAAACTGTTTATGGTTACCACCTCAGGTTGGATTTGCAACACATCCGTATGAAACTGGAGATACTGTTAGATATACTGCTTCTGGTGGTGTTGGATTTGTTCCAGCAGGATTAACTAATAATGAAGATTATATCTTGAGAAGAAGATATCCAAATAGATTCTGGTATGATTTGCATCCAAAAACAACTCCTGCAATAAACGCTCCAATTAATCTTGTATTCAGTAATGCTGCTGCAGGAAATGTTTATGCTGGTATTCATACCATATCAAGAACAACTCCAAGTTTGGCCGCTTCTACTTTTAGAATTCCTATTCCCCCAAGAGGTGGTATAAACAACAACAAATACTTACAGTATTCTTCTGGTGTAACTGTTTCTGCTGTTGGTAACCTTGTTAATAATGGATACTATTACGCTAAGACTGGGGATAAAGAAACCATCATCAACCCAGGAATTAGTACAGTAAACGACAGATTCAGATTATCTGAATCAAATGCCGAAACTAGCATTTATGCGGTTGCATATTCCAAAAACCAAACTTACATGGACATTTATGTAAATAACACAAATGTCGTTGGGTATGGAATTAGTGTAGGAAAAATGATCCAGGTTTCTGGATTTGATGGTACTCCATATGAGCAAAATATTTTAAACGGATTGCATTATGTCACTGGTGTTACTACATCTAATAGTGGTACATATAAATCAAAACCAAGAGTTAGAGTATTCTTCCCTACAACAACTAAGAACAAATTTAACTCTGTTTCGATCGTAAAAGGAAGTACGAGTTTAAAAAATACTAGAGTTTGTGGAATTGTTTCTTTTTCATCTAATGGTGGTGTTGGAACTCATTTCTTATATGATAATAATGATAATGCCGTTGATGGTTTATATGAAATTGATAATTGCTCGGGAACTACATTTACATTTAATACTGGAGTAGAAGTACCAGCAATTGTTAAAACTTTTACTGGTGGTGTCGCTGCTGGTAATGTTGGTTGGGGAACTACTGCTGCTGATCCAATTAATAATTCAACTTGGATTAAGGTTTTAAACCATAATTTTGCAGATGGTACGCAAGTAATTTATAATGTTGGATCTGGAAATTCTGCGATTGGTGGACTTGTAAATGGAACAGAATATTATGTTAGAGTTCGTGATAGAAACCACATTGGATTAACCACTATTGCTGTAGAAGCAGTAGACAGAATTCTTGATGATAATGATTATTTGATTATCTTTAGTAGCGCAGGAGCTAATGCTGCACACTCTTTGACTTCAAATAGTATTAAAGGATTCCTTACTGGTGCTGGAACCATTGGATTCTCAACAACTTCTCAAATTATAACAGGAACAACACAAACTAGATTTAACTCTGATTTCTCCATTGGAGATATCTTCAGAGTTTATACTTTAAAACCATCTGGAAGTGGTCCAGGAACTTATTTTGAGTCTAGAATTACTCAAATCAAAAATAATCAAATTTTACAAATTGAACAACTACCTGAATATAATTCATCCGCTTCAAATTATTTTGTCCCAACAAGACTGTATCCTATTTCGGATGCAAGAATTTCGCATAGATCTTATGATGGTGGAATTGCAATGACTCCTGGTTTAGTACCAAATACTCAGGTAATTCGTCAAACAAGAAGATACTTTAAGTATCAATCTGGTAAAGGAATTCAATGTTCAATGGCGGTTAACTTCAATCCAACTATTGATATTGATCAAATTACTCCATATGGAACAGTCGGAGTTACCACTATTGCTCTTATTGATTGTAAATATCCTCATGGTCTTGCTGATAGTGCAACTGATCTTGAAGATTTAAGAATTCATGTTATGGGATGTGAAGGACCATATGATGATGATTATAATCAAGATTTCCCATTAGTCAATATAATTGATCAATATTCATTCACTGTTGCATTCCCAGATGAAGTTCCTAAAAAAGAACCTTTAGGATTCCCCAAATTCTCTGTACTTAATTGGGGAGATGCTGATGTAAGTATTAAGTGTGGAATGTTTGATGCCCAGAATGGATTCTTCTTTAAATATAATGGTTCTAAACTTTATTGCGTAAGAAGATCTTCAACCACTCAACTTGCTGGATGGGTCAACGTACAAACTTTAGAAACTGAAGTAAGAGGTGTTGATACTAGTTTTGTTGAGCAACTTGCCGCAAATGATAGAATTGTAATTAGAGGTCAGACTTATAAAGTTGTTAGAGTTGTTGATGATGATCAAGTTTATATTCAACCAGGATATAGAGCTAGAAGTCAAAATAGAGTGTTTGCAAGTAAAGTAATTGATACTGAAATTCCTCAGGAAGATTGGAGTATTGACCCATGCGATGGAACAGGAAGATTTGGTTATGACTTAGACGTTAATAAAATCCAGATGATCTACATGGATTATTCTTGGTATGGTGCTGGTAAGATTCGTTATGGATTTAAAGATCAAACAGGAAACTTGAGATATGTGCATGAATTTGTACATAATAATGATTTTACTGAGGCATACTTTAGATCTGGTAACCTACCTGTTAGATACGAAATTGAAACTTTAGATACACCATTATTCAGCCCAACTCTCTATCATTGGGGAGTATCAGTCATTATGGATGGTGGATATGATGAAGATAAGGGATACTTATTCAGTGCTGACTCCAATGCATTACCATTTACAAATGGTGGTTATGCGAACAATGGTACTGGAACAAGACCTGTTGGAAGTACTACAAATGGATCTAAAATTATCACCGCAATTAACGCAACAGAAGCAAGCACTCTTGTTGTAGGTGAGGTGGTTGAAGATAATGCTTCATCTTCAACATTCCCAGCAGGAACTAAAATTACTGCTATTGAAATAGATCAGACCAATGCTACTACAAGATCAAGTAATACTTATCAGGTCACTGTAAGTAAAAACGCAACATCTGGTGGATCTAAGACATTTAATATTTACTCTGGAACTTCTACTCAACTTAAAAATTATGTTCCTCTTGTATCAATTCGTCTTGCACCATCTGTTGATAATGGATTAACTGGTAGTCTTGGATTTAGAGATTTGATCAATCGTATGCAGATTGTTCTTAGAGAAGCGAGCATCTTAACAACTCATGATTGTGAGGCTGCTCTTTACTTAAATGCTGAACTTTCTGATGATAACTTCTTCCAAGTTGGGCCTCCAAGTTTGTCTCAAATTTATAAGCATGAGGTAGGTGATTATTTCACTGGAGGTACAAAAATTTATTCATTCCGTGTTTCTGGTGGTGGTATTGTAAACACTACTAGCGGTAAGAGAGGATTGAATATTTCTAAGATTGATCTTAACGATATTGCGGTCTTAGGAAATTCAATTCTTGGTGGAGATAGAGTTTTCCCTGACGGTCCAGATATTCTAACTTTGGTTGCAAAACCAATTGATACCTCTCAGGTTACTGGTTCTTCTCCATTAATTCTATCTGCACGTATTACTTGGGCTGAACAACAAGTCTAATAAATAGAAAAAACTCGGGTGGAGAGTGAAACCCCATGTCTATCAATAAAAACTTTATTGTTAAAAATGGCCTTGAAGTTGGTACAAATGTAATTGTTGCTGATGAGTCTACGAAGAAGGTGGGTGTTGGAACTACCCCATCTTCTTATAAACTTGAAGTATTTGGTGGACTGGGAACAAAAGATTTAACAGTAACTGGAGTATCTACTCTAACAACTATGAATGTTGTTGGAGTAGCGTCTTTTGTAAATCTAAGACCTCAAGGCATTTCTTGCATTGGAGTTGTTACTAGTGCTCAGTTTTCTACTGGATATCCTGGATTAGCTACTGCTATTGGAATTACAACTGATACTATTAGTGGACCTTCTGAGTTATTCATTGATCCTGCTCCGATAGGGACTGATCTTGGAGTTCTTCATATCAAAGGTGATTTGTATGTAGATGGATCTTATGTTTCTCTATCTGCTGGAGATCTTGATGTAGCAGACAAACTCATTGGAATTTCATCAAATGCTTCACCTGATGATGCAACCACTGCAGATCAAAGTGGTATAAAAGTTTATGGTACAACAGATAAGACATTTGTATATAACTATGCATCAGATTCCTGGTTATCTGATCAAAATTTAGATATTTCTGTTGGTAAAACATATAAAATTAATGGTGTCGATGTATTATCAAGTAATACTTTAGGTTCTGGAGTTACAATTTCTAGTTTACAGGATGTTGGTACACTCAGAAATTTAAACGTACAGGGTTATATAAACGCTGCTGGAGGTATTGTTGGAGTTTTAACTGGTACTTCTACTGGATTGAGTGGAACCCCAGATATCCTAGTTGGTTTAGTAACCGCAAGCACAGTATATGTTGGATCGGCTTCAACATTAGATTCCAGTGGTATCAATGTAACTGGAGTGGTAACTGCATCTTATTTCTATGGTGATGCTACAAACTTATTCAATGTTCCAATTAGTTCTAGATGGTTAATTAATAGCGCAGGTATCCACACCCTTGCAAATGTTGGAATCGGATCTACACTTCCAACATCAAAATTAACGGTAACTGGAGATTCTAGAATTACTGGAGTAGTAACGGCTCAAAAGTTTATTGGTGATGGATCTGGTTTAACTGGTGTTGTAGGAAGTGGTAGTGGTACTATTATCCAAGATGATGGTGTTTTAGTTGGTACTGCTGGTACAATTAATTTTGGAAATAATCTAATTGTTTCTCCAATTTCTGCTGGTTTAGTTACAGTTACTGCAGAAAGTTCTCCTTGGGTATTCACATCTTCTGGTATTCATACCCTTGGAAATGTCGGAGTCGGAACCACAAATCCAGCAGCATTATTAGATGTTTTTGGAAATGTCTCGGTAGGGAATAGTACAACATCAAATGCATCAATTACCAGAAAGAATACAGATTCTGGATTAGTTTTAAGTGGAAACGGTGCAAATATTGAACTTTATGGTTCTGACCACGCATCTTTTGCAGGTGAAGCTTATTATGATGCTTTAGATCATAACTTTAGAAATATTGACTCATCAATAGTTTATGCAAGTATAAGCACCAATACTTCTTATTTTAACAATACTGTTTTAATTGGATCTGCAACATCAACTGGAACTGTAGATCAAGATCTTCAAATAACTGGTGGTGCTTATGTTTCTGGTAATTTGGGTATAGGAACGACAAATCCAAACTCTAAACTATCTGTTTTTGGATCTGTTGATATTTCTGGTGGAACAGTTACTTTTGGATCAACTATATTCCAAGGAAATAGTAGACTTGGTTGGGGAGTTGGTAGTTTTAACACTACTAATTTAACATTTGGAATCAATGCTGGTGCAGCAACTACAAATGGAACCTCCAACGTTGCTATAGGTCACTCTTCTCTATTCTTATCTCAGACTGGATTTGGAAATGTTGCTATTGGTAATTCTGCTGCTAGAGGATTAACGAGAGGAAGTGGAAACATTGCGGTGGGGCACAGGGCTTTGAGTGCTCCTTTCCAGGTAGATTTGACTGGAAGTGGTAATATTGCTCTTGGATATCTTGCTGGTAGAGATTTATCTCTTGGTGCAAGCGGAAACGTCATTATTGGTAGCGCAGATCCATCACTTTCATCTCCAACTGGTTTTGTCTTAGCACCACCTCTTCCAACTGGAAATGAACAACTTGTAATAGGATCTTACAATGGAACATGGATACATGGTAATAGCAGTTATAATGTTGGATTAGGTGTAACGAATCCTTCATATAAACTGCATGTTGATGGAACTGTAAGGGGCAGTTTGTTTATTGGTGATGGATCTGGACTTACTGGATTCAACGCAACTGGTGTTGGTATGGAGGTTCGTGATGATGATATTCTTGTTGGTGTTGCAACTATTATAAACTTCGGTGATAATGTAAATGTAACACAAATTTCAACGGGTATTATTACAGTAACTTCTCCTAGAAGTCAGTGGGTTAATACAAATGCAGGTATTCATACACTCTCTAGTGTTGGTATTGGTAGCACAAATCCTCAATCCAGGTTAACTGTATATGGTGATGCAAGAATATCTGATGGATTATCAGTAACTGGTGTTACTACAATTACAACAGTAGGTGCAGATGTTGCAACTCTAAAAATTAAATCTGATTATACGGACGCAAAAATCGTTATTGAAAGAGATGAAATTGTAGATAAGGCTCAAATTGAATTTTACAGCGAAGAGTTAGGTGTAAATGATTTCACTATTGGTTTATCTGGAGATCGAGTATTTAATTTCTTAGATGAAAATGGAAGTCAACTTGTTGGTATCGATACCACTGGAAACCTTAAGGTTGCTGGTATTGTAACTGCTAGTGGTTTTGTTGGTGATATTTCTGGTACTAACTTTAATCTTAGTGGAATATCAACACTCAATACCATTCAAACAAACGCTCTGAAAGTTTCTGGAATCACTACTACAGATTTCTTAAATATTGCTGGAACCAATGTAATCAGTTCTGGAAGACAACTTCAGAATATTGTTTCTCTTGATGCGACGACAACAGCAACTATTGAGTCTGCAATCGCAAGTGCTCCAAATGATTTTACGAATATTAATGTATCTGCTGGTGCAACATTAGCATCTCTAAATGTAACTGGAGTTTCTACCTTTACTAGAGTTGGAGTTACTACATTAACTACTTCTCAACTAACTGTAAGTGGAATAGTAACTGCCCCTGTGGTTTCTATTTCAACTGTAGCAGGGTCTCAAACAGGAACTGGAACTACAATCGTAGCGTCTAATGGATCTATATCTTATATTAGTTTACCAACATCTGGAACTGCACATAGCATTACGGTTTCTTCTGCAACTCCTGGTCAGAACTTGAAACTCTTTGTTCTCAATCCTACTACCGCAAAGACTGTTACTTTCTTTGTTGGTCCCGTTGGTGCTGCTGTTTCTATTCCTAATGCAGGTGTTTCTACATTCTCAGCTACAACAAACGGTGGAACTTGGGCAATTGGTGCGAAATATATGGTAGATATGATCTTCCTTGCAGGTCCATTGGGCGTAACCACGGCAACACATACATTCTTCACTCTTACTTGAGGACACTTTAAAAACTGTCACACCCTCCTTCCAGATCTGGGAGGAGGGTTTTATAATGTATGGAGATACAAACTTCTGATGTACTCAAACGTCGAAAGACTCGTTTTTGTTGGGAGTCTTCTTTTGTTAATGAATTGGGGGGTTCGTCTTACTCAGGTAATTATCAATGCTGTACTTTGATCATTCTGGTCGAGGATACTCAAAAAAACGTTGCGAAAATATCGTAGACTGGTTTTTTGATAAGTACCTTCCTCGCCATAAAATTGACCTAACTATTGTTCATCGAGGTCTCAAAAGAGAAAATGTGTTTGGGTGGGCAAATATTGAGGATGATACTTATCGCCCTCGTTGTTTTTTGATCGAGATTCAAAGTAATCTCAATTCTCATGCATATTCCACAACTCTTTTGCATGAACTTTGGCATGTTTATCAGTGGGTTATGGGAGATTTGAAAGAAAAAAGATTGAAAAGAATCTGGAAAGGTATCGATCATACCGAAACAGACTATCAAGATCAACCTTGGGAACAAGAAGCATCTTCTATGGAGCAAAAATTGTACCTAGAGTACTTGACGGATGTTTCAAAAGGGTATATACTTTAAACACTGACCAAGTTGGTCAGATAAACCCTTGAGATAAGGTATCTCGCATAAGGGTATTCTTAACCTTAATTTCACAGGAGTGAATAAAATGGCGATGAAAGATCGTACAGTGTACGATAACTATTCTTCTATGAAGAAAGGCGGGGTAGAAAGCCCTCGTCTAGCACATGCACCGATTACACGGGTGTATAGTCTAAAAGAACAAATCTTAGAGCAATCTAAATTGCTGCAAGAAAACCCAAATCATGAAGTTGAACTTAAACTTTATGAGAGTGAAAATGCCGTTCAAGTTCTGAAGCAGCGTACAGTTGCCGACAGCGTAATTCTTGGAGAAGCACAACGTCAATTTACAAAAAGTCACAGCAAGAAAATTGCAAAAAGCGTATTTGATGTCTCTGTTCGTGGAGTGTTTCAGTCTGTACAAGATAAAAATGGTTTGAACAAATTGTTTGACCAGCAACATTCTTTGACTGGACTTCTTGATAATGTCGATGGAGACAAAAACTTTACTGTTCCTTTTGCAGTAACTGTTCTAAAAGATAGTTCTAAAGTATCTGCAACTGATATTTGTGCTTTTGGATATGACTGTGTTAATAACAAGTCTAAAAAAAGCAACCCAGTTGAAAATTTTTACATTGGTTTGAACTCTGGAAATCCAAAGTGCATCAAAATCTATGAGCACCTGGATAACCTTGAGTTGGATGTGATGGAAAACAATTACAAAGTTTTTCCTGAGTGTCCTAATCGTTTTTCTCTTGAAGGATTTGCCCTTTTCCAAGGAGTTTATGAGGGTAAAAACCTTGCTCCATGGGTTCGATACATGAAAAAGGCTGTGGGAATTCTGAGAACTTCCTACACTGATAGTGCATATGCAAAAGTAAATCCAACTAAGGCAAAGATTCTCAATATCTATGATATGAAGGGTGTTTCCTACCTCTTGTATCGTGTAAGCACTCTTGCTGATACCGTTAGTTTTGATCAAGAACACCTTGAGTATTCAATCAAATCTTATTGGAATCGACACCCTGAGATGTTGCAACTTGATGGGGAGAAAATGAATCGTTTGAACACTCCTAAAGTTTCTGGACTTTGGGAAGAAAGTGTGGCTTATAACTATGTTTTGAGAGCATATAACCGATTTGCAGTTGAAAAATCAGTTCTTCCTCTTGATTTGAAGCAACTTTTCCCCAACGTCTGGCAAGTATATCACCCTGCGGGTTGATAGACACTTTCATAACCGTCACATGGGGTCCTGTTGGACCCCTTTTTGTGTTATAATATTCCTATACGCGATGAGACCTGTGTTCCAACTCCGACCTCACCAGCAACGCGCTCTGGACGCCCTTGCTAAGTATCTGCGTGGTCAAGTCATTATCCCCACTGGCGGCGGTAAGACCAACGTTGCTATCTTTGATGCAATTCGTGAGTTTCTGAAAGATATTCCTCAGACGATTGTTGTTGTTGCTCCTCGCATTCTGCTTGCTGAGCAACTGTCTTCTGAGTTTCTTGAGTTTATCACGAATGCTCAAGTGTTGCATGTCCACAGCGGTGAAACTCACCACTTCAGTACCACTCGTCCGAATGTAATTCGTGCTTGGTATGAGCAGGCCAAAGGTCACAAACTGATTTTCACCACCTACAACTCCCTGCAGCGTCTGCAACAGGCAGATATCCACGTCGATACCATTTACTTTGATGAGGCGCACAATTCTGTTCAGCGTCACTTTTTCCCTGCTACGGAGCACTTCGCTTCTGCTGCTGACCGCTGCTATTTCTTCACTGCTACTCCTAAGCATTCTGCTACTATTTCCAAACCTGGGATGAATATGCCTGAGGTGTATGGTCAGGTTATTTGCAACGTTCCTGCTCCTGAACTGGTGGATGGTGGTTTCATTGTTCCCCCTAAGGTTGTTGTGCAGCAGTTTGAGATGCTGGGCAAGGGTCAGATTGTTGCCGATGTTGACTGCGAGAACTTGATTCAGACTATTGATGCTCAAGATGTGAGCAAGGTTCTGATCTGCTCTAAGGCAACCAAACAGATCCAGAGTCTCGTTTCTCAGACTGATTTCTGCAAGCAATTGGAGGATCGTGGTTTCTCTTGGATGTATATCACTTCCAAGACTGGTGCTGTGATCGATGGGCGCAAGGTGAACCGTGAGGTGTTTTTCGACACCCTGAGCGCCTGGGGCAAGGACAACGACAAGAAGTTCGTTGTGCTGCACCATAGCATCCTCTCCGAAGGCATCAACGTGTCTGGTCTGGAGGCAGTGCTGTTCATGCGGTCCATGGATTACATCGGCATCTCTCAGACCATTGGGCGGGTCATTCGCCTGCACAAGGACGACGCAGAGGCGCTCAGGAGCGGCAGGATCGCCCCTGGTGCCCTTGGAGACTACACTAAGGCATTTGGGTTGGTTTGCATCCCTGTCTACTCTGCTGTGGGCATCAGCACCGCTAAGAAGGTGCAGGCAGTGGTGGATACCGTGTTCCAGCAGGGTCAACCTGCTATTTCTGTGGTGAAGCGATGAAAGAAGGGTTTATTACGACCGATGGGTACGCAGCCGTCCCATGGGGAAAGAGACTGGTTATTATCTACAATGGAGAACAATTGTCTGATGTAAGTACAGTAAAACAAGCACACAAGTTTATAAAGGATCATCGATCCAATCCTCAAACTGGCACAGTTTTTGTTCCGTAAGCACCTTTTACCTTATAATACATATGTCTAAGGCATCCACCATGAAAACCGAATTTGTTTGCGTCAAACCGAAGTCAAACAAAGCAAAAAATAGATTTGCAAATCAGATGAATGGACTTCATTCCTGTCGAGTGGAGCAAAAAAAAGATGGAAAGTTGTTTCTAGCTTCGATTACTGGTCAATACTTTTTCTGGATTCCTGAGAGCGGAGATGAGCACTGGGAGATTGTGAAATGAAAAAAGTTTTTATTTTCCTTTCTGTAATTTCTTTTGCTGCTCCCTCTTTTGCAGAGGTTCGATTTAGGAATAAAGTTGTCTCCTTTAACGCAGATCGTGTTTGTGCAAATCTAATTGGAATTCCAAAAAATTCAAAGAATGTTTCGTATGAGGAATGGGAACAATTTCAATCTTGCATAAGGTATTTTGATCTGGTTGATGGTGTCTATTAAAAGTCTATTAAATATTAATAGAATAGGAGAGGGCCATGGTTGCTCTGTTTCTCACGACCACAATTACTTGCAGTCAAGCATTCAGCATTATTAACAAAATCAAATCTAATGGTGCTTTACCAGAATACTTAAAAACTGAACTGATTGAAACGATTCGTGAAACTATTCCAACTTGTCCTGTGAAAGTTAAAAAAGATGGATGAAGCGCCAGACGTTAAATGGAATCGCGGATTAGATTTGTTTATTGAAAGTGTGCATAAACCAGACCATGAACTGAGACAGTGTGCTCACAATCAAAAATGTTATAATGAACTCATGGCGGTTAGAGATAATGTATTAGAATACCTTAAAACATTAAGAAAATGAACCCTTATACAATTTGGTTTATATTGTTTGCTTTTGCTGCATATTTCATCGCAACTGATGAAAGTGTTGCAAAGGCAGTTTTTTATGCTACCAAAATCATTCAAAATAAATTTGTAATCTTTCGTTGGTGGTTGGTTCATAATCCAGCAACACCATGGGCACGTTACTCCATGTGGAGACGCTCAAATAAACTTGCAAAAGAGTTGATGAAAGAGTTAGAATCAAGAAATAAATAATCATTATCACAATAATACACATGCTTTCTACACAATATCGACTCCGACTTGAGGCAATCTGTGAGAAAATTGTAAAGAGTGAGGAGGTGAGTTTGGAAGATATGATCTGGGCTGAAAAACTTGCAAAGGCAAATAGATCTGCAGCAACTATGCTGCGTCAAGCAAGAAGAAAAGCAGAAAACCCAGACATGAAAGAAGGAGATCTTGATGATTTTTTAAATCAACTTGATATTGGTGGTACTGGATTTGATCGTTTTGGTAAACGTGGTTTTGATAGCGTCGATGATATGGTAGACTGGTGGACAGAAGGAAAAGACAAACCTGATGACTGGAGACAACGTGACTGAGAAAAAACTAAATGAGTTTGGTAAAGCAATGCAGGAGTGGTGGGATTCTGATGCTTGCAAAGAACTTCAAAAAGCAAATAAAGAAGCACGAGAACGTGCTATTGGAAAGTACCATATGCTATCGGAAGAAGATAAGATTGATATGGTAGAAGCAATTACCCATATTATGTGTAAGGCAGAGAGTGAAGGTTGTTCTCATCGTGGTTTGCAACACGAACTCGGCATTTATCCTGGAGGTTTCTGGGTAGATCATCTTATGGATGTTCATAATGCTCTCTGGTCTTATTATCATGATAAAAAGAGAGAGAAAGAATTGTGTGATGACCTAGATTCACTTGAAGAATTTTTGAATAAAGAAGAGTGAGGGACAGAACACAAACTGTCCACTGATTCTTGACTTGCGTTGGTTTGGGATCTATAGTAGGTTCATAGATCACAAGACACATGACCTACAAAGCAACTCTCAAAGTTCAGTTTGATACTGAGTTCGTCAATCAAACTTCTTATGGTGTATATGATGATGAAATTCTCCCCGAGGAGCATTATACCTTTGAGATTCCTGCTCAAGACCTCAATACCATTCAACTGTTCCGTTTCTTTGGAACTGTTGCCCGCACAATGGGACATAATGAAATTGGTATCATGAAGGGTGCTTGTTCTCTTGCATTCAATGATATGCGAAGTGAAGAGGATATGCGTAAGATTGCTGATGAGTTTGATCTTCTTCTTTCAGAAGACTATCATAAAAAACTTGTTGAATATGATACTCAACAGGATGAAGATTTGAAGAAAATGGAAGCAGAAATTCGTGACCTGAAAGCTAAGATCTCTCGTCTTGAGAATCCTGAGAATCCTCAATATACTGATGAGGAAATGGATGCAATGACCTATCAAGAATGGGGGCATTTGATTCCTGGTAGTTATGCTGCTGTTCAAAATGGATGTAAGTGCCCTGTAATGGATAATCAAGAAATGCCTGAGGATCGTAAATGGGTAAATGGTGATTGTCCTCTTCACGGTAAACTGAAATGAAAGAGTTTGATTACTCTCTTAATTACAAAACTTTAGATTTCTCCAATTCTGATACAAAAAAACTATATAGAATTGGACGCGGAGAGCAGGGAGTCCTCCTTGTGCGCCCATATACCGAAGATATCTGCAAGTATTGGAGGTTCAAGGATGAGACTACTGCTCGCAAATCTGCTGCTAAAATATACGAAATGTTCTGTTCGTACAGCAGGGACAACGATTTCATTGGTATGGACATGGCCCGCAAATTCCTTGAGATGGGATTTACACGGGCTCGCAGGTATGCGAATCACTCTGACGGAAAAAAATACTCTGAAACTGGTGAGGTACTACCCCAAAGTGCAGATGCACTTACAGGCACAAAAGCAAAAGCAGCAAGAATCTTCAAGGAATATAGAGATTTAGCCGCCTATGATAAGTCCTATGTTAGAATGAGAAAGCAGTGGAGGGCACAAGAATGATGAAAAAGGGACATCGTGTGTGCTTCATTGGATGTAGCACACATCAGATTAATTGGGGAAATAATGATGATCCTAATCCAATTTTAACTGAAGGTGAAGTTTATGTGATAGAATCTGTGGATGTACATTCTCAGCATACAAAGATTAAACTTGTAGGCTATCCTGGGTGGTTCAATTCAGTATGTTTTCATAGGAGTGAAAATGAAACCTAAAACTCGTGTTATTCTTGAAATGGCGATTGAACAAGGCGTTCAACGTGGTTGGCGTCTTGCTCACAAACATGTAGAGAATCCAGAAGAGCATGTAATCATTGAACGTATCAATGATACTGTGATGTCTGAAATCTATGAATACTTTACTTTTAGTGAGGAGGAATTTCAATGAGTTTTTCTAAAACAGTTTCTGTTGTTGCTGCACTTGCAAGTATCTTCAGCGTTGGTCTTGCAAGTTGGAAGATTTCCGAAGACATTAAAAAAGAACAAACTACACCGCTGGAGCAGAAAATTCAAGACCTTGAGAAAAAACTAGAAGAAACTAAGGAACCAATCCAACAACCAATCACATCGATTCCTGCTCCCACTAATCTTCCTACTACCACACAAACTCAAGCACCTCAACTTCCTCCGGCATCTCCTCCCCCTCCAGTGGAATCTCAACAATGACTCTTGAAGAAATCATTGAAGAATATGGACAGGAAGTATTAGACACATACTACGAACTTTTTCCAGATAAAGATATTACAAAGTTTGGTGATAGGTTCTGTGGCCCTGTTGGATCACTTGAAAACTTTGTAGAAGACTGCTATTATTCTACTGGAAGTAATGAGTTGGAAAGTCTAGCAGATTTTGCTTCAGGTGTATTTTCTGAATATTATTACTACGACGAAGAAACCTCAACTGGATTTGTATTTTACAATGAGCGATGATGCGCCCTGGTTAGATTGTATGGATGGATTTATGACTCACGAAGAAATGCTTGAAGAAGCAGCACGACGAGAAGCAATCGTAGCAAAAGTATCTGAAGAAGATTACCAGAAAGTCCTGGATGAGGCAGCAAGACAAAAAGAAGAAAAAGTCCTAGACATCGCAAAAAACATTATGGAGGAAAACAAAGAAGCATTCCAACATCTTGCTGCGATCGAAAGAAAGGAATTTGCAGAGAAAGATTTTGAAGATCTTACCAGAGATCAAAAGATCCAACTTGCTTTGGAAGAAATTGATTGGATTGTGATTGGTGGGCAAGATGGTCAAGAGTTTTATGGTTCTATTCAGTTTCTCCGAAAAGTATTGAGGAGTTTGCGATGACTGATGAAGACCTGAATGCTATAATGATTCATCCAGAGGTTGCAAAATCTATGAGAGATGAGTATTATGGTATGAGTAAGTGGGAATGGTTTGTTGAAGGTTTCCGTAACATTCATTATATCCTTGATTGTTATGAGACCGTAGAGCATTTCCCTGATGACTTCTGGGAAGGATTATCGTGGGGTTGGTGTTGCGAATACATTTATCCTTATGATGACCCTTACAATCCTTGTATTTCACCTGAACGTAAACTGAGATTAGGTCGATGGTAATCCTCCATAAACTCATACTTAACAATAGATATCTCCGCTACACACCTTTTTGGTGGTGGTGGAGATTGATGTTGCATCATGGTTTTCGCTTTGATGATTATCACGTTTGGGGATCATTCTGGCATTCTCTCAGTCACGGGTGGGAGCATATGGAATATGTCTATAAGTTTGAAGAGTATTGGGGTAAGGGTTCTTATCCTCCAGAAAAAATTATTTTATCGAAAGAAGGATTTGATGCACTGGTGGATAAACTCAATGAACCACCACAATATAACGAAAAGATTGCTAGGGTATTGCAACGTAAAGCGCCATGGGACGAATGAAGCCACTACCTGATAAACTACAACTTGATATTATGTGGGCAGTGGCGACCAGTACCAGTATTGAAACTGGTACAAGACCCCACTATGGGTTCGCCAAGATGCTGTATGATGAACTTATGGACATCAAACCTCCTGTGAATCTTGGAGAACTAAAGTGAACTACCTTTGCCTTGTTGATGGTGTAGTAGAATATGGGAGCACAAGTCCTTCTGACTTTGCACACTATCAGATGATGTATGCCGAAGACCACCGTGATGCTAATGTTCAGTATCTTACTCTGACTGATGAAGAGTATGATGAAATGTTCCCTTATGAGGAAGAAGAATGACTTACACCATCACCAAACACATTCAAATCGAACACGAAGAAGATGGTTGGAGTTTTGATTTCACTGCTGATGAACTTGGGACTGTGAGTATAGAGGATGGTAATGGGCCAGGATATCAAACTATTCACATTCCCAAAGATTGTATTCAACACTTTATTGATGTTCTGGAGCAATACAAATGACTTACGATGAACTCTACGATCATGTGGTAAAATATGTTGCTATGCCACATACTACTATCACAGTTCACGATCAACGCCGTGCCTGTTTAATTCTTGGTGCTTTTATGGAGTTTATTCTTGATTGTCAGGATGCTGGTATTGATTTGAACACGATTGATACTACTGGTATTGTGAATATGAAACTTGATGAACTGGAGGGTAAGTAATGCCGTTCTTTCCCGACTGCTATGACGAGTGGGGACTCTACAAGATTACCTATGATGGAGACCATAAGATGTATGAAATGTTGTATGAGGGAACTGAAGAAGAGTGTCGTCAATATGCTTATGATAACTACACCGATAAAGAACAGGGTGAAATGTGCCTGATGGATTGGGAAGCTAGGGAGTGGGATGTATGAATAAACCACAAAAGTTTAAACATATCTCTCGTGCTATTGATAAGCATGGAGTTCATCACCTTGATGCTATTGACGATGAAGGTCGTCACTGGTATGCTACCATGAGGCAAAAGGAAGAACTCTGGCTCACCTATGTTCAACACTGGACTTTGAAGACTCACTGATGACTAAAGAAATTGACATCTCAAAAGTCCTCATAGAAGGAGACACCGCAACCATTATGGGTGTGAAGTATAAGAGAGTGGATGAACCACCAAAAACACTCACAGACATTATTGTTCGTTGGTGGGGAGACTCGGAAACACAAGACAAAGATCCTATTATTACTGACCTTGTAGATGATATTGAGAAGTGGTTGCCGAAAGAACAATCTGCTGCTGGTTCTCAAAATGTTTATGTGGAATGCACCGTAGAAGGTTTCAACGACGCAATCAACAAAATTAAGAGGAAACTGCGATGAGTAGATTTACAGAAAACCCAGACGAAATCGTACTTCAAGACATTCAAATGTTTCATCTGGAAAGTATGAATGAACGCACACTTTGGATTGGTGTATATACTGAAGATGATAAAATCTATCACTTGAATATTTCTGCGGATGGTGATAAACTGAAGTACTATTGGAGTAATGAGACCTGTGACTGACGAACAAAAACTTACATTTTTACTCAATGAACTTAAACTTCTAGCAAGAAAAACACATTGTTATGATGGAAGAGGTGGAGACAATCTCTATTATTACACAGATGACCACGATGCAACATTTGATGATGGGAGTCAATATGGTTTGGTTTCATTTGCTCGCAGCATCCTAGAAAGTATGGGTGAGACTTATGACCACTAGAGCCCTACAAATCCTAGAATCAACGATGGAGTTGTCTATGAGACCCAAAAGTGGCGATAGACAGAAGTTGATTGCTCGTGTGATTCGTGAGGTTGCTGATCGTTTATGCACTGATTGTGGAGAACTTGAAGACCCCATTGAGATTTTGCGTGAAATTGCTGATGAGGTAGAAGCACTATGAGAGACCTTGATCGTGCTATGCTACTTGGTGTAGTGTTGGGTATGATATTCCTTTCACTGTTTTATATAATGAAACCAGATACTAAAAACCAACCAGAAACTCCAAAGTCTAACTTCACGGTAGTTGATAAATATGAGAACTGTGATGTAGTTCAATGGTCTTATGGTGGTCTTGCTGACTACAAATACTTTTTGTATTGCCCTAAATGAATCTTACTGAAAAAGAAAAAATATATCATAATATATGGTGTTGTGCATATCAACGTAGATATAATGCAAAATGTAAAGGTGATTGGGAATTGTATGATCGTGAACATCAAACTTTACTAATGTGTCTTAGAATAGCAAAGTGGACTAAATTTGATAGCGAAGAACCACATTATCTAAAATGACTCAAATCTTTAAACAAACTTCTGATGAACCTTATATTCGTCATCACTATAAATTGGTGTTTGAAGATGGTAAATCCATAATTTTTGATAACTATGAAGATGTTCAAGTAACTTGGTTTAAAACTGCAGGTCAGTTTTTAAGTCACATTGAGGTTCTAGATATTAAAGAAAAAAAGAGAGGATTTATTTAAATGAATTTGTTCAACTTTAAACATCGTGAAGACTTTGGGCACGAATGGTATGTTCAGGTTTTGAATGTAAAGAATTGGAGTTTGCTTCAAGCATCCGTAAGTTGGAATGATTATCCTGGATGGCCTTATATTCAAATCAAATCGGGTACAGGATCTACTTTGAGTATTCTATTCTGGGCTTATAAGTTTGGTTTTGATATTGGAATAATTGAACGCACTTGGAAATGGGATTATAGAAATGAGCAAGAAACTGAACTGGTTTGAGTATTACTTTGGTCACTGCTTCCAAACTGGCTGGAGAGAGATCTGGAATAACTTTAAGATGTGGAGAGATCTCATCAGTGGAAACTATGAGAACTATGCCCTACTAAAAGATGACGATCCTTATGAAGAATGCTATAATTGGTTCTGGACAAGTATCAATCTTGATGAAACATATCCCAAAGAGTTTCTTGAGTATCTGATGGAAATGTGTGATAGAATTGATCGTGGTGAAGAAAAATTGATTCCAATGGATCTTGAAAAACTTCATGAAATTAGTGAACTTTTGGATGATGAATTAGATGATGACGATCTTTGATATGATGCATGATGAACAACATTATGGTTGGGTTGTAGATAAACGCTACGACTGGATCAATATGTTGAATAAGATGCAAAAAAATAATCCAAGACGATTTAAAGAGTTTCAGTATTCGCAAGAGACAATTTACCATCACCTAGATAGATTGCAACAGGAACAAAATCTTTACGACTAATGAGCGAAGTAACTTTTAAGAAGCACAGAGTATTCCGTGAGACACAATCAGTTATCTTTTATGATATTTCTGTGGAAGGATCTAATGCATCAGACCTCGTGGTTCACGAAGGTCCTGCTATTAGTCCTCCTGATGATATTGTAGGGGCAAAACAGTTTTATATTCATTATCATCAGGTAGACCATAATCGTGTTCTGCAGGGTATCCGTACATTTGAACTGGTCAATCCTGAGTGGAGGTATCCTTATCACATTGTTCATCTTAATCGTAGTTCTGGTGCTCTGGTCATTCCTCAAAGAACATATCATCGCTCCTGGTCAGGTGAAGAAGGATCTATTGTAATTAATCAAGCAATTAGAGATGATAAATTTGATGATAAGACTGAGTTTATCCCTGTCTCAGCAGCACAGAATGAAGACCTGTATCGCATCCTAGCACACGAAAAACCAGTCATTCATACACTTGGGGAAATGTGATGGAAGGATTTAATGATTGGTTTTATGAGATGGAAGGTTATGGTTTTCGTGCAGAACGTTTTTGGAGCGATTATGATGCTAAAGATCAAATTGCTATGATGGAATGGTTGAGAACTGCCTATCGAATGGGATATGAAGAAGGACAACGACTTTATGGGGGAACAGAATGACTATAGTTGAAAGACCTTGGGGCACATTTGAAACTTTATATGAGTCAGATTCGTATAAAGTAAAGAAAATTTGTCTAAATTCTGAGCAATCATTTTCATTACAATATCATAAGAATCGTCATGAGGACTGGATTATTGTTGAAGGTGATGGTATAATTAATGATGGTTGGAAAGTTAGAAACTGTATCGTGGGGGATAGATTTCATATTCCTCCAAAAAACATTCATCGAGCTACAGCAGGACCAGATGGATTAGTTTTCATTGAGGTGCAGCGTGGAGTCTGTGATGAATCTGATATTGTTCGTATAGAAGATGATTATGGACGATCTTAAAAAAACAGAGTCTACTGAGTTTCCTTATGAAAAATTTAATATAAAATTATTTCATACAGATGGGAAAGAAAAGAGAGTTTGTTATTTTGAGTGTGACGCTCATTTAAAAAAATACATAAGTCGTTACAATTTGAAGAAAAAAGACATTAAAATCTTGATTAAAGAGGATAAAAATGACTAAAAGAACTTATACTCAAAAAGATGGGACTATTTGGGAATGGGAAGAAACACCAGAACTAATTAAAATTTTAGAACAACTTCATAAAGAAAAAAATGATTGAGAATGTTGGAATAATTGGTAATGGTTTTGTAGGGAACGCTCTCTACGAAAACTTTAGATATCGAACTCCAACAAGAGTTTATGATATTGATTCAAACAAATCTAAACATACCTATGAGCAGGTTTTGGCTGCAGATGTAGTTTTTGTTTGCTTACCAACGCCAATGATGGAAAATGGAGAATGTAATGTAAAGTACATATGGAAGTTCTTTGAAGAAGTTCCTCTTCATACTCCTTGTTTATTTGTAATCAAATCAACTGTTCCTATTGGGACAACTGATCAGATTATTAACTTCAGAACAGATTTAAACATTCTTCATAACCCAGAGTTTCTAACTGCAGAAAATGCACAAAGAGATTTCTTCAATTGTGATAGGAATGTGATTGGTGGAGATTCTTATTATTCCAACTCTTTAAAGGAATTTTTATATAAAGTATTTCCCGAGTGGGAAGAAAAAAATGTTCCATGCTATCTGGTACAAGCAAAAGAATCTGAAATGATTAAATACTTCTCAAATTCTTTCTTAGCCGTCAAGATTGCATATTTTAATCATGTCTACCAAACATGCAAGTTCTTTAATGGGGATTATGATGTAGTTAGGACTGCAATTGGTGAAGATAAAAGAATTGGAACATCTCACACTAAAGTTCCTGGTCCAGATGGGCAACTTGGGTTTGGTGGATTTTGCTTTCCAAAAGATATTAACGCTCTAATTCATACGTTAAAACAATGTAACATTGACGCCTCTTTACTTGAGGCGTCTTGGGAGTATAATACCAGAGTACGAGAAGAATTCAATTCATGAACATCTTTGTAACGTCACCGTGGCCTGCTGAAAGTGCTGTATGCCTTCCCGATAAACACATCGTCAAGATGCCTTTGGAATGCTGCCAAATGCTTTCTATTGTCGGATCTGAAAAGTGGGGTCATAACTACGGCACTCTCCCTAAGACTGATGGTACTCCCTACAGAACTGAAAAGGGTGCGTTTCGTAATCATCCCTGTACCAAATGGGCAATGGATAGTATCAACAATGCCTATTGGTTGATTAAATGGGGAATGAATTTGTGTGATGAATATGCGCTAAGATACAATAAAATACACTCTTGCTATTCAACTTTGGTTCATGCGTATTATATCTTCCCAAAAGGAAAAATTAATAAAGTAACTCCATTTGCCCGTGCGATGCCAGATGAATATAAATTTGACACAAGCATTGACACTTTTACTGCTTACAAAATGTATATCGCATCCAAACCTTGGGTTGCATCTAATTATCTTCGTATGCCAGAGAGGAAACCAGAATGGATCTAAGATATCACGTTCTTGACCCAACAACTCCTTGGTATGAGTTCTTATCATATCAAGAGTGTTGTTGGTCTTTGGGAGTTCCTGTTCGTTTGGGATCTTTCATGCGATATAATGCTTATCTAAAATCTGTAGGTGTATCATGACTGATCCACATTGGTTTAAAAAGAAGTGGGGACTTGAGGATCCCGTATTAATTGATAAAGTATATGAAAGACTTGTTGATCTTGAGGAAAGAGTTAAATCTTTGGAAAAAGAAAACATAGAAACTACAAATGCATTGTATGAGATTGAAAACAGATTACAAGCAAAGATTGACAATATACACCCCGTAACCTATAATTTACAAAACTATTCATTGGACAAATGACTTTTAATGTAACTCTCCGTACTCCTGACGGTTCCGAAACCACTATTCAGTGCCCTGCAGATACTTACATTCTTGATGCTGCAGAGGAAGCTGGAGTCGATCTTCCCTATTCTTGTCGTGCAGGAGCATGTAGTTCTTGCGCTGGTAAAGTAATCGAAGGAACAGTAGACAATGAAGATCAAACATTCCTTGATGATGACCAAGTTGCAGATGGTTTCATTCTAACTTGCACTGCCTATCCTACTAGCGATTGTGTGATTCTGACTGAGCAAGAGGAAAACCTGTGACTGCTGGAATGTTGGGGCAGTTTGCTCTTGCCCTTGAAAAACTTGGATGGGACGCCAATGATGAACTCTCTGTTGAGATTGGTGGCGTAGCAGTAACAGGAACTGCTAGTCATCCAGATGCAAATGCAAAGTGGGCGAAACCATTTGGAACCGTAACATATCAGAACGACGCTTTTATTGTTATCAAGAACAAAACCAGAAGTCCTATGGTATTCTCCCAACCAAATCCCGAACTCAAACAACAACATCCTTATCAAAAGTAATGTACGATCTAGACTGTTTTGAAAAAGCACTGGCACACTTCGGAACCCGTGTAGATATTATTATCGCCCTTGAAATGGGCGATAAAATTGATTCTGATAGTGCCTATAAAATGATCAAAGAAGAGTTGAAACAACTCAAAAAGATTCGTAAAAAATATAAGGATGATGGGTGTGATGAGTGCTGATAGTTTTAAAGTAACACAAAATACCGATGGTACATTTACTATCGAATGGGATGAGAAAGATCCTAAGTACGAGTTTCTGAATCACTTGACGGAAGATCAAATTAAGGATATTATAATGAAAAATGTTGAATTTTATCTAAATCAAAATAAAGGAGAATAGAAATGTTATTGGATTATGCCTCTGTAGTCAACCAGTTTAAAGTGAACGTGACTGGAATTATCCATGTCGGTGGCCACATTGGTGAAGAACTAAAGACATACAAAAAGCATAATGTCCCTAATTTGATCGTCTTTGAACCACAAAAACCTTGTTTTGACTTACTCAAAAAAGAAGCAGATTCTCTTGAGTTTGAAAACATTCAATTAGTTAATAAAGCACTTGGTAGTGACTTTGGGACTGTTGTGATGTACTGTAATATTCCAGATGGTTTGTGTAGTTCTGTACTAAAACCAAAAGAAGTTTATAAATTAGATCCAAATTTTGATTTCTCAATCAGAGAAGAAGTTGAAATGGTAACCCTAGATTCAGTCATCGAAGAGGATCATAACTATAACTTCTTAAACATGGACACTCAAGGATATGAGTTGGAAGTTTTGAAGGGAGCTACAAAAACACTGGAAAAAATTGACTATGTGTATACAGAAATCAATAGTGTTGAGTTGTATGAGGGTTGTCCGATGGTAGAAGATCTTGATACATACCTAGAGAGTTATAATTTTGTTAGAGTTAAAACTGGATGGGGTCACCCAACCTGGGGTGATGCTTTCTACGTTAAAGATCATTTAATTTAAGATAAAGAAAAAATGGATTACAAAAAGTATTCTCTTGAAAATCTAGAAAACTGGTTGCATGATGCGATGTCTTGTGCAGAAGCATCTCCTCAAGAAATCTATGATGTGATTAAAGGTGTTGTTGAGGATAACTATCGTACTTATCAACAACAAGCATCCAGAGCACATGAACTTCTTTCTTTATTGAATAATAATGGGCAGTCATATGATGATGTTCTGAAAGAAAGAGAATACTATGAACCATCTATACCTGAAGAAGAACTTTCTCAGTATAAAGTATCGCTGAGTTGTGATAAAGATGATCCATCACCCGAATGTAAAGGTGCCTGGAATGATTTTTGGGAAGATGCTGATGAATATGCACTTAGAGAAGCAGAATACTACAATGCATCTTCTCCAGAAGAAACATCCGAAGAGAGAGTTAAGAGAATCAATGAATCTTTAGAAGGACAAGCAGAATATGGTGAATCATTCCAAAAAACTTGGAGTGTTTCTATAGAAGAAGATGGTGTTACTGGAGATGTGTTTATAACTTTCCCACCAGAGGCCTTAAGAGCAGCAAATATATCGGAAGGCGATGAAGTTGAGTGGATAGATAACAAAGATGGTACATTTACTGCTAAAAAAGTAGAAAAACTGGTTTCAATGGATGAGTGCTGATGTACACTCTTTTTCTGTTAAAAGGACTTGCACCATTTGTTGCTGGTCTATGTTTTGAAAATTTTATGACTAAACAAGGAGAACTTTGCAATGTTAGAGATTCTTCAGAACGTGTGGTAAAATATGACCCACAAGATCCAGAAAATGCTTGTTATCGTGATGGTATTTTCTACCCTCGGTGCAAAGATCTAGAAAATCCAGAAGTTCTTCACTATCACAATCTATTACTAAAGGAAAGACAATAATTATGGCTTTATCACAATCTGTCGAAGAATCCCTGAAAGAAGCAGAACAATCTCTGCGAAATGCACTAGCATACGCTGCTCGTCAAGAACGTCCTATGGTATGTTCAGTTATTGCAGATCTTATCAGTCGTATTGAATCACTACAAAATACAGATGCTATTTTGGATAAACTGGAGCAACGAATGAATGGGGATGAGGATAGTAAGCGAGGTCGTTGGGGTCCATTTGGATCTTAACAAACTGTAACACGATCCCGAAGAGAATATTAAGATACCATAGATATGGTATAGATCATGTTAAACTGAGTTCAGTCGCAACGCATAAATGACCATTGACCGAGACCTTACGCAAGAAGAATGGGACGAAATGAATGTACTTCGCAAAGCAATTAATTATAATCCAAGTCAAGTGCATCCAGACAAAATGCAGCGATTTAGTGAACTTCTAGTTAAATCTATGGGTGGTAACGGCGAACCCACGCGGACAGTTTAGAAAGCGGCACACAGGCGATCCTGGAGGGGTCTGGTGCCCTTATAATACTCTCATACGCAACGAACCGATGACCACCACCTTCGCTGAGTATTCCGCCCAAGCAGAGGCACGGAAGAACATCGCAGAGGCAGTCCTGGGGCACACTTATGCTCTATGTGAGGCACTGCGCCAGAACTTCATTGAATACAGCATCAAATCCCATCAGAAGTTTGTTGATGATGCTGATACTCATGAGTATCATCAAAAGCAGATTGATAAACTGAGGCAAGGTATTTGTGATTATGAGTTCTACCCTGAAACGGGTCGTAAGTATCATAAGATTATTATGATAATTCATAATACTGCTAGTCCTACTGGCACTAGTCGCTCTGTCCATGCTTTTGTAGACAAGAAGACTGGTCAGGTTTACAAGTCTGCATCCTGGAAGTCTCCTGCTAAGGGTGTTCGCTACGATCTTCGCATTATTGAGCAGCGTGAATGGTTGCTTGAGAATGCTGATTGGGCAGGTTCCTATCTGTACGCTCGCTGAGGTTAATTATGGCTACTTGGAGAGCGGATGTATTTGTAAATTCTAGAGTTGGTAGAATTACAACTGAAGTTGAAGCAGCAACTTTTGCGGGAGCGAGAGAGCAAATCTATGCAAAGCATGGAGATGTTCAGCAGATTACAAATCTACATGAAGTGAGAAGTAGTGGCGGTGGTTTATCGTCGTCTGGTGATTATGGTGGAACTATATGGTTGGTCGCAATTCTATTTGTTATTTGGTTGATTGTTGAATACTGGTACTTTATCGTCCCAGGTGCTATTATACTAGGAATCTTGTATTGGTATGGTCGTAATGCCTAGAATTGAAATTTTAGAACAACCTGTAGAGAAACTGGATTCTGTGGAGCAGACATTTGATCTGGTCTATATGGATCCTCCGTTTGGATTGCAGCGAGACTTTACAATGCAGGAGGAAGATGGTCAAGAAAAGGGATTTAGTGATAATTGGAATTCATTTGATGAGTATATTGATTGGTATGCTGGTGTTATTAATAATTGCTTCTCAAAGTTGAATAAAGATGGTTGGTTGTATGCACACAATAACTTCATTGGTAATGCTTTAGTATTGTCTAAAGTTGATCCTAAAGTTCGTGATGCATTCTATACTAATATTTCATGGAAACGTAGTGGCCCGAAGAATAATTTAAAGAATGGGTGGGGGAATATTGTAGACAGTATTATTGTACTCAGAAAAGGTAAACCTTACTTTGAAGTTGAGTATGGATCTCTGGATCCAGTATATGCAGCAAATAGTTTCAAGAACAAGGATGGGGTTGGATATTACGCTCTTGCAAAGGTGACTGGAGAAAAGAGTCGTCCTTCTGCTCGATTTGAGTATAAAGGATATAATCCTCAGTATGGTTTCCGTATAACAAGGGAAAAACTGGAAGCATTGGACGCTCAGGGTCTGTTGCACTACGGCGCAAATAATATCTACAAAAAAATCTATTCTCATGAGTCCAAAGGTGTTCCCGTACAAAATTTGTGGGATGACGTGTATTTTATCAGTAGAAGTGAGCAGAATAAGCGTAAGTACCCAACACAAAAGCCTTTGAAGTTGTTGGAGCGTATTATCAAATCATCTTGTCCTGTTGATGGATGGGTGTTGGATCCTTTCTGTGGATCTGGAACTACTGCGATTGCTGCGTTTGGTTTGGATAGAAATTGTGTTACGATGGATGTGAATCCAGATGCTGTTCGCATTGCTCAAGAGGCGATATCTGAACTAAATAATCCACTTGTTTCGCAATTCCAATGATTAAAAACATTTTAATCGCCTGTCTATTCATTCCTCTACCTGCTGTTGCTCAACAGGTGAATGAATATGATGTTTGTACGAGGTATAGAGAAACCTATGTACCTGGATATTATGATTCATATGGTAATTACATTTCAGGCCGAGTAGAATCCGAATCATACAAAGTTCCTTGCGGAACTGGTTATCGAAACAATCCAGAACCTCAACCAAGATATAGGAGACAGGTCTATTGTGATCCCACTCGTTCAATTTTAGGTGCAGGACTTGGTGGTGGTCTTGGTGCGATCTTTAACAATTCCAATACTCGTCGCTATACAGTTCCGATTGGTGCTGCTCTAGGTGGAATTGCCTTTGGATGCAACTGAGTCTGTACCAGTGTGGGAACTGTCCACTCTGCCCCTGACTCTGCCCCACTCTGCCCTATAATTACAAGGTAATCAACGAAACGCCTCATGGGAACCCGCGCTCGCATCGGTCTTGAACTTAAAGATGGTTCTATCCTCTCTGTGTATCATCACTGGGATGGTTATCCTGAGTGGTTGGGTCGTATTCTGAAGACACACTACAATTCACGCTCTCTTGTTGCTGAACTGATTGATGGTGGCGATATGTCTTCCTGCTGGACTGATGAGCGTTGGGATGATAGTGGTGTGAAAGGTGTTTATGGTCCTGAATACTACTCTCAGCGTGGCGAAAATTGCCCTCCTCGTCACGATAAAGACCTGATGGAGTATCTTCAAAACGGTGAAGAGTATGCCTATGTTTATACTCAATCCGAAGGTTGGTTGTGCTATGATACTTGTAATTGGCGCAATTCCTATTTGGAAGGTGTCGAAATTCCCTCTGCTGCCCTTGCTGTTTGACCCATGAAAACTTCTACTGCCCTTGGCGTTGTATTTGGCGCTGTTGTTATTGTTACCGCTAGTCTCTTACTTGAGGCCTGGTTGCTTGGATTGATTCTGTCTTGGTTCGGTGTATCGCTGACTTTCTGGCAGAATTTTGCTATAATCTTTCTTGCAAACCTCATTTTTAAGAACACCAGTGGATCGAAATGAAATGACTGCACTTGAAGAACTTCGATTTGAGAACTTCATTGAGGAGTATGAGCGTCTTGCTTCTGAACTGGATGTAAATACGCTCTACTACACTGAAGAGTTTGTTAATTTGACTAAAACCCAATTCACGAGTACAATTTAGGAGTAGTTTCAAACAAACAATGAAGTATTTTTATCTGGTTGATTATTGGGTTCCGTTTCCATCTTCTGAGTATGGTGGTGTCGTCAGTGTTATTGCGGAGAACGATAATGAATGTCATGATGTTCTGTTAGAATGGCGTGATGAGTATGAAAACACTCATGATAGTCGCATTATGGAGAATGTAAGTAAGGCTCTTCGTTTCCGTCTTGATTCTGTGCATGACGATGAAGAATCGAGAGTTGTTGATTCATTCACGACTTAATCTCATGTCTGAATACAATCCAAACAGCATGGCGCGGCAACTGAAACAACAATACCGAGAACGTATTGAGTATCTTCAGGAGCAAATCATCAATCAACAAAAAGAGATCATCGAATTGCAAAACATTATTAAACAATTGACGGAGGGTAAAGAGTATGATTGCTGATATGATTGTCGATTATTCTCAACATCTTGAGTCAGGTAGAGTTTGGAAGGTTGAGGTTGAGATTCCAATCGAACTTGCAGAGGAAGATGAGCATCTAGCATCTGAGATTCCAAGTTCATTGTATATTGACTGTTACGTTATCGCACCTGATCGTGATCTTGCCGATTATATTGCGAAACGAATTTATCCTGATTATTTGTCTGTTTGTATTGGTGATGATCCCGAACTTCCCGCATAAAGCACCGAAGCATTATGAATACTCTTTTGAAAAGTTTAACGCTCGTTACGTCGCTGTTTATTTGCACGATCATCGGACGTATGACTATAACCTGGGTAAACCAATTCGGTGCATCTGGGGATTCTATCATTCCAAAACAGGAAACTACCACGCCCCAATCAATGCAACGTCAGTGGGTGATGTAGTGAACATTTCGACTACAACTCCATATAGTGCGATGCAACTTAAAACTACACCTTTAGAGAGAGCATTTATCTAATCATGCAATTTGCAGAAGGAACACTCGTCAAATACAAACAACACATTGGTACAATTGCTTTTGTGGATGATGGTTGTTTAACGATCTGCATTGCTAGAAATGAACACAAGTCTACTGAGGTAAGAATTGTTGTTTATCGCTCTGAATTCAAAGACATTGAACTGTTCAAACAATCACAAAAATGAATCTTTCACCTAAGTATGTTATTGCGATTGTAAGTGGATTTGCATTGATTCTCATTTGGAATGCATTTCTAATTGTACGTGATACAAAGTTATTAAAAGCGTATGATGCCTGCACACAATTTACTCATCATCCCGATTGTCCTTATTCAAAATGACTGAAGATTTTGTAAAACTGAATGTCCATGAACTTGGTATTCTTTTAGCTGCTCTACAACTTGTTGATTTGCGAGAGGAGCATTTAATTGCGAAACAGTATGGAAGTGTTCCTGCACTGTATAACAAACTTTATACTCTCTTTGAGCGAATGGACACTTCACAGACTGTCCTACGCAACGATGTGGTGCCGTCCTTCTGACCTATAATACAGAGGTAATCAAGGGAACACGATGAAACACCCTATCACCCTCACCTCTGGTGAATTGTTAGATGTTATTGCTGCTCTTGAGGTGAATGAAGATGAGGCATATTGTATCAAAGATGATCCTCAACTTGCCGCATATTATATGAACCTTGCAGTGAAGTTTCAAAAGATATATGATCTACTTCAAGGTATTCCTGGTGAAGATCGTATTGCTGAACTTGTGGTCTCTTCTACTGAACTGAAATGATTACCGACACTATCCAAGACAAACAGATTCGCCGTTCGATTGTGAAAGCAGTTGAATCGATGGATCTGCGCCTGCTACAGCGTATTGCCTATGAGGTACGTTGTGAAGAAATGGGTCTTTATCCTGATGGTTGGAAACTTTATCCTGAAAACTGATGGCTCTTTCAAGTTCCACAATTCAACGTCTTGCTGATGCACTTGCTGATGATGTTGCATCTTATATTACCGAGGACGAGCGATTTTTTGAGTTAATGATTGAGTTGATTCCTGATGCACTTTCTGCTAAATTAGGTGATCTGGATCACAATGTTGCTGCTGAGTTATCCTGTTGTATTTCTGAACGTTTACGTCTTTTAGCCTCATGATTTCGATACTAACTTCATTGTTTCTCACGACACCTCCTGTTGCACCTAAACCAGTGGTGTATCGACCTTTCATTTATGAGACCCCTTGTTTATTAGAGTATGGTCTTCAAACCTATCCTGATACTTGTAAGGTTGTAGAAACCCGAGAACCAGGCGGCGCTCTTCGCACAAGGAACATTTACTCTAATAAACATCGTCTCACAATCAAAGGTCGATTTGATAAAACTCAAGGATATATGACTTGGGATAGTCATAATAAGTATGAGTATAAGTGGGAGTATAAAGTTGGTGGTAATCAAGAGTCTGGTTCATGGACTTATGTGATGCCTGGATTCCTATTGCAAAATGTAAGTTGGGACTGATGCAAGTTACTGAACATAATCTTCATGAGACTGATCTAAGTCTTAAAGACATTAATGAACTTATTCGTTTAGTTAAACAAGAGAGTCATAATCATAAAGGTGATTCTGCTCGTTTATTGTATTATGGAGTTCTGATTGGTAAGTTAGTTTGTATTCGACACGATCTATTATGAAATTTGAAATTAGTTATCTCAAACCAAAGAAGAAAGGATACGCTAAACAAAGTGCAGTCTTTTATCAAATTGAAGATGCAATGATGTGGGAAGAGTATGTAAAACAAAGAGGTTGTAAAGAAGTTCAATTAATGGTAAAATGAAAGATAAGTCATTATGGAGATGGTGGGCTAAAGCATTAGGTGAGAAAGCAAGTAAGTGTGATAAAGAGTCAGATAAGATTGCATTGATTCGCACTACAATTTTTTTCACTTATTTGATTACTAACTGTTTCATTGTTGCAGGTGTAATTCGACATTGGAACGATTCAACAAATATTGAAATCTTTATTGAGAATCCTTATGAAACAAGACAACAAATACAACCAATTAAAAGCATATCTATCCCTCAAGTATGATTACTATGCTTCACTTGGAAAGTATGAACTTGGTGAGAGAGAAGACTCCGAATCAGAACATAAGTGGAGACTGATCTCTGATATTATGGAATTCATTGATGGTATGGAAATCAGGGAAGAAATCAATCAAAATAAGGTTAATACATTAAAAATCATTTAAAAATGTATTAAAAAATATATGTGTGTTTATTATATGGTTCTCAATAAGCATGAAATAGTTGAGAATCAATAAGGTTACGTTGTTGAGAATGTCTTCTAATACCTTATAAAACCCTCCAGTATTCCTTATAAAACCCTCCAGTCCTTGTGATCTTAGCGTGCTTTCTATCACAAGAACCGAAAAAAGTCAAGCCCCCGCGAAAAAAGTTCCCAGACCCACACAAAATCTCGACGAGACTTGACGCCAGAATCTAGTCGAGATATAATACACACAAGGCATCATAAATCTAGTCGAGATATCCTGCAATAATCTCGTCGAGACCTCATGCATCATTATATCAAGCATTCATAAATCTCGACGAGATATGCAACAAATCTCGACGAGACTACACAACATTCGTCATCATAATACATCACAAATCTCGACGAGATACACTGCAAATCTCGTACATCTCGTGCATATTATACACATAATCTCGACGAGAATGTGCATGAATCTCGTGTGCATTTCGTGACGAATCTCGATGCATATGCATATATACTTTCATATGCACGTCTCGATACATATGTACGGTTGACACGTGATCTCGTGCATGTTATTATATGTACAGTTCAAACACAGGTACACAGGTTCTTATGGCTTACATGCAAAAGCAGAAGTACAGGATTACACTGGAAATGGATGTACTAGAAGACTTTAATCCTCATCAGATTGATTGGACAGAATTATTTGATCTTGGTGGAGATGAGAATGTTACCGCTTATATTGAAGACCTGAGTAGAGATCGAGTCTGGTAATTATACCACAAATTCACCAGATCTGAGGAGATTTATAAAATCTTAATATTCTCAATAAGACCTTCGTTATTGAGAATGAGGACAGTTGGGGAACTGGCACAGTACTAGTTGCGAGCCCCCTGGTGATGGGTTATTATACATTTGTCGTCGGGAATTCACCTTGAAAGACATTCGCATTCGTGTTGAAACCTACGATGGTTTGTGTACAATTTGGTATGAGCGTTCAAAGTTAAAGAATGCTTGCGATGTGATCAGCAAGCGTGTATACAACCAACTCTGTGGTTTAAACATCAAAGAAGTCAACGTTTCGGTAATTTGATTATGTGTGGTCCTGCTTTTGAGTATACTCGGGAAGATTTCCTGAATGATGCATCCCAAGAAGAATGGGATGAATGGGAACAGAAAGCGGCAGAACTTGAGCTGCCGTTGGATTACTACCTCGCTGAGTTTGTATAATATTCCATTGTGACGATCTGAGAACTGGTCCACACCCCCTTGCGGGATCCCCGAATTCGTTCTACATTGCATTCGTTCCTGAGAAACAAGCAAATGCGTCCTGTTGCTGTTCATCCCGAGAAAAGCATTCGTTTCACCAAACACGCTGCATTTTGGTGTGAGATGATTAATCTGTACAAGAGGAACTATCCGACTCATTCGTTTCGTCAAATCGCTGAACATTTTGAATTGAGTGAGACGAATGCCCGTCGTTATTACTACGGCATTCATCACCACAATGCAGGGTATTTTGGTTGTGGGTATACTCAATTCCGTGAGGGGGCATGTGTGACGATCTGAGAACTGGTACATACCCCCTTGCGTTCCACGACCTGGGGGTGTTAAGTTGGTTTCGTGGTTGAGAAACGCATTCTCCCACACTGTTCTTTGCTCTCTACACTAACATGGAACTGACCAAATCTTTCCCCCCTGCTGATGATCTTGTGACTAAACTTTCTGCAATTGATTATCAAAAGCATTTTCATAAGTACATGGATATCGTTGAAACTGTTGTCGTTTATGTAGCTGCTATTGCTACTGTTCTCTGGGATAAGTTTCAAACCGTGAAGATCACCACTCCTGATATCATCTCTGAATATTTCTACTTCAACTTCAACATGCGTCGTGAATTTGGTGATGAATTCATTGGCGTGAGTGTTGGTAACCGTTACTTCGGGATTTATGATAACTCCGCTCAGTGGGGCATCCTGGACGAGAATGGTGCGCTCTGAGAACTGGCACATGGGGGGTTGATCTGCCCCCCGATCCCTGATACATTACATTCGTACCTGAGAGGCACACCATGTTTGATGAACTCTGGAGTGAGATTCAAGACGCCCCTGGTGAAATCTTTGATCTCCCCGAATTGCGTGAGTTTGATGATCAGTTCGATGATAAAAGTTTCGGTGATTTCCTGAACTCCAACAATGACTTCTGAAATGCAATCGATCAAAGAGTTCTTTAGTGATTCTGAGTGGGATCTGATTTATGATCTTTTAGAAAGCAATCGTCAGTTTGATACTGATGAGTCGTATGCTGAAGATTACGACACTGCTCTGAAGAAAATCCGCGATCTCTTTGAGGAAAAGTGATGAACAACAACGCTAAGACTTGGACCGATGATTTCTCTACTCTGGTGGAGAAGTATGCCGAGTTCGTGATGGACGGCATGGATTGGAAGACTATGGAACAGTTCGTATTTGATACATTGGTTTCCTCTTACAATGAGTATTCTGAGGAAGAACTGATTAGTGAGATTCGTGAGTGTTATGATGATGAAGTCCTGGAAAGTTTCGGCGTAAAGATAACAGATGGTCCTGAGGATGTGACGGCCTGAGAACTGGCACATGGGGGGTTGCGGTCCCCCCCTTTTTCGTGCAATACTAACAGTATGAAAAACACACACATCGAACACCCCGAAGATTCCATCCTGAACGGTGATCTGACCGTGCTGGATTGGTTCGTGAATGAGGGTAACCTCAGCGTCAAGATTGATGGTGCTCCCGCCATTGTGTGGGGTAAGAATCCTGCGAACGGTGAGTTCTTTGTGGGCACCAAATCTGTGTTCAACAAAGTTAAAATCAAGATCAATCATTCTCATGAAGAAATTGATGCGAACCACCAAGGGAAGGTTGCAGAAATTCTTCATGCTTGTTTTGATTGGTTGCCTCGTACAGAGTTTATCTTTCAAGGTGATTTTATTGGGTTTGGTGGTAGCGATGAGTATACTCCTAACACGATCACTTATAAGTTCCCTGAGGTAGTTGATCAGGAGATCATTGTTGCTCCTCATACATTCTACACTGCAGAGAATGACCTTCGTGATGCTGTAGCGCATCCGATGAACTTTATCATCACGGATACTCATTATGTGAAATTTGTGAAACCCCGTGCATACATTCTGCACGGTCAAACGTCGTTCGCTGATGTAGAAGAGGTGTGCAACTTCGCCCGTCAAATGTCTACTACTGTGGACTTCGTTGAGGGTAAGCAACTTTCCGAACTGAAGAAGCAACTCAACGCCTGCATTCGTGAGGGTCGTGAGATTCAAGATGATGCATTTGATTGTGATGCTAACCTGATTCGTTTGTGGAAGTTGGTTAAGAGCATCAAGGAAGATTGCCTGTTCCTGTGTCGCAATGATGGTCCTGCAGCGTACATCGTACAGGATCGAATTGATGCCGAAGGTTATGTGATGACCAATGAGTTTGGTATGTTCAAACTGGTGAATCGTGAGGTATTTTCTCACGCCAACTTTACCCTGGAAAAGGCATGGTGAAGATAAATACCAAAAGTATACTCAATTAGAAAATGGAATATAGAAAAGAGTTAGAAGTAAATGCAGCTGCACATGAAGCCTCCAAGTTCCTCCTTGATTCATTCAATCAGGCAGTGGTTGGTGATATTAAAGTGCTCTCCAATCCCGACCAGTTGAGAAGTGTGCCAGTTGAGGAAGCGTCCACTGAGGATTGACTTTCCCCCTGATCTGCGCCATACTACGTTTGTTCAATTCAATCCGTGTCGAGCACGGCAAACACAATGGGTTTCAAGACTGACGGTTCTGTTCACCACGGCGGTGTGAAGAATGAGGATCTCACCGTTCGTATTCTGAATGAGATGAAGATCTACGCTCACACTGTAGAAAAGCGTGGCGGTACTAAGTGTAAAGAAGACGCTGTTGCTGGTGATCAACTGATCAGCATCAAACGCAAGGAAGGCATCAAGAATGGTTCCTTCGATTGGTTCAACACCAGCGCCTACAATGATGTGCTGGGTGATACTTTCTCCTCCTTTCTTTCCAATGTGAAAGAGTTGCGCTCGCTGCCTGAAGTGATCCGCAACGATGATGAATTGGTCCTGAAGATCCGCGACAATTTCAATCAACTTTGTGAGTTGGCGCTGGATAGTCTCAGCAAGGATCAGATTGTTAACATCCTCAAGCGTGGTCTGATTGATAACAACTCTGGTTTTGATGTTGTCGTTAACGACACGAAGTCTCAGGAGGTCTACATCTTCTCCGCTGACGATCATCCCGCAGTTTCCTACATCGAACGTGGTTACACTCCCGTTCTCAAAGGCAACGGTAAATCTTCCCGCTCTGTCTACTTTGTAGATGCCGAAGGGAATGTGTATGATTGTGGTCTGCGTTTGCGGGTGACCAGTAACAACGGGATCAATGCTTTCCTGGGCAACAGTAAAGCAAACTCTAACTCTCAAGTTGTCATCAAACTGCAGCAGGATAAGGTAGCGAATCTCCTGCAGCAGGTCGATGCCCGTGTGACGGTCTACTGAGTGTCCACTGGGGGGCGCTGCTGCCCCCCTGACCCCCTACAATACTGACAGATCAAACGACCCCCCATGAAAGTCCAACCCATCGGCAGCAACCAAACCGAGGTGTCCCTGGCAAACGGGACTGAGGTTCTGTTCTCCTATCAGACCCCTGTCGCCGCGCTGGTCCCTGGTCTGGGGTGGATCCGCACTGACAAGAAGTGGAGCGCCACCACCACCAAGCACATTAACGCCTGGCTGCGGAAGAACTGCGGCGGCGATGTCCAGAGTGTGCCGCAATGGGAACTGGACCAGTTGGTCGCCTTCTGACCCCCAGACCCCCTACAATATTCTCAGATCAAACGACCCCCATGATCCGCTACGAAGTCCGCTACCAGACCCCCTACAATCAGTGTGAGTGGCGGTCGCAATGGTTCCGCACTCTGGAGGAAGCGGAGCGCATGGTAGAGTTCTACCGCTCCTGCGGTTCCCCTGCCCACATCGCTCCCTGATCTGCTACAATACTCTCAACCGCAAACGACCCATGAAAGTTTACGCTGTGATCGGTGGCATTGATTATGAGGGTGAGGATTTCGATTCCCTCCGCCTGTTCGATTGCCTCTCCACTGCCGCGGCCTATGCCCGCCAGCTGAAGGATGAGAAGGGGTTCGATTATACCATCCTGGAGACCCGCGAGGTCTGCCTGGAATCCGCCCTCTGTGCCGCCTGAGGTACTGTCCACTCGGTCCTGGGAACGACCCTAAACTGCCCTACACTGATCAAGTCAACCAAGGGAACCAACCCATGCGCTACAACCCCGCCACCGACCGTGCCGTTTCCATCGATGAGATTGCCGCCCAGTGCCGTAACGCTATCCTGAAGGCAGACGCCTGCCGCGCCATCGACGCCGCCTATGAAGAGATCCTGGAGTTTGCCCGCTGGGAGAATGATGTCCTGATCCCTGCCTGATACAATGGGAGCGGGTGCGCCCTGAAAGACGCCCAGCACAAACCCTAACCCCTTTGATCGAATGACCCGCGAACTCGCTCTGTCCCTGCTCCGTCAAGGCACCAATGGTGGCCAGATCCTGGAGATCCTGGACTCTATCGCTGCTGATGATGCCGCGGCCGGTCCGACCGCTGAAGAGATCCAATTCTGAATCTGACCACTGCCCCCCACGGTTCGCCGCTGGGGGGTTTACACTATGGGAACCAAAGCAAACGAACCAATGCAACGCCTTGACGTGATCTGCCCCTCCGCTCCCTGGGAGAACACTACCACCGATGAGGACCGCGCCTGGGATCTGTGCCTGTCGCTCTCTGAAGAGTATGGGTACGCTCAGGTCCGCCAGAATGGGGTGATCATCGGAGACTACACTGAGGGGCGCTGACCCCCGACCTGCTACAATACTCTCAACTGCAACCGACCCCATGGGCATCCCCGTCAACTGCAACGATTCCGCCAGCGTCTGGACTCTGAGCGCCAATCCGATCACCGGTACCGTCCGGGTCCGCTGGTTCAATGCCCCCACCATCTGCTACCGTCACGAGGGCATCTCCCGCCGCGCCATCCTGTCGCTGCTCTGGGATTCCAACCGCTCGCTGGGACAGTGGGTAAACCGTCACTGCCTGCAGTCCCATGTGACCCTGACCGCCTAGGATACTCTCAACAGCAAACGACACAGATGACCGAAGACCGCCTGCTCTCCCTCTACGATCAACTGCTCGCCCTGGCCGAGCAGATCGCTGAAGAGTCCTACGGATGCGACCTGGACCGCCTGGACCCTGAGCATCTGGAATTTTACGGTGCCCGCCTGACGGAGGATAACCTGGAGGATCTGGCTGCTGATCTGGCCGCGGCCGCCTGGTTTGAGAACTGACCTGCGACCTGCTACAATACCAAAGCAACCGACACCGACCCATGGCCCTCTACAACATCGCCACCGATCTCCAGACCCGCCAGACCGTATGGGTCAGCACCAACGTCGCCAAGGGTCGCCCCCAGCTGAACTCCCACCGGGATGATGGTGCTGGCCGTTCGCTTGCTTCCCATGGCGTTGACGGTCTGAGCGCCGCCGAACTGGCAGGTCTGCACACTGACTACGTTGGGCGGGGTTGACCCCCCCCTCCCCGTGCTACAATACTCTCAAGTCAACCGACCCGACCGATGATCCTCTCCCAAGCATCCCGCCTCACCGATCGCCAGACCGTGTGGGTTGCCCGCAGGAATGACGACACCCCCTTCTACAAACTGACCACCGACTATGGGGTGCCCGCCACCGTATGGGCAGCGCAGTTCGCTGAGGTGTGCGCCGCCGACGTGCAACCGATTCAATGGGGGTGACCCCCCACCTGCTACAATACTCTCAACCCAATCGCCCCGTGTCGATCACGGGTCACCCTATGTCCCCCGTCCGCATCAAAGACGCCCGCCGTACCCTTGACCGCTTGGGTATGGTCTGCCGTGAGGGTGCTAAGCATCGCATCTACACTCACCCAACCCGCCCCGATCTTCGGATGACTCTGCCCCATCGCGGTTCGGGTGGGCGTCCTACGCTGTCCGTTGGTCTGTCGTCCTCATTTCATAAGTTCGTGGCGGCAGTGGAAGCGGTTCGTTCGTGAAGGGCAGCGGGCAGTGTATGGTATAACGTTATCGTTATGCCCGCCCGCCGCGCCCCCTTATATAAAAATCGATAACTACCCTAACCTACAACGGACCAAAAGAGCGAGAGAGATATAAAGAGACTGAAAAAATTTTTGGGTAGAAAAAACCGAAAAAGGGGTTTTATAAACCTGCATATATAATGGGAAATAACTGAGGTTGTCTCAAAAATTTTTTCGGCGCATAATTCCAGATAATCTTATGAAGACTGTATATTGCATCTACGCGAAAGGCAGACGCATTTTTGAAAATTTATCAGAGGATGATTTTCAGCAAATCTGGACAGGGCTAAATCAACTAGTCTCGATATATACGGATGTCGAACGAGAGGATCTGAGTTTTACGCAAATAGAAATTGAGTAATTGACTTATTCAAGACAATAGACTAAAATTGATCTGAGGTTACTAAAACTTATGGCAAAAGGATTTACTGTTAAAACTGTTGCGCCTAAACCCAAAGCCACTGGCGAAGATTGGGATTATGACGCAATTAAAAAAAGAATGCAAGGTAAGAACATTGTATTCTGTCTACCTGGGAGGGGATGCTCATTTCTCTTCCTGAAAAATTTCGTGCAACTTTGTTTTGATCTCGTCCAGAATGGAATGAGTATTCAAATTTCTCAAGATTACTCGTCGATGGTAAACTTTGCACGTTGTAAGTGTCTCGGAGCAAATGTTCTGAGGGGTCCGAAGCAGATTCCCTGGGACGGTAAGCTTCCTTACGATTATCAACTGTGGATTGATAGTGATATCGTATTCACCACTGAAAAGTTCTGGCAACTCTGTGATCTGGCTTTCCCAGAAGAAGGGGAAGAGCGTGAAATCGCTGCTGGTTGGTATTGCACAGAAGATGGTTCAACCACTTCCGTTGCTCACTGGTTGGAAGAAGATGATTTCCGTAAGAACGGTGGCGTCATGAATCATGAAACACTTGATACCATGAGCAAGCGTCGCAAACCATTTACTGTCGATTACACAGGATTTGGTTGGGTTCTGATTAAGAACGGTGTCTTTGAAAATCTGGAATATCCTTGGTTTGCACCTAAGATGCAAGTCTTTGAGTCCGGTAATGTACAAGACATGTGTGGCGAGGATGTCTCATTCTGTCTAGATGCTAAGGATGCAGGCTTTGAAATCTGGTGCGACCCTCGTGTTCGCGTCGGTCACGAAAAGACTCGTATCATCTGATGAAATACAATATTCTTTATAACGGTCGGAAAATATATCAAAGCCTCTCACAAGAAGAGTGCTTAGAGATACTGCAAGACTTTTCTGAAGAATATTATGAAAAAGATTCTGATATTGATGTAAACTTAATTGAATTGGAGGAAATCTATGGCGAAGAGACCAGCACTGGGAAACAAGATTGTAATTGAGTCAAAACCGAAGAAAAGTCGTCAAGGACAAGGTAAACATACTAAATATTCAGCAAGCAGCCGTAATGGCGCTGGAAAACGTTACCGAGGTCAAGGTAAATGAGCGAACCTACAGAATATAAGTGGGAATGCGGAAAAGTTAATGGGGGTAATCCTATTGTGACTTCATATTATGATAGTCCCGATATGCCCACACCAGTAGAAAACAGAGAAACTACAGAAACTCCTGTAGAGTCTTCTCCAGAATAAGAATCTTAAGGGCGCTTCGGCGTCCTTTTTTATTAGCCGGATTCTCTCTATGTATTACCTAGATTCCAAAGATGAATGGGAGTCTATACATTCAAAAGATTTGTGGGTTTATAATAAATTGTTTCTGAGTCATCGTCTTGGATATCTTTGTGGACCTCCAGGAGTCCCAGTACCAACACCAGGACATTATATTGTGCGTCCATCTTTCAATTTATTGGGTATGAGTCGGTTTGCTCGTATAGAATGGATAGAATCCTCTACAGAGCACCTTCATCCGGCTGAATTTTGGTGTGAAATCTTTGAAGGAGAACATATTAGTGTTGATTTTCAAAATCGCTTACCAGTTCTTGTTGTACTTGGTGAAAGAGATCCGGAAAATCCTCTATATAAATGGAAAAAATGGTCCAAAATTAACCAAAAAATCGAATTTCCTCCAATTTTATCGGAATTGGAAGGAAACTATGAGTGGATTAACTGTGAATTTATCGGAAATCGACTCATAGAAGTTCATTTTAGACAAAATCCAGATTTCAGATATAATAATAGTGTTGCTATTCCAGTCTGGGACGACCAAAATGGGCAAAATTTTGAAAAATATACGTTTGTAGAGGATAAAGATTACTTAAGAAAAGGATTTTTTGTTGATTAACGGGATAGAACCCCGTAAAAAGTTCTGATTTATCAAAATCAGGAGAAAAAAATGAATCAATCCGAAAAAAGTCAAATGTTGCGCGAAATTTCGCACGACGACTTAACCCCCAAAAAGCACAATTTTGAGGTTCAGAACGAAATTCACGAAAAAATTAGAAATGATGATGATTATGATGATTGGGAGTATGGAACTGAACCCATTTACGCATCAAAAATCATCAAAGAATCGTAATAAATAAGATAGAATTGTACTATTAAATGCCAGTAGAGAGAGTCAGTAAGGCTTTTAAAGATACTAGTTTATCTTTTCAGGTTAATCCCCTGAATAAAGATCTTATTGCTCTCAAAAATGAAACTGCAATTTCTAGATCCGTTAAAAATTTAGTATTGACCAATAGAGGTGAAAGATTTTTTGATCCTTTTTACGGATCTAGAATTAAAAAATTGTTATTTGAAAATATGGATGAAATTACGGCAAAATATTTGGAAGATGAAATTAAGTTTGTAATAAACAATTATGAACCTAGAGTATCTTTAAACTTTGTCGAAGTAACTCCAAACTATGATATTAATCAATTTGATGTGTTGATCGATTATAGAATTGTTGGTATTGATGCAACATCTCAAGAATTATCATTTGCTTTACTACCTACAAGATAAATGCCACTAGTAAACTTTACAAATTTAGATTTCGATCAAATCAAAGTTACGCTCAGAGAGTATCTAAGAGCGAACTCAAACTTTACTGACTATGATTTCGATGGATCTAATTTGTCGGCAATTTTAGAAGTATTAGCATATAACACTTATATCAATGCTTACAATGCTAATATGATTAGCAATGAAGTGTTTATTGATAGTGCTACTCTTAGAGAGAATATTGTAGCACTTGCAAGGAATATTGGGTATATTCCAAGGTCAAGAAAGTCAGCAAAAGCAACAGTAACCTTCAGCGTTAACACCAGTAACATCGGTCTTACAGAAGATCCAGTTACTTTGACTTTAAAAAAAGGAATAGTTTTTACATCTGAGAATGTATTTGGAGAAAATTATGTCTTTTCCATTCCACACGACATTACAGTTCCCGTAGTCTCAAATATTGCAAACTTTGATCAGATTGAAATTTATGAAGGAACGTATATAAATGCAAACTTTACATATCAATCAAATAATCCAAATCAAAGATTTATATTAAATAACCCAAATATTGATACATCTTTAATTAATATCTTAGTAAGAGATAACGAACAAAGCACCGTATCTAGAAATTATAATATTGTCGATAACTTATTTGGAGTCACCTCAACATCAAGAGTTTGCTTTATACAAGAAGTAGAAGATCAAAGGTATGAACTAATTTTTGGTGATGGTAAATTTGGAGCAGCACTTGAAAATAACAATTATATTAATGTATCATATGTTGTTACTAATGGACCTTCTGGAAATAACATCTCAGCGTTCAACTATAATGGAAGAATTTTAGATAACAATGATAATATTATAACTTCAGGAATATCTGCTATTCAAACAAATACACCTGCTCAAGGTGGTGCTGAAATTGAATCCGTATCTTCTATCAGAAAATATGCTCCAAGGATATATTCGGCACAAAATAGAGCAGTGACTGCTGCAGATTATGAAGCGATTATTCCAAGAATTTATAAAGATACTGAGTCAGTATCTACTTTTGGTGGAGAAGAATTGGATCCACCACAATACGGAAGAGTTTATTTGGTGATTAAACCAAAGTCAGGAAGTTATCTACCTAATAGTATAAAAGAAAATTTAAAAAGAGATTTAAAGAAATACAGTGTAGCTGGAATTATTCCAGAAATTATTGATCTTAAATATCTTTATGTTGAGGTCAATTCAACGATTAATTATGATTCAAATTCTGCTCCAAGTGCGAATTATGTTTCCTCATTAGTTCAAAAAAATGTTAATAGTTATGCACAGTCATCTGAATTAAACAAGTATGGGGCAAAATTCAAGTACAGTAAATTTTTAAAAATAATTGACGAAAGTCATGAATCTATTACATCTAACATAACTAGAGTTCAGATGAGAAGGGATTTGAGACCTATTCTAAATTCATTTGGTGAATATGAAATTTGTTATGGAAATGAATTTTATGTTAAAGACTCTTGTAAAGGGTTTAATATAAAAACATCTGGATTTAAAGTGTCTGGAATATCCGGAACAGTTTATATGACTGACCTACCAAGAGCAGGTGGAAAAACGGGAACTATTTTCTTGTTCAAGAAAACTTCCAATAACAATTATGTTGTTTTAAGGAAATCCATAGGAAGCGTCAATTATGTAAAAGGAGAAATAAAACTAAAACCTATTAATTTTATTTCAACGAGTAAATTTAAAGGAGCTCCTATTATAGAAATTTCAGTTTCTCCTAAATCAAATGATATTATCGGAAAACAGGATCTTTATCTTCAACTAGATATTAATAGTAGTAAATTCAATTTAATTCCAGATGATATTTCATCCGGATCAGATCCTGCAGGATCTAACTTTTATAAAAAAAATTCTAACCTACTTTCAAGTTATTCAACTGGGGAATTAACGAGATAATAATATGGTCAAATCAAGAGTAAAAGTTGCGACTGTTTTAGAAAGTCAACTTCCAGAATTTATCAAGGAAGAGTATCCACTTGCTTCCGAATTTTTATCGCAATATTATAATGCTATAGAGCATCAAGGTGCCCCTCTTGATTTGTTGAATAATATTGACCAGTATGTAAAATTAGATAATGTTACTGGGTTAGCCAAAACAACTCATCTAACTTCATCTATTGAATTTTATGATAAGACAATAAAAGTAAATTCAACAGAAGGATTTTCAAACAAATATGGATTACTTCAGATTGGAGATGAAGTAATTACATACACAGGTATAACAACAAATAGTTTTACCGGATGTATTAGGGGATTTGTAGGAATAACCTCTTTTAAAAATTCTTTAAAACCTGAAGAATTAGTTTTTTCGGAAACAAATGCTGCTAGCCACGAAAGCAGCTCTGTAGTTAAAAATTTAAATACTTTATTTTTAGAAGAATTTTTACTTAAATTAAAAAGACAGTTTGCTCCAGGATTTGATGGTAGAACTTTAGTACCAAATTTAAATGAAAATTTATTCATAAAGCAAGCAAAAGATTTTTATTCATCCAAGGGAACTGATGAATCATTTAAAATTCTTTTTAAGGCTCTTTATGGAGAAGAGATTGAGGTAGTTAAACCAAGAGATTATTTATTCCAAGCATCAGATGCTAGATTTAAAAGCACAAAAGATTTAGTAGTTGAGGCAATTGTTGGTGATCCAAGAGACTTAGTTAATAAAACTCTAATTCAAGATGAGACTGATTATTCAACTAAGGCATATGGATCTGTAGTAGATGTTGAAAGATTAGTTAAAAATAATAAAGAATATTATAAGATAAGATTAGATTATGAATACGATAAAGACATTGCTTTGTCTGGATCAGTTTTTGGAAACTTCACCATTCACCCCAAAACAAAAATAGTCAATACTGAAGATATTGATGAAGGATCATCAACAATATCAGTTGACTCTACTGTAGGATTTCCAAATTCTGGAACACTACTGCTAAAAATATCTTTATATGATGATAATGAACTTGCAAGTATTATAGAAATTCCTTTTACTTATACTGGAAAAACTATTAATCAGTTTTTGGGATGTCAGGGTCTTCCCGAAATTCTAACAAAAAATGAATATGAAGTCAGAATAAACGATTATGCATATGGACTAACCGATAGTGGAGATCAAGTCAGAGTAAGAGTATCTGGTGTTTTATCTGATCTTGATATCAAAACAAATACATACTTGTGCGAATCTGGAGATGATATTAATATTATCTCTCTTGGTAAAGAAGGGTCATCTTCACGCGAAAATAGTTGGGTATATAACATCCCAGTAACTTATGCAATTAGATCTATTACAGTTACTTCTTCAGATCCAACTTACAGAATAAGAACTTTTGACCCCCATATAATTTCTAGATTTGATTCGGTAATTTTAGAATCTGCTGATGGCGTCAAAAAAATTGCAAAGGTTTTAAGAGTAAGTAGTGATGATAGTTTTATCATTGGAGATCAAGGGACTTTAAATTTAAATACATCTTATACTGTAACCAGAAGAATTGCTAAAGTAAATACTTTAAATTCTCCAGAATCTAACGTATATAATGCAAATATTCAAAATGTTTATTTTGGAGAAGATGATGAATTATATGTAGCTTCAACTTCACTACCAAATTACCAAGAAAGTGTAGATGTTAGAGATTTATCAAAAACTTTTAATGGATCATTCGCCAATACAGAAATTATAGATATTGGCCCTAATAGTTTTTATACAGGCGATTCAGTTGTTTATAGACCAGGGCCAGAAGGAAATAGGTTAGATCTTGCTGAAGGTGTATATTTTATCAAAAAAATTGATGAAAGAAATATTAAATTATCCAGAAGTAGATCAAATATAAACACAGAGTCTTTTGTAAAGGTTACAGGAAACTTATCTGAAAATGCAAATAAATTTGAATATTTTGATTTTTCTTATCAAAAACTAGAATCTCAAAATATTATTAGAAAAGTTTGTAATATAACAAACGATTCTAAAACATATAAAACAACATCAGGATCTATTGGTATTTTAAAAAATGGAGTTGAGGTTCTCAACTACAAGTCAAAAGATTCTATTTTTTATGGACCAATTGAATCAATAGAGGTTTTATCTGAAGGATCTGGATATGACGTTATAAATCCACCGATTTTACAAATTACAGATCCAACTGGAACTGGATGTACTGGATATTGTGCAGTAACAGGAAAATTAGAAAGAGTTGACATATTAGATAGAGGATTTGACTATCTAGAAAATCCAACTATTACCATATCCGGAGGAGACGGATCTGGAGCTAGAATAACTGCAAATTTAATATCAGTAGACCATGAAGTAACTTTTAACTCAACCGAAAAGGGTGGGTTAATTGATGTAGCAAATAGTATAATTGGATTTTCAACTGATCATAAGTTCAGACATGGAGAAAGAGTATTTTATTATACAAACAATCAAAGAGCTATCGCAGGATTAACAACTGATGCTTCATATTTTGTATCTGTTCTTGATTATAAAAGGGTTAGACTATATAAGGAAAAAAATGATGCAATTTCTAGAAGCGACAATTATGTAGGAATTGGAACAACATTTGGTGTTGGAAATCATGCATTAAAGTCTGCAAAAAAGAAAAAAATAATAGGATCTGTTAATATCATTTCACCAGGAAGTGGGTATAAAAATAATAAAACTGCAGTAGATACGAATGATACTCGCAAGTTTAATGATATCATTATCCCCTTAGATACGATTAAGATCAAAAATCATGGGTATTCTAGCGGAGATATAGTTGTATATGATCCACCAGCACAACCAATAGGTGGTCTAGCTGCTACATCTTATTATCTAACAAAAGTAGACGCCGACAATTTCAAACTATCCCAACTAGGATCACCTGGACAGGAAAATTTTTATTACAGGACTAAACAATATGTTAATCTAACTTCAAAGGGAGTTGGAATACATACTTTTAATCACTTACCAATTACTATAAAAGTATCTGGTAGATTGGGAATTGGTACAACTGGAAATGATAAATATCAAGCAGTTTTAAATCCAATTTTTAGAGGATCAATTACTTCAGTAAATGTTGTTAATGTTGGATCTGGATATGGTTCTCCTGATATTATTAACTTTAATAAGCAACCAATATTTGATCTAATTAGAGGATCTTCCGCACAATTAATTCCGATTGTTGCTGATGGTCGAATTAGAGATGTATTAATCAATTATTCTGGAACAAATTATAACTCCACTCCTAATATTATTATTGAAGGAAGTGGTAGTGGGGCTGTTCTTGTACCAATAATTCAGGATGGAATATTAGTTGATATTAAAGTACTTAACGGTGGATTTGGATACTTACAAAAAGACACTAAAGTTACAATAATTGAAGCCGGATTTGAAGCTTCTTTTTCAGCCAAGATTAAGCAATGGACAATTAATATTTTTGAAAGACTTTCAAGGACTAACGAATTAACATTGGATGATGGAATAATTGCAAATGGTTTAAATCCAAATTATGGTTTACAGTATTCGCATGTATACGCACCAAGACCACTAAGAAGGATTCTAAACGCGGTTACTGTTAACGATAGTGGAAGTAACAATTACAGACCAGATATTGAATCTGATACAGACCCCGTTTTAAGATACCACTCTCCAATTATAGGATGGGCCTATGACGGAAATCCAATTTATGGACCATATGGATATTCTTCCGTATCGGGTGGTACTGTAGTTAGAATGAAATCTGGATATATTTTGGATTTAGATCCAGATAGACCATCCACATTTCCTGCAGGATTTTTTGTTGAAGATTATGTTTATAACGCTACTAATGGAAATAATGAAGAATATTTGGATGAGCATAACGGAAGATATTGTGCTACCCCAGATTTTCCAAATGGAACATATGCATATTTTGCTACTATTTCCAATGAAACAGTTGAAACAGATGGACCCTTCAGAAATCAAAGAAAACCAGTATTCCCATACTTAATTGGAGATACTTATAAGTCAAAACCAGATTTATTTAACTTTAAAAAAGAATCAAATCAAAATGATTTAGATCTCAATAGTACCAATTGGACAAGAAATACATATCCTTATAATTTTGCAAGATCAAGAACTTTTTATAATTTCTTAGAAAATCCATTAAGCGATGGTAATTTTATAAACGCTGAAGTTAAGAGTATTGGTAGAGGATTTGTATCTGGTATAGAAATTGTAAATCCTGGAAAAAATTATCAACCAAGAGATCAAATAGTATTTAATAACGAGAATACCTTCGGATCAAATGCCTTTGCGAAGGTTGAATCTGTTTTTGGTGTAGGAATTTCTACAGTTAGTACAGCATCTTCTACTATTAGTAATATTGAATTTGTACCATATGGTAAAAAAGGTAATTTTATTGCAATTAGTTCCATTCCACATGGTTATATAAATGGAGAGTATGTAACTATAAGTGGATTAAGCACAGATGGTACAGAATTAAAAGGATTTTATACTGCAAATGTAGATACTACATATTATTCATTAAAGGTAGGTATTGAAACTGGAACAACAACCGGAATTGTTACTTATATTAGCATTGCAGGTCCATTAGATTATCCATATATTGAAGAAAATGATATTCTCGAAATAGAAAATGAACTTGTTAAGGTTTTAAACATTGAACCTGGAAGTTCACGAATTAGAATTTTAAGACAATACAATGGCACAGTTGCGACCGCACACTCAGCTTCATTAAATTTTTCAGACAGACCAAGAAGATTTGTAATTAATTCTGGATTTACTACAACATTTGAATATGTAAGAAATAGAGAATATTATTTCAATCCAAAAGAGTCTGTTGGATTGGGAACAACATCTGGAGTTGGTATATCGTCAGCACTATTCTTTGGATTAGATAATTTGAATGTTCCTGTAGGAATAGCTACAAGTTCAGCAACTGTTTTGTATTTTAAAAATGACTTTGATATCTATAAGTTTAATACTGGTGGATATATTGAAATAACCAATACTACAACTGCAACTGGAATTGCAAGCACTGCTTTCCACAAACAGCATGTAAAAATAATTTCTGTAGGGTCAACTGCAATAACTGTTAATTTCAATTCATCATCTTTACAAGGTGTCGGAGTAACAGCTTTTATTGGAAAAGAAAAATCAGAAGAAATACCAACAAAATCCATTTATATTCCAAATCATAATTTAATAACAGGAACTAGATTAGAATATAGTCCAAATCAAGGGTCTTCTTTGCTAGTTTCCTTGAATGGAATAACTACATCTTTAACTCAGTTTTCTTCACTTTATGCGATCAAGATTGATAAAGATACGATAGGAATTTCTACAGTAAGAGTTGGGTATGGTTCCACTGGAATTATATCTGGAATAGGATCTACTACAACTACCAATCCACAATTAGCATTTGTTGGATTTGGTACGGGAGTATACCATAGTTTCAAAACAAAGTATGATAATGTTGTTGTTGGAGATTCCACTATCAACAGAGTAACAGTCTCTACTGGGGAAACTCATGGTCTTGTAGTAGGCAATTCTATTAATATGAATCTAGTGTCCACATCTACTACTACAATTGTTGTTCAATATAATGATGAAAATAGAAGAATTGTATTAAATCCAAAATCTTTTGTATCTGCTAATGTAAATACACAAGAAAGTTCGATTCAAATTAATGATCATGGATTCTATGATGGTCAAAAAATCATATATGTAGCATCCAATCCATTAACCCCTATTGGAGGTCTGACTAGCAATGGAATATATTATGTAATCGCAATTAACAATAATAGTTTTAAACTTGCTGCAAGTAAGAGTGATGCTACTAGAAAAATTCCTTTATATATTAACTTAACCTCTGCATCTGATGGAACTATATATCAGATAAATCCAAGGATACGAGTATACAAAAATCAAAAAATAGAGTTTGATTTATCAAGTTCCACACTCTCATATAACTTCAAATCTGCATTTAATTTCTCATTATATAGAGATAAGAACTTTAAACATATTTTCAAATCTGATGAAAAAGATACAGTATTTGAATTATCATATTCTGGACCTATTGGTATTTCACCCGTAGCTAAAGCAATATTAACAATAACTGACAATTTCCCAAGAAAATTATACTATAAGTTGAATCCAATAGATATTGCAACTTTATCTGACGTTAAAAAAGATATTATCATTGATAATGAAGTTGAAGATAGAAACGCTATTGAAATCATAACTAGCAAATATAATGGAGAATATCCAGTACTTGGTATTACAACTAATAAATTTGTTTATCCAATTCCAGAAAAACCAGAGAAAATGGTTTATACGAATTTGATAGATTGTAATGCAAAATATTCTACAAAAGCGTTAAATGCTTATGGTTCCATTGCTACGATTAATATCAATAGTAAGGGACAGGGTTATAAGTACGCTCCAGGAATATCTTCTATAATTTCAGATTATGGATCTCAAGCTGTTTTAAGAGTAAGGACAAATAATATTGGAAGAATAAAAACTGTTAAAATTAATAATATTGGATTTGATTATCCATCAGATAAAACTTTAGGTCCTACTGCAAAACTACCACAAATACTAAAAGTAGATGTTCTTTCTATAGTAGATAGAATAGGAATTAGTTCTGGTGGAAAAAATTATATAAAAAATCCAAAATTAATTCTTTTAGATGGTTTAACTTTAAAACCAGTAAAAGATATTGATTTAAGTTATAAAGTTGGAAATCCAACTGTAAAAATTCTTAAGAATACTGACGGTATTAATAATGTAACTCCTATTATAATCCCAACAAAAAATCCAAATGGAGTTAAAATTAACTACATTACATTTGATTCTGGATCAGGAATTGCGACTGCTGGAATTGCAGTAAGTTATAGCGATGCTAAAGATTTTCCTTTCAACGTTGGTGATAAAATTTTAGTCGAAAACACTCAGATTATCCCCAAATCTGGTAAAGGATTTAACTCCAAGGATTATGATTATCGTTTGTTTAATATAGTAAGCACAGATCCAAACATTGGGGGAGAAAATGGATCAATAACTTACGACATGAGTTCTATTTTGCAAGATGGTTATCTTCCAGGAACATATGATACGATTAACTCAATAGGATCAATAGTACCCGAAAAATATTTCCCCAAATTTAAAATTACTCTAAAACAAAGAGATTTTAGAACTGGAGAAACTATTAGATCTGGAACTAAATCGGCAAAAGTTGAAAAATGGGATGATCAAAATAACTACTTAAAAATTTCTGGAAATCAAAGTTTCTTAGAAGGGGATTTAATTTTTGGAAGATCTAGTAGAACAAAAGCAACAATTTCGGAAGTAGTTTCTTTTGATTCACAATATAACATTGATTCTTACAGCATTTCTCCAGCTGGATTCTTCAGAGAAACTGGGTTCCTAAACAATAATCTACAAAGATTGCATGATAATGAATATTACCAATATTTTTCATATGCAATAAGTTCAAAAATCCCAATGGATGTTTGGGATGAACCAGTATCAACTCTAAACCATACTTCTGGATTTAGAAAATTTAGTGATCTTAAGGTTGAATCTTTTGATTCTGCTTATGCTGGGATAACTACATCTCAAGATGAAGGATCTTTCTTTGGAATAAATGATATTACAAGAACTGTAAATATTAACTGTGTTAATGATTTTGATCTTGCAACAGAAAATTCAATTTTAATAGACGATGAATTGACTTCCAATCAAATTATCTTTGCAACTAGAATTATACAAGATTATTCTGAAGCGGTAACTAATAAAGTCTTAATCATTGATGATATTAGTAGTCAATTTACTTCCGAAAATGAAGATATAACTTATTCTGTAGCAGACAGGGTTTCTGATATTTTTGATTTTACAAGCAAAGTAACTCAAAAGTTACTAACATTTGTGAAGGATAAGAGATTTGTCGAGAAAAGACAACTTTCAAACGTTACCTTAATTCAAGATAACTCAAGTGGATATATCAATGAATATGGTAAAGTTTACACTGACGAAGATTTAGGATCTTTTGATGTTATTACTTATTATGATACTTCTGATATTGTTTTTGTACCAAATCAATCTAAAGAAAACTCTTATTCTGTAGATATTCTTTCGTTTAATCCAAGTTATACTGAGTCTGTTTCTGGAATATCTTCCTTAAACATCGGAAGCAAAGTTAACATAAAATCGAATAAAATTACATATAGTGGAACAGGATCTAAGACAATCGTTGGTATTGCATCAACATATAGATCTGCAAAAATACTAGTTGAAGTTGTTAATGCTCAAAACAAAATAGAATTTAATGAATTATCTTTAGTTCATGACGGATCTTCAGTATCACTTCTAGAATATGGAAAATTAAATAATAACAAATCATATGGAACAGGTATTGGAACTTATGGTGCCGATCTTTCCTCTAATAATATATTTGTTAAATTCTATCCAAATGAAAGTGGAATTGGAACTGTAAAAGTTCTATCAGTTTCTATCGCAAATACATCTACTACTGGACTATCAACATATAAGTTGAGCAATTCTATTTTGAATAGCAATACGATTGGAATTGCATCAACATCTTCTCCAGGAATAACTACAATAGCATCTTACACTCACTTATCTTATGGTGAAAATTATGGTGGCGCATATTATATTGTAAGTGTTTCTGATAAATTAAATAATAGACACCAAATCTCAGAAGTTGTCGTAGTCGATGACGGTAATGATGCGGTTTATGTTGAATATGGAAACAATTCAACATCTATAGGACTTGGTACAGTTGGCGCAGGAGTTACTAATTCAACGACTAATTTATATTATACTCCAATATCTAATACTGCGGTTGAAGTAACTGTTTTCCAATCGTCAATTGGAGTTAAAAATGAAGTTGTTACTACGCAGAAAATTGATTTTTCACAAGGATCTTTAAAAGTATTATCCAGTTCATATACTGGAACAGATATTTTAGATTATAAGTATGATTTGTACCACAAAAATCTTCCTATTTTTGAAAGAGAATTTGATGCTAGTGACTCTTCGATTGTTTCTATTAGTAATAATTCAATAAAATTATTAAATCACTATTTTGTTAGTGGTGAGGAAATAACATATAGCATTGCCGATCCAACCATTGAGTCCCCAATAGGAATTGGAACTACTTCAATAGTTGGTATTGGTACAACAGATAAATTACCATCAACTCTTTATGTTATAAAAGTTAGCAACTCTGAAATAAAATTTGCATCTTCCGCACAAAATGCACTGTCTGATCCTCCAGAATACTTAACAATAACTTCATTGGGATCAGGAAAGAGACATAAACTTACTGCTAAAGATCAAATAAGCAAGTCTCTTATCACAATCGACGGTATTATTCAATCTCCACTTGCAAATTCTTATATAAAAACTTCTTTGAGTACGTCAATTACTACTTACAGTAATGTAATAAAGGTTGCAGGTATTGGAAGTTTGGCTTCTGGTGACTTAATACGAGTCGATAATGAGATAATGAAGATTAAGAATATTGGTGCAGCAAATACAATATCTGTTTATAGAAGTAGATTGGGCACCGAATTAACTTCACATTCAATTGGAACTAGCGTTACCAAACTTTATGGTAATTATGATATTATTGATAACTCAATTTATTTTGTTGATCGTCCATACGGAACAACACCGGTTGGTGTTCCCACTAGTAAACCAGATCAAAGAGATTATAGTGGGATTACTACACAATCTTATTTTAGTGGAAGAGTATTTACAAGATCGGGAGTTCCAGAATCAAGTCAAAAAGCTTATTCTGATAACTTCGTGTATGACGACATTTCAAATCAATTTAATGGATTTACAACTTCGTTTACTTTAAAATCTAACGGAAACAACCCTACAGGGATTCAAACTTATAATCCAATCGTTCTTATAAAAGGAATATTCCAAAATAATGAGAGATCTGGAACAGCGGTAAACGTAACCGGCAACTTCAAACTCGATGATTCATCGGGAATTTCTACTATAACATTCTTTGGATATTCCGGCATACAAACATCCGATATCAATGTCTCAAGCATTCCAATCGGTGGAGTTATTGTTGCAGCGGGATCTTCGCAGGGATTTGGTTACCAACCTCTAGTTTCTGCAGGAGCAACAGTGAGAGTATCCTCAGCTGGAACAATCACTACAATTAGTATTGGTAGCAGTGGTTCTGGTTACAGAAGTGGAATACAAACATCTGTTACAATCTATGCTAGAAATTCCGGAAATATTAGTTACGGATCTACGATTATTGGATTTGGAACAATTTATCAAGGAAATGTTGTAAATCCAGTATTAACAAATCCAGGAATTGGATTTACAAATTATACAATTACGAGATCAGCATTAGTAACGGCTTCAGTTTCTGCAGGAAGTACAATTGTATACGCCTCAAACCTATCCTTTATTTCCGTAGATGATTATGCATCTGTTGGATCTGCATTAACTAATGTAAGAATTGTCGGATTGAATACTGGATTCTTTACTATTGGTTCGGCAAGTACTTCTGTAGTTGGTATTAATACTAATGATATTATTATATTTAAAAAGTATTCTCCTCCTACAATTACTATAGATAATCCAATTGGATATACTAATATTCCATTAAAGTATGCCGCAGGAAAAACTGGATTAGGAACTGGAGCTGCAGTTGATATTGTAGTTGGGCAAGGATCAAGTGTTATAGACTTTACGTTAAAAAATTATGGATTTGGATACAAACCTGGAGATATTTTAACTGTAGATACATCCTCCGTTGGGGTTCAAACAAACAGATCTGCAGGATCTCAATTTAAACAATTCTTTATTTTTGTTGAGAATGTCTACTTCAGCGACTTTAGTGCTTGGTCATTTGGTGAACTACAAATTATTGACGACATATCTCCAAACTTTAATGGAAGACGTAAGATATTTAACATAAGCATTGATGGTAAAATTACGTCAATTACAACTAAAAAAGGATCGAATATCGATATTCAAGCAAACTTGATTATTTTTGTAAATGATATATTACAAAATCCAGGAGAATCTTATTTCTTCGATGGTGGTAGTACAATCGAGTTTTCTGAAGCTCCTAAAGGAGCAGATGCGTTAGGTCAAGGTGGAGACACTTGCAAAATATTCTACTATAGGGGAACTAGAGATGTAGACGTAATTGATGCCGATATTTTAGAATCTGTAAAAGTTGGAGATGATCTAACTCTTACAAGTGATATTGAAAAGTATCAACAAGAAGAAAGAGCAGTTATTTTAGTCGATTCCACAAGTAGTGTAATCACAAATGCTTATAGTGAAAATGGAGTTTCTGAAGATCCTAAGTTAAGGAGACCTGTTATATGGTGCAAGCAAACTGAAGATAGAATTATTGATGGAAAAGAAGTGGGTAAAGATAGAGTTTTATACGAAGCTCTAATTAATCCAGTGGCTACTGTAATAAGAAACGTTGGAATTAACACAAATCAAATATTTGTTGATAGTATAAAGCCATTCTTTAATGATAAAAAAGAAAATATTGGAAGCAAATTCTCATCTAAGATTGAAATTTATGAAAATAATGATAATTTCGTATCTGCATCTGCAACATGTATAGTTTCTATTGCCGGAACAGTTCAATCTGTAGTTCTTGCTAATGGTGGAAATGGATATACAAATCCACCTACAGTCACTTTCACCGAACCATATGGTGTAGGAAATACGGGTAGAGCATCTGCAACTGCATCAATAACATCTGGAGTTGTAACTTCAATTGTAATTGATAATCCAGGAATTGGATATTCTTTAGGCAGACTTCAAAATGTTAGCATTAGTTCTACATTCTTTGGTTCTGGATTCCCTCTACCATCTGCATCTTATTCTAACTTGAGAGTATCATCTTTAACTGGAGAAGGTAGAGATGCTACTATAGACCTTGTTGTTCTAAACGATAGAGTAAATCAAATCAGTGTAAATGAAAAGGGAACTGGGTATAAAGTTGGCGATCTATTGGTAATAAGGTCAATAGATGCTGAAACTGAGGTAAAAAATCTAGATTTAGAAATTATGATGAATGTAATTTCTATTGAGAGTCCAACTGTTTTCATAGATCCACCAAACATAGAAAATGTAGAAAAAATTGATAATGTAACCTATGAGGGAGATTTTGGAATTATTACTGGAATTAAAACCACTTCAATTGGAACCGATAAAGGATTAATATTTGATCTCTTTATCCCATATAATTCTACTATTAGAAATGCAAATGTAAATGTTGGATTGGGTACAACTGGATTTAGTGGGATTCAGACTGGATATTTCTTTGTTGCCTATAACACTAATGTCGGCAATGGAATTACATCATATGATCTAAATGGAGCTTCAGTTGGCGTTGGAACTACATTTATAGACAATGTATATCAGGCAGTATCAGTTTCTTATGGATCGACGAGTGCTATTGGAGTGGGGATGACTAATTTAGTATCAGTAACCGTTAAGGTTTCTAATAATTCCATTTCTGGTCTTGGATACAGTTCTTATTATGGAAACTATAGTTGGGGAAAAATTACAACCACAGGCAAAAATACCAAATCATTTACTGCACAGTCAAATAATGGAATTACTGGATTATCAACCTGTCCAGTCGTTAGAAGGAGATATCCTTTAAAATATGAGTTGTATGCACTATAAATAGGTAAAAAAGCCAAAAAATGTCTGCAATTATAACTGATCAACTTAGAATTTTGAATGCTAAGAATTTTGTTTCGGATGTATCATCCGGATCAAATTCTTATTACGCTTTTATTGGACTTCCAAACGCTACTGAGTTATCTGCTACTTGGGATACTATTCCACCGGCTCCAAAAGATAATTTTGATGAAGAAAATAATTATTGGGATACAGTAATAGCTTTGAAAAAGGTTGCTCCTGATAATGTTAGACAGGTTATTAGAAAAATAACCTGGACATCTGGATCTGTTTACGATATGTATCGTCATGATATTAGTAGAACCAGAACTGCAAAACCATCTGGATCTACTAGTCTATATTCTTCAAATTTTTACGTTGTAAATAGTGACTATAGAGTTTATATTTGTCTTCAAAATGGAACTGATCCAGAAAATCCAGAAGGTAGACCATCATTAGACGAACCAACCTTTACAGATTTGGAACCCAAATCTGCAGGAACTAGTGGAGATGGTTATATTTGGAAATATCTATATACAATCAAACCAGGCGATTTGATTAAGTTTGATTCAACCAATTTTATGCCCGTACCAAAAAATTGGTCTTCAAGCGCAGATGATGCTGCAGTTAGAGTTAACGCATCAACTAGTGGACAGTTAAAAATTGCAACTATTACTGATAGAGGTAGTGGAGTTGGTCCAGCAAACTCGATTTATACTAGAGTTCCTATTAGAGGTGATGGAACTGGTGCTGAAGCAACAGTAGTTATAAATAACGACTCTAAGGTAGAATCTATTACTATTTCAAAAGGAGGATCTGGTTATACTTACGGTATTGTTGATCTTGCTGAAGGTAATGTTCCAGAAGCAACTATAACTCCAAAATTCAATGTTATCATTCCGCCAAAAGGTGGACATGGATTTGATATTTATAGAGAACTTGGAGCTCATAACGTTTTAATATATACAAGAATCGAAAACGACGATCAAAATCCCGACTTTATTACTGGAAACAAAATTGCTAGAGTCGGAATAGTAAGAAATCCACAATCATATTCTTCAACTTCACTATTATCTTTTGATAAGGCAAGTGTAGTTGGTGCGATGATTTTAAGAGGCACTGATGATTTCTTTGACTATCAGAATGCATCTTTTGCATATAATTCCACTATTACCCAATCAGTAGGATCTGGAATAACCGCTACTGGAAGAGTAGTATCATATGATCCAAATACTGGAGTTTTAAAATACTGGCAGGATAGAACAATAGTTGGATTCAATACAGATGGATCAGTAAATGATCAAGTAGCATATGGATCCGAGTTCAATTTGAATGAATTTACAATTACAGGAGGATCTTTAACTATTGTTGGAGAGACTTCTACATTAGCAATCAACACAGCATTTTCTGGTGTAACAACGACTATAAATAGTAAAAAATATTATCTTGGACAGACCTTTGAAATGGGACTATCAAATCCTGAAGTTAAAAAATATTCTGGTGATATTATTTACGTGGATAATAGACCATCCATTACTAGGTCATTAAATCAAAAAGAAGATATTAAGGTTATTTTGCAATTCTAAAGAATTATGCCTCAGGAAACTAATCTCAACGTTACTCCATATTTTGACGATTACTTAGCACGTAATGGAGGTAAACAAAATAACTACTATAAAGTTCTTTTTAAGCCTGGATACCCTGTTCAAGCTAGAGAGTTAACAACTTTACAGTCAATTCTACAAAACCAAATTGAACAATTTGGAAATCATATTTTCAAAGAAGGTAGTGTAGTAATACCTGGACAAGTAAACTATCTTCCAAAATTTCCAGCAGTGGAAGTTGAAGCAGAATTTCTTGGTATACCACTAAGAACTTATGCTCAGAGTTTAATTGGTAAAGAAATTGTTGGCGATGACTCTGACGTAAGAGCAAAAGTTATAGCAGTTAGGGATGTTGAGAATTCCCCTAGAAGATATTTTACATTATATGTAACATATACAAGAACAGGCGTTAATGGAGCTTCTGTTTTTGCTAATAACGAAACTCTACTTTTACCAAGTGGATTGGTAAAAGGCGCTTTAGTGATACAACCAAATCAAGGATTTGCTATTACTGCTTCCCAAAGAGCAACTTCAGTCGGAACCGCTGTAGCTGTTTCTGAAGGTGTTTATTTTGTTAGAGGAACTTTTGTTGATGTAGATAATCAACTTATTCTTTTAGATCCATATTCCAATAAACCAAATTATAAAGTTGGATTTGATGTTATTGAAGAGATAATCACAGTAGATGATGACCCAAAACTTGCAGACAATGCAAGAGGATTTAATAATTATGCAGCCCCAGGAGCAGATAGATTTAAAATAAGTTTAATCCTCACTAAAAAAGATTTGGATGAAGAAAAAAATGAAAGCTTTGTTCAACTTTTAGAAATTAGAGACGGTAAAATATACGGAGTAACTAAGAGAACAAATTATAGTTTAATTAGGGATGAATTAGCTAGAAGAACTTTTGACGAATCTGGAGATTATTATGTTAAACCATTTGATGTAGTTACAAGAGAGTCTCTAGACGATCTAAAGGGAAATAATGGAATATTTAAAGAAGGCAGGCTTACATACGAAGATAACAAACCAAGTGATGATCTAGGTGTTTATCAAATATCTCCAGGAAAAGCTTATGTAAAAGGTTATGAAATTGAGACCATTAGTCCAACATTTTTAGATTTTCCAAAACCAAGAAAAACCAGAACTTTACGAGATCAGAGCATAAATTATTTAACTGGTCCGGCACTAAGACTGAATAATGTAAATTCTGCACCAGATATTGGAATTGCAACCTCATATACGCTTTCATTGAGAAACACTAGAGTTGGAGTAAACTCTGAAGTTGGTGCGGGAAAGGAAATTGGATTATCAAGAGTGTATGACTTTGCATTAGAATCCGGTTCATATGATACTTCATTACCAGATACTAATCAATGGGATATTTCTTTATTTGATACAAAATTATACACAGAGCTTAGATTAAATACTGAAGTAACTCTTTCTTCACCACTTCATATTCTAGGTAAAGCTAGTGGAGCAAATGGATTTTTGCGTTTTGATGTATCAAATTCTGGAATCATTACTGCATACGATACTAAAGGGACATTTATTGCGGGCGAAGAACTAATTTTTAATGGTATTGAATCAAATGGAATCACAACATCTGTTTTACAATACAAGCTTTCAGATGTAAAATCTTTATATGGTGTTTCTGGAATCAATACATTTACTGCCGATGCAAAGCAAGAAGTAACTAGAAATTTTGGACAGGTCACTATAAGTGCTGCTACTGGTGGAATTAGTACTGTGACTTCATCAAAAGTTACTTTCCCAACAAAAATTGAAATTGATGATTTGGTATCTTATACCAATCCAGGATTTTCTGTACCAAGTTATGCTAAAGTAACAAATGTATATAAATCGGCATTAACTATCGAGGCAATTACTTCCGTTTCTGGAGTATGCACTGGAGGACTTCCAACATCACAGATTACTCCCTCCGATTTTAGTTTAATAAACACTAAACTTCTTTCTTCTCCAGATAATACACTTTTCACAAAGTTACCAAAAAATTTCGTTTCGTCTGTAAACTTAAGTGAATCTAACTTAACAATAAGAAAGCAATTTACAGTTTCTATTTCTGCAAACAAAACCGCACCTATCATTGCGGGAGAGAACGAAACTTTCTTACCATTTGATGAAGAAAGATATGTTTTAGTAAGATCTAATGGAAATGTTGAGGCTCTTTCTGCAGATAAATTAGTTTTTGCAAATGGTAGCAAACAATTAGAAATTTTAGGGTTAGCAAGTGGTACGGACACTGGTGCTAAATTAATTGCTACTCTTAGAAAAATAAATGTTAAGAGCAAACTCAAATTAAGAAGAAAGGTAACTTCAGTAGTAATTGATAAGTCTTCTTTACCACAATCCGGTATTGGACAATCAACTCTCAATGATGGACTGACTTATGGAACTTTCCCATATGGAACCAGAGTTCAGGATAAAGAGATTTGTTTGCAATATCCAGATATTGTTCAATTACATGGTGTTTATGAATCAACGAGTACAACATCTCCAGTATTAACTAGAATTAGATTTTCTGCCTTCGATGGACCATCGGCAAAATCATCCGATTTAATTGTCGGTGAAGAGTGGGTAGGCGCAAGAAGTTCTTCTATAGGATTAAATGTTGGTAGAATTGATGATGAGACAATTGAAGTTATAAGGACAAACAGAAGAACTCCTCTAGTAGGAGAAAGAATTAAATTTAAAGAATCAGGTGTAACAGCAATTGTAGAAGAAGTAAATATTGGGGATCCAAATATTACTTCACATTATGTCCTTGATAATGGACAAGAAGATACAATTTATGATTATGGTAAAATTGTTAGAAGGTCTCAGTTTGCTGCACCAACTAGAAAAATAAGAATAGTATTTGAATCTGCATATTATTCAGATTCCGATGATGGAGATATTACAACTGCAGCATCATATTCAAGATACGAATATGACGAAATTCCATTTAGTGATAGAAGAATAAAATGTTCCGATCTTCTCGACATTCGCCCTAGAGTACAAGTATATACACCAACTGCAGGATCTAGATCTCCGTTTGAATTTTTAGGAAGATCTTTTGTAAGTGGATCGAATAATTCTTCCAAAAATATTTTAGTTTCTGATGAATCTATCTTACTAACATATTCACATTATCTGTCTAGAATTGATAGAATTTATCTAAGTAAAGATGGTGAATTTACAATTGTAAGAGGAACTCCAGCAGAATTTCCAAAAGAACCTTTACCTTTAAATGATGCTTTAGAAGTTGCAAAGGTCACACTTCCTCCGTATCTATCAAATGCTAACGATGCTCAGATCAAACTAGTATCTCATAAGAGATATAGAATGACTGATATTGCAAAATTGGATGATAGAATTTCAAACCTAGAATATTATACAACATTATCTCTTTTAGAATCTCAAACTCAGAATCTATTCGTCCCAGATAGTAATGGACTTAATAGGTTTAAATCTGGATTCTTTGTAGATAATTTCTCTACAGCAAATCCACAAGCTAAAACAGCAATTCCAAGAAATGCAATTGATGTTAAAAAATCAGAGCTTAGACCAGCAACATATACAACTCAATTGGATCTTATACTTGGTTCAAAGTCTCTAGTAGGAATTGGAAGTTCAGCTGACCCAACTGTAGACTCTAGATTTGTATCAGACATTATCGGAAGTAATATTAGAAAAACTGGTCAACTTATAACTTTAAACTATAGTGATGCAAGGTATTTAAGACAACCATATGCAACTCGTGCAATTAATGTAACTCCATATGCAGTAACAACATATGAAGGAACTATAGAACTTGAACCGTCTTCGGATATTTGGATTGATACAACCAGAATAGAAGCCAACACCATAACAATTGATACTTTTACTCCTGCACTAGGAATTCTAAAAGAAGTTATTCCGGGATTTGACCCACAAACTGGATTTGGCCCAACAACCTGGAATGCATGGAACACTGTTTGGACAGGATCCACAACAACTAGAAATGGTTGGATACAAACAACAGTTGATACCGGAACAAGTACTAGAACAGGAACTAGACTTGAAGTTACACCTGTTACGACAACACAATCACTTGGAGATAAACTAGTTGATAGTGATGTAATCACTAATATGAGATCCAGAAATATAGAAGTTACTGGAAATAGATTTAAGCCATTTACTCAACTGTATGCCTTCTTTGATGGGACTGATGTTAATGCATTTGTGTTTCCAAAACTCATTGAAATTAAAATGATTAAAGGAACCTTCCGAGTTGGAGAAACTGTAACGGGTGATGATAAAACAAGAACAAATGGTGCAGAAATTCCAAAAATTAAATTTAGAGTAGCGAACGCAAATCACAAATATGGTGCATATAATAAACCAGAAGACATTTATGATGTAAACCCATACACTAGAGCAAATAGCCTTCCAGCAAATTATTCATCAACATCAACAATCCTTAATGTAGACACATACCATTTAACTGAGGGTGTTAAAGATGGATTTGATGGATATATTGCAAAGGGTATGCGTTTGAAAGGAGGTACTAGTGGTGCTGTTGCTGAAGTAACTAATGTTAGACTGGTAACTGACGATGTTGGTACTATCATTGCATCTTTCTTCATTCCAGATCCAAATATTAGAACTAATCCAAAATTCAAAACTGGAATTAGAACCTTTAGATTTACAAATAGTTCAACAAATTCTACTGTTTCTGGAATTTTAGTTACTTCTGGCGAAGAGCAATACTTTGCTCAAGGTACTTTAAATACGGTACAAGAAACCATCCAATCAACAAGAAGTCCAAGATTCCAAACAAAAACACTAACAGAACAAAAAGCTGCTACAAGAACAACTGTTGTTGATTTAACTCCTCCACCTCCCCCACGCCGCCACGACCCACTAGCACAGTCATTCTACGTTGATGAACCAAGTGGAATTTTTGTAACTAAGATTGATTTATATTTCCAATCAAAAGATCCTACAGGAAAACTTCCACTAATATTCCAACTTCGTACAATGTCGTTGGGAGTTCCAACAGAAGAAGTTTATCCATTTAGTGAATTAATCGTACTACCAAAATATATTAAGACATCTCAAGATGGATCTGTAGCGACAACATTAACATTCCCATCACCAGTTTATCTGAAAGGTGAAAAAGAACATGCTATCGTTATGCTTTCTGATTCAAATGAATATCAAGTTTGGTGTTCTAGAATTGGCGAAATTGATATTACTACCCAATCTGGACCAGAATCTCGCCAGGTTGTAGTTACAAAACAACCAGATCTTGGATCACTATTTAAGTCTCAAAATGGATCTACTTGGGATCCAAGTCAATATGAAGATCTAAAGTATACTTTATATCGTGCAGAATTTGCAAATACTCAGACTGGTACAGTAAACTTCTTCAATCCAAATCTAACAACAAGAAACAAAAAAATTGCAAAGTTACCTACAAACCCAATTCAATTCTTCTCTAAAAAGATAAGAGTTTCATTAGCTTCTTCTATCAATGATCCCAATCTACAAATTGGAAATACAATATTCCAAACTGCATCCAATGCTACAGCAAATTATGTAGGATCTGCAGGTTCGGCTAGTGGAACCTTAGGAATAACAAATTCTGGAATAGGATATACTCCATCTGATGGGTCGAGTTTTACATACAATAATATTTCTCTAGTTACTGTTACTGGATCTGGAAAAAATGCAACAGCCAATATCACTATTGGGGCAAACGCAACAACTAATGGAATTGCAATTGCAGCAACAGTAGTTAATGGTGGAACTGGATATGTAACTGGTGACGTACTAACTGTTAATTCCCTAGGTGTAGATGGATTAGGTGAAAACTTACGTTTAACTGTTAGAAACACTTCTGGAGGAAATCAGCTAATTCTCGATAACGTTCAGGGTGATTTTATTACTGGAGCAGGATCAACAATTAGATTTGTAACATCTGCTGGTATTAATACAGATTTAAATTCTGCAGTTGGTGGTGGTGTTACGGTTTCTAGTGTAGACTTAGCAAGTGTATATCAGGATGGATTGCATTTCAAAGTCAATCACAGAAATCATGGAATGCATTCAAAAACTAACGATGTAATTATTAGTGGAGTAGATCCAACAACAAAACCAGCAAAATTAAATGCCGATTTAGGGGATACTTCAGAAAACATTGTTTTAGTTGATGCAAGTGGATTCTCTACGTTTGAAAATGTTGGAATTGCAACTACAAATAGAGGATATTTATTAATTGAGGATGAAATTATTTCTTATAGTGGAGTATCTGGAAATACTTTAACAGGTGTTACTAGAGGAATTGATAATACAAAAGTGTTCACTTATGCAAAGGGAACTGATGTTTATAAGTATGAAACTCGCGGAATTTCTCTAAGGAGAATTAACAAAACACATACTTTACAGGATGCAACAGTACCAGAGGCAATTGGATTAGATTATTATTGGTTAAGATTGAATATGGATGGAGTTGATATTGGCGAAACAGATGAAATCCCCGATAGAAATACTTCCGCAAGTTTCCCTAAACTTTACATTAATGAAACTAAAACTTCTGGAGGGTCTGATGTATATGCAACCCAAAATATACAATTTGACATGTTACATCCTCAAGTTCAAACTTTAGTTCTACCAGGAACAAAGATAGATTCTACTGCAAGAACAGTTAGTGGTACGAGTGTGAACAATAATGCAGAAATTTCATTCTTAGATAAGGGATTTGAATCTGTATCACTAAATGCGGATAACTTCTTATCTTCACCAAGATTAATTTGTTCTCAAATTAATGAAAAGAATAAGTTATCTGCTCTACCTATTAACAAATCTTTTGAATTGTCTTTAGTTCTATCTTCAACTAAATCAACTGTATCCCCAGTTATAGACTTACATAGACTTGGAATTATTTTATCATCAAACAGAGTGAATAGAGTTATTACAAATTATATTTCGGACAACAGAACATCAACTCTAGATGGGGATCCAACAGCGTTTACATATGCAACTGCACCAATAACTCTAGAACTTGCAGCAACTTCGATTAAATGCTTATTTACAGCGTATGTAAATAATGATGCAGAAATCAGAGCACTTTATTCTGTAGGGAAAAATGCTAAAGATTTACAAATTTATAATTTATTCCCTGGATATGATAACTTGGATGTGAATGGTGATATTATCAATCCAAACAGAAATAGTGGTCTTCCCAATAAGAAGGTTCAAAAATCAACAGAATTTTCTGGAGATAGTAACAAGTTAACATTTAGAGAATATGAATTTTCTATAGATAAACTTCCACCATTTAGATATTATAGCATTAAATTGTTAGGGACTTCTACAAATTCTGCCCATCCACCTATTATAAGAGACTTTAGAATAATCGCATTAGCTTAAAATGAAACATTACAAAGTAGAAGGGTATTCAAATTTACTAAGAGATACTGATGTTGGTGCTATAGTCAATACTAATGATATTGAATATGAACAATATCTCGCAACTAGATCATTAAAAGAAATTGAATCTGAAAAAATTAATTCACTAGAAAATGAAGTGAAAGATATTAAAAATGATCTTGGTGAAATTAAAAATTTACTTAGGAGTTTGATTAAATGAACCCATCAGATATTGAACTAGAAAATTTTAGCAAGTCTTTTGAATATGAAAAATTATCTAGAGACATAGATAGTATTGAAGATATTGCGATTCTTAGAAATTTAGCAAAATCTTACATTAAATTATACTTTAAACAACAAGAAGTAGTAGCAAGTTTCCGATAATGTCCCAACCATCTACTAGACAACAACTTATTGATTATTGCAAAAGAAAACTGGGAGCTCCAGTTTTAGAAATCAATGTCGCTGACGAGCAAATTGATGATTTAGTAGATGATGCTATACAGTTTTTCCAAGAAAGACACTTTGATGGTGTTGGTCAAGTATTTTTAAAATATCAAATTACTCAGAATGATATCGATAGAGGTAGAGCACCGAGAAATGGAAATGTTGGTGTAGCAACAACATCTGCTTCGGCGGTTATAGGTGGATCTACAACCAACTTTAATTTCTCCGAAAACGGTAATTTTTTACAGATACCTCCTGATATTATTGGAATTAATAAAGTAATGCAATTTGATGGTACTAATAGAGTATCTTCTGGGATGTTTAGTATTAAATATCAATTATTTTTGAACGATATTTACTATTGGGGATCTACAGAGATTTTAACATATTCCATGGTAAAAAGATACCTTGAAGATTTAGATTGGTTATTGACTAACCAAAAGCAAATTAGATTTAATAAAAGAATGGACCGACTCTATATGGATATAGATTGGTCAGCAGTTAATGTTGGCGACTATGTAATCATCGACTGTTATAGAGTATTAAATCCTAATGAATATCCTAGAGTCTGGAATGATTCATTCCTAAAACCATATTTGACTGCATTAATTAAAAAGCAATGGGGGCAAAACTTAATCAAATTCCAAGGAGTTAAACTTCCTGGGGGTGTTGAGTTAAACGGAAGACAAATATATGATGATGCTACAAGAGAATTAGAGGAAATAATGAATAAGATGTCCAATACATACGAATTACCACCTTTCGATATGATAGGTTAATCATATGCTTAATCCATTTTTTCTCCAAGGATCAAAAGGTGAGCAAAATCTTATACAAGATTTGATTAATGAACAAATTCAAATGTATGGAATTGAAGTTCATTACCTACCAAGAAGATTTTTGACCACAAAGACTGTTATAAGAGAAGTAATAGAATCTACTTTTAGAGATGCTTATCCAATTGAAGCATATATTGAAAATTATGAAGGGTATGGTGGACAAGGAACTATCCTTTCAAAATTTGGAATACAAGATCTAGATGATCTTACATTAGTAATTTCTAAAGAAAGATATGACTCTTACATCTACCCTTTAATACAATATCAGAACATACCAGATACTGAACTAATTTCAAGACCTAAAGAAGGAGATTTAATTTATTTTCCTTTGGGTGATAGATTGTTTGAAATTAAATTTGTAGAGCATGAACAACCTTTTTATCAACTAGGAAAAAATTATGTTTATGTTCTAAAATGCGAACTATTCAGAGCTTCAAATGAAGAAGTTGATACCAACATCGATTACATTGATGATAATGTAAAAGAAGACGGTTATATTCAATCTTTGACTTTGGCTGGTTCTGGAGTAACAGCAACTGCATATACTGGATTGGTAAATGGTGCGGTTTATGGAGTAACTATTCTGAATAGAGGATCGGGATATGAATCACAACCAACAATTGTTTTTGAAAAATCTCCAGTTTCTGGGGGAACTGCAACTGGAACTGCAAATATGATTTCTGGGTTAGTTGATTGTAACGGAACAACATCCAAAAAAATTCAATCTATTATTATTACAAATCCGGGATTTGGATATACAGTAGCGCCAAAAGTAATTGCTCTGGGCGGCGGACCTGATGCATCTGGATTTATAGCAACTTGTTCTATTGGTGATGGAGTAGTAGGAGTAGTAACAATCACCAATGGTGGAACAGGATATCTAGTATCTTCTCCACCTGCCGTTGCATTTAGCACTGCACCTTACGGTGGTATAACAGCAACAGGAATTACCTCAGTAAGTACTGCTTCTACTATTTCTAATATATCAATGGCGAATCGTGGGGTTGGTTACATAACTACTCCAACAGTAACTATTGGAAACCCAGTTCTCATTGGATCAGGATCTTATATATTCAATGAGTATGTAATTGGAGGGATTAGTAGTACAACTGCAAGAGTATCTTCTTGGAATGGGGTAACGAGAATACTACAAATTTCAAAACCAGATGGAGAATTTATAGACGGAGAAACTTTAACAGGACAAGAATCTGGAGCTGTTTATAAAATATCTTACAAATCGGAATTTGATATTACTGATAAATACGCAACAAATGATGAGATTGAAGTTGAATCCGATAATATCGTTGATTTCACTGAACGAAATCCTTTTGGTATGCCCTAAAGGATAAATAGTAAATAAGAAATATTGATCTCCCATCATGTTTGAGTATTTTTATCACGAAATTTTTAGGCGAACCATTATAGGGTTTGGAACTTTATTTAATAATATAACAATTAAAAAAACTGATGATAATGGAAATGTGGTTTCTGAAACTAAAGTTCCTTTAGCTTATGGTCCCACCCAAAAGTTTCTGGCTAGATTAGAACAATCTCCCAATCTAAACAAACCAGTTCAAATAACACTCCCAAGAATGTCTTTTGAATTTGTTGGGTTGAATTATGATACTACTAGAAAATTAACTCAAACACAAACTTTTTTAACTTCTTTAGCTTCAGATAATACTCAACCAAGAAAAGCATATCTACCAGTTCCATATAACATGGACTTTGAGTTGAGTATAATGACTACATTGAATGATGATATGCTCCAAATTGTAGAGCAAATTTTACCATACTTTCAACCATCATACAATTTAACAATTACTCTAGCTGGAGACATTGGAGAAAAAAGAGATATTCCGATTGTATTCAATAATATAACGATGCAAGATGATTATGAAGGAAATTTTGATACTAGAAGGGCATTAATTTATACGCTAAGATTTACGGCAAAAACATATCTATTTGGCCCTATCGCATCTGCAGGAATTTCAAACGAAATTATCAAAAAAGTTTCTGTTGGATTTGTCGAGGGTGGAAAAACAACTTCACCAAGAAGAGACCTTACATATACAGTTGAACCTCAAGCTACAAAAAATTATACTGGAAATGCAATTACCTTATTAACAGATAATGTTGAGCTAGAAACAAAGACATTCTCTGTTGCAGATGCTTCCAGTCTAATTAAAAATACGGTTATTACAATAGATGATGAGACCATGAAGGTTTTATCAAAAACTGGAAATTCTATTACAGTAGAAAGAGGACTATATGATACCAAAATCACTGAGCATGTATCTGGAACGAATCTTTATACAATAACAGAATCTGATAATGCACTAATTGAATTTGGGGATGATTTTGGATTTAATGGATTATTCACATGAAACTAATGAGCAAAAATTTTGATGAACTAAATGAGACGTTTAACGTCGAGAGTTCTATTGTCGAAACAGAAAAAGATGACTCCGCAATAAAACCTATTGAAGAAAATAGTAAAGTTGATGATATTCAAAAGGATTATGAATATACTAGAGGAAATTTATATTCTTTAATTGAAAAAGGACAAGAAGCTATAAATGGAATTTTAGAACTTGCTCAAGAAAGTGAAATGCCCAGAGCTTATGAAGTTGCTGGGCAATTAATAAAAAGTGTTGCTGATGCAACAGATAAATTAATGGACTTACAAAAGAAGTTAAAAGATATTGATGAAAGTAAATCCTCCAGAGGACCAACTACAGTAAATAATGCTCTTTTTGTAGGATCTACTGCGGATTTAGCAAAATTTTTAAAACAACAATCGCAAAATGAAAACGTTTAAAGAATTTCAAGAAGAGTGGAGCAATAAATATAAGAAGAGTATTAATTGCTCAAATCCTAAAGGATTTTCTCAACGCGCCCATTGTGCCGGTAGAAAGAAAAGAGCAAAAGGTGAACAGACTAAATCAAAACCAGTTGAATAATGCCCAAGATAAAGTCCCATAAAACAGTTGAACAAATTGCAAAGAAGCATCGCCTTGATGTTTCTTTCATACAGAAGCAACTTGATATGGGAGAACCCATTGAACATGAGCATACAAAAGATCATGAATTAGCGATGGATATTGCTCTTCAACATCTTGATGAAATTCCAGATTATTATACTCGATTAAAAAAAATGGAGGCATCCGCCAAAAAAGAACATAAAAAATTTAAAGATGTTACTGAAGAGGGTCTTCGTGATTGGTTTGGAAAATCAAAATCAAAAGATGGAAAAGCGGGTTGGGTAAACGTTGTAACTGGCGGAACATGCGCTAGTGATGAACCTGGAGAAGGAGTTCCAAAATGTGTCTCTTCTTCAAAAAGAGCGAGTATGACTCCAGCAGAAAGACGTTCTGCATCAAGAAGAAAAAAAGCGGCAGATTCTGGACAACAAGAAAAATCTGGTGCTGCAAAACCAACCTATGTTTCTACAGATTCACCTAAAAAGAAAATGAAAGAAGAAATGGAAGTACAAGAAGAAAAAGATAAACCAAGTAAAGGTAGTGGTAAAAAAGATGCTTGCTATCATAAGGTAAAGGCAAGATATGATGTTTGGCCTAGTGCATATGCATCTGGTGCATTGGTCAAATGTCGCAAAAAAGGTGCTGCAAATTGGGGTACAAAATCCGAAGCGGTAGAAGAAGAAAGATTTTGTCCATTATGCGATAAAAGGGAAAAAAGATCAGAATGTTCTTATGGGGAAGAAGCTTGGGATAAAGTATCAATTAAAGATCATGAATATTCTATGGCTAGATCAGAAATAAAGAACATTATTGATGCTGCTAAAAGACTTGAAAAGAAAGTAGCAAAAGGTGAAGGATCTCTGGAAGCTTGGGTACAATCAAAAATTACTAAGGCTGCAGACTACATTGATACTGCTGCAGATTATGTTGCAAGTGGAGAAATGGAAGAAGCATGTTGGACTGGATATAAGCAAGTGGGGATGAAAAAGAAAGGAAAAAAAATTGTTCCTAATTGTGTTCCAGCATCCGAAGAAAAACTAGTAGATAAAATTGTAAACGAAATTATTTCTGAAAAGCAAAATTCAAGTACAATTGAAGATGCAAATGGAAACAGTTTTGTTGAAGTAGTTAACTTGATTGAACCGGAACCAATCAAAGGATTTAAATCACAAATTGAAGAGGCAACACGTTTGCAGTCACAAACTGGAAATATAGTTGCAGTAACTATATCTTGGAGAGGAAAATATTATGCAATGCGTATGTTTTTCCCTCAGGCAAAAGTTCCATCAAGAAAAGAAATTAATGATGAGATTAAAAAAGTATATCCAAATTCTATAGTTGTTGCTCACTCAGTTTCCGAGTTTACTCCAGGACAACCCTTAATCCAAACTGGAGTTCAGGGTGGAAGTTACGGAAATCCAGGTCCAAGCAAAAATTATGTAAAAACAATGGGTGAAGACTGGCAGTCAGTCAATCGCAAAGATAAAACTGATGGTCTCAGTCAAAAAGCTGTAAATGCTTATCGTCGTGAGAATCCAGGTTCAAAACTTCAAACTGCAGTAACAGAAAAGAACCCAACAGGTAAAAGAGCATCTCGTCGCAAATCATTCTGCTCAAGGATGAGTGGTATGAAAAAAAGATTAACTTCCGCAAAAACTGCAAACGATCCAGATTCCAGAATCAACAAAGCCCTTCGTCGTTGGAACTGCAACTAATGAAATCATTCAATCAATTTCTATCAGAAGCTGTAAACATTGCCGGAGATTTTAACGGCAATCTATACATTAATAGTTCTGAAATGCAATCAGAACAGGTTAAAGAATCTTTTTTTGCTGATGTTGTATGGGAAGGGAGACTTTATCGCCTTGAAGTTGAAGGTAGCATGATGAATAAAACAGAACTAGCTGAACAACTTCAAGATCAATATCCAGGGGTAATTGTTCACAATATTTACCCACAACAACCATCAAGTTCATTAAAAATTAAAAATACGCAAAGATACCAACCAGAAAGATTGACTTGGAGTGACTAATTATGGCTATTTGGAATAAAAATGATCAAGATTATCTAAATCAAGAACGATCTTTATTTGAAATTTTTGGTGTTGCAACTAGAGACGGAAAAATTGTAGATAAATTTAACAGATTTCCAGTTGATGTTCTTCCAGCAAATGCAGATGCCTTTGGAAGAACTAGGGTATCAAATCCTCTCACACTTTTTGACTCTTCGCACAGATATAGAGACAATAATCTGTGGACAAATTTGATTGTAGGCACTGGTTCTACTGTTGGATTTGTGACTACACAGGGATTAATTAATATTGGTATTGGAACTACTGCTGGTTGTTCTGTGATTAGAGAAACTACAAAGGTGTTTTCTTATCAACCAGGAAAGTCATTATTGATAATGAACACCTTTGTTCCTGAGACACCAAAAGCAAATCTAACACAAAGAGTTGGATATTTTGGTGCAGATAATGGTATCTACTTTGAGATTGCTGGAATTGGAAGCACTTCAATCAGTTTTGTAGAAAGAAGTTTATCTATAGGAACAGAAACAAGAGTCCCACAAACAGAATGGAATATTGATAAATTAGATGGAACTGGTGTTTCTGGAATTACTCTAGACCCATCTAAAGCACAAATTCTGTGGACTGATATTGAATGGTTAGGACTTGGAACCGTTAGAGTTGGATTTGTGATTGATGGTATATTCATTCACTGCCATTCTTTCCATCACGCAAATAAAATTCAGTCAACATATATGACTACTGCGTGTTTGCCTTTGAGGTATGAGATTGCAAATACTGGAATAACCACAAGTACAAGCACACTCAAACAAGTTTGTTCTACAGTGATTTCAGAAGGTGGTTATGAACTTCGTGGATTGCAACAAGGTGTGGGAACTACTATCACATCTCCAGTAACTCTCGCAACAGCTGGAACCTATTATCCTATTATTTCATTAAGACTAAAAACATCCCCAAATAGATTAGATGCTATTGTAATTTTGACTGCTCTTTCCATTATGGGCATTACGAATAATGTTCATTATAACTGGAGAGTGCTTGCAAGTGCAGATACTACTGGTGGTGGAACTTGGGTCAGTGCTGGGGTTGATAGTTCCGTTGAATATAAGATTGATGGTGGAAGTGTGACTGGAGGTAGAATATTAGCAGAGGGATACAGTAGTGCATCTAATCAGGCAGTAACCGCAGTTGATATTCTCAAAGAAGCATTATTCAAATTCCAGTTAGAAAGAGATGGATTAACTGGAACTCCATATGAATTAACAGTTGTTGCTTCTGCTAGTTTAGCAAATGCTAGTATTCACGCTTCAATGGATTGGGAAGAAGTTAGTAGGTAAATTATTATGAGTGAAGTCTATCTTGGTAATCCAAATCTTAAAAAAGCAAATACCCAAATTGAATTTACAGAAGATCAAATTATTGAATTCTTAAAATGTAAAGAAGATCCGGTTTACTTTGCAAAAAATTATGTAAAGATTGTAACTCTTGATTATGGTCTACAACCATTTAAACCATATCATTTCCAAGAGAAGTTAATTAATAATTTCCATAAGAACAGATTTAATATCTGTAAGATGCCTCGACAGACAGGTAAATCCACTACAGTAGTGTCTTTCCTGCTCCACTATGCCGTCTTTAACGATAATGTTAACATAGGTATCCTAGCAAACAAAGCAGCGACCGCACGGGAGCTCCTGGATAGGTTACAGACTGCATATGAAAACCTACCCAAGTGGATGCAGCAAGGAATTATAGCTTGGAACAGAGGATCTCTTGAACTTGAAAATGGGTCAAAAATATTAGCGGCATCCACCTCTGCTTCCACAGTTCGTGGTATGTCTTTTAATATTATTTTCTTGGACGAATTTGCATTCGTCCCAAATCATATTGCCGACGATTTTTTTAGTTCGGTATATCCAACAATTTCTTCAGGTAAGTCCACAAAGGTTATAATCGTTTCAACTCCAAAGGGGATGAATCATTTTTACCGAATGTGGCATGATGCTGAAAGGGGTAAAAATGAATATGTATTTACCGACGTTCACTGGAGCGAAGTTCCAGGAAGAGATGAAAAGTGGAAAGAGCAGACAATTGCAAACACATCAGAACAGCAATTCAAAGTTGAGTTTGAATGTGAATTTTTAGGATCAGTAGATACTCTGATTGCGCCAAGCAAAATAAGAAATTTAGTATATGATCACCCAAGAAAAAGAAACGCAGGATTGGATGTTTATATAGATCCGCAAGAAAATCACGATTATATTATTACAGTTGATGTTGCAAGAGGAGTTGGAAGTGATTACTCAGCTTTTGTAGTTGTGGATATAACACAGTTTCCACATAAGGTAGTTGCAAAATACAGGAATAATGAAATCAAACCTATGCTATTTCCGAGTATCATTCACGAAGTAGCAAAGAGTTATAATAATGCTTATATTTTATGCGAAGTTAATGATGTTGGAGATCAAGTTGCTAGTATTATCCAATATGATTTGGAATATAATAATTTACTCATGTGTTCTATGAGAGGAAGAGCCGGTCAAATTGTCGGACAAGGATTTTCTGGAAAGAAAACTCAACTCGGAGTTAAGATGTCCAAGACTGTTAAAAAGGTTGGATGCCTTAATTTAAAGACAATGATTGAGGAAGATAAGTTACTCTTCAACGACTATGAAATTATAAGCGAACTAACAACATTCATTCAAAAACATAATTCCTTTGAAGCGGAAGAAGGATGTAATGATGATTTGGCGATGTGCCTGGTCATTTATGCTTGGTTAGTTGCTCAAGATTATTTTAAAGAATTAACTGATCAAGACGTTAGAAAAAGATTATACGAGGAGCAAAAAAATCAAATAGAACAAGATATGTCTCCGTTTGGATTTATTATTGATGGTACAGAAGCCGATAGTTTTATAGATGCTGATGGAGACAGATGGTTTGCTGACGAATATGGAGATAGATCTTACATGTGGGAATATAGGTAATGGAAATTGATAAGCAATTAAAGTTAGGACATTTATTATTGGCGGATAGAACTTGCAGATGTTGTGGAGAAGTTAAGAATTTGATCGATGGATTTTATAGGACTCGTAAAAATAGAGGACCAGTAGCATCTTCGTATTCTTACGAATGTAAAGAATGTGCAATTAAAAGAATCATAAGAAGAAAATCTTTGCCAAAAAATACTTCTAAATGGGAATATCCTGACTGGTAGTCAGTTCACGTCATGTTTCCCCCATGAAAAGTAACTTTTTAATAAATATTTTTTAGATAAACTGAGATTTACGGAGAAAAACATGGCGACTCCTCAATTATCTCCCGGTGTACTTATTAGGGAAGTTGACCTAACAGTAGGAAGGGCTGATAACGTATTTGAGAATACGGGTGGTATTTGTGCTCCTTTTTCAAAAGGACCAGTTAATGAGGTAATTGATGTTACCAGTGAGCAAGAGTTATTAAATGTTTATGGAAAACCACTTTCAACAGACAGACAATATGAGTGGTGGTTAAGTGCGTCTTCTTTCTTAACCTATGGTGGAAAATTAAAAACGGTAAGAATTGACGGAGATAACTTAAAAAATGCTATTGTAGGATCTTCATCATCAACTCCAGCAGTTAAGATTAGAAATTATGACGAATATAGCGAGAATTATTCTGAGGCAGACGCAGTAAGTTTCTTATATGCTGCGAAGAATCCAGGAACCTGGGCAAATGGACTAAAAATTTGCACAATTGATGCTTTTGCTGATCAAAGGGTTGCAATTTCAACATCAGATCCAGTTGGTTCTGGAATAACTGTAGGCACAGAAATCTTTAAAAATTTAACAGCAGTATCAATTCCAGGTACTGGATCAACTACAACTTTCACAGGAAAACTTAGAGGAATTGTAGTTGGAATTAATTCCAGCACTACAGGAACTTCTACTGTAGACATTAAAATTTTATCTAGAGTATCAACTGCAGGAACCACTTCAGGAACAGAAACTGCCATAGATTATGCTTCTGGAAGTTCTGTTGCAGCATTTAATCAGAATGATACTATTTCTTTCCAAAGACCTGGCGGAACAGTTTCATTAACTGGAATTGGAACTCAAGCAACAACAACTACAACATTAGGAGTAGTTCTTGACTGGTACAACGAGCAAACTTTAAATTTAACAAATAATACAATTTATTGGAAATCACTTGCACCAAGACCAAAAACTACAAACTATTCTCTAGCAAGAGGTGGAAAAAATGATGAAATTCATTTAGTTGTTGTAGATGATACCGGAACTTTTACCGGAACAAAAGGAGCACTAGTTGAAAAGTTCGTAGGAATGTCGAAATCCTTAGATGCAATTTCTGAGGTTAATTCTCCATCCAAGAATTGGTATAAATCCTATCTTGCTAACTTCTCATCGATACTTTACGCAGGAACTAATTTGTCCGGCGCTACTGGAGCGATAGCACCACAATTTACAACAGTAAATTCTGGAATATCAACAACACCATCTACTCTCTCTGGAGGTGTATGGAATCAAGAAGCTCAAGGAATTTACTTCAACGTACTTGGTAACCAATCCTATACGTTGGGCGGAACAACAGTAGAAGGAACATCCTCATATTGGGGTGGAGTTGATTATGCAGCATCCACACAACCTGGACAATTTGCCGCTTCTCTTTCCGGATTAAACTCAGGTTATGCTCTGTTCGATAATGATGATGATAAGGTAGTTGATTTCCTCATTGGGGGTCCTGGATTACCTGATGAAACCGAATCACAAGCACACGCAATTAATCTGATCACAATTGCAGCAAATAGAAAAGATTGCCTTGCAGTAATTTCTCCACACAGATCAAATGTTTTAGGTGCCGCTGGTCCACTTGGGTCAGCAACACAAACTAATAATGTAAACAAATTCTTTAATGGAATTACGATTTCATCATCATATGGAGTCTTTGATAGTGGGTGGAAGTACACCTACGATAGATTTAACAATCAGTTTGTTTACATTCCATGCAATGCGGATACTGCAGGTTTGATGGTCAGAACATCACTCGACCAATATTCTTGGTATTCACCTGCTGGACAGCAAAGAGGTGTTCTAAACAATGCTATTAAACTAGCATACAACCCATCTAAAGCACAAAGAGACGCAATTTATCCAAATAGAATTAATCCTATCATTTCTTCTCCTGGAACAGGAATTATTCTATTCGGTGATAAAACCGCCTTAACATATCAATCAGCATTTGATAGAATTAACGTTAGAAGACTTTTCATTACTCTAAAGAGAGCACTGAAGAGAGCTGCTGAGGCACAACTGTTTGAATTCAACGATTCAATCACAAGAGCAAACTTTGTAAATATCGTTGAGCCATATCTACGTGATGTTCAGGCAAAGAGAGGTGTTTATGACTTCCTTGTTGTTTGCGATGAATCAAATAACACACCAGACATTATTGATAACAATGAATTTAGAGCTGAAATTTATCTGAAGCCAGCGAAATCAATTAACTACGTTACACTCACGTTTGTTGCTACCCGCACTGGCGTTAGCTTTGACGAAGTAGTTGGAACAGTTTAAGTAAATTAATTGCTTAAGATTTAACAAAGGAGGAATTTAAAATGTCTACTCTCAGAACAATTACAGGATTTAAAGAAAGACTTGCTGGTGGTGGTGCTAGGCCCAATCTATTTGAAGTTTCCATTCCATCATTTCCAAGAACTTTAGGTGTTACTTGGGACAATGAGTCTGTAAGAACTTTCAATTTCTTATGCAAGGCAGCAGCACTTCCTGCTTCAAACATTGCTCCAATTGAAGTTCCTTTTAGAGGACGTATCTTAAAGGTTGCTGGCGACAGAACATTTGATACCTGGACAGTTACTGTTATTAACGATGAAGATTTCAAACTCAGAACTGCATTTGAGCAGTGGATGAATGGAATCAGCAAACTGGATAATAACACTGGTGCAACCAACCCAACTTCATACATGGTCAATGCTGAGGTTTACCAACTAGGAAGAGGTGCTGGAGCTGGAAGATTCTCCCAAAATAATGTTCAAGCTGCAGATGGAACTTCTATTCCACCACTGAGAGCCTATAAGTTCTACGATATTTTCCCAACTAACGTATCTCAGATTGATCTTTCATATGATACTGGAGATACTATTGAAGAATATACAGTAGAATTCCAAGTTCAATACTGGACTGTAGGTGAACTTCGTGACCAAACTGGTCAAAGAATTAGCTGATAAATAATATCAGCAATAAAAGAAGTCTAACCTTTATTCATGGCAAAATTATTTGGTTTTTCTATTGAGGATCAAACTCCTCAATTACCACCCACATCTTCCCCCATTCCTCAAAATAATGAGGATGGGGTTGATCATTATTTGACTAGTGGGTTTTTTGGATCGTATGTTGATATTGAGGGTGTATATAAAACTGAATTTGATCTCATAAAGAGATATAGAGAAATGGCTCTGCATCCAGAAGTTGATGGAGCTATAGAAGATATTGTTAACGAAGCAATTGTATCTGATACTAATGACTCTCCAGTAGAAATTGAATTATCAAATTTAAATGCTAGCGATGGTATTAAGAAGAAAATAAGGGAAGAATTTAAATATATTTTAGAACTTTTAGACTTTCATAGAAAATCTCACGAAATATATAGAAATTGGTATATTGACGGTAAAATTTACTACCATAAAGTTATTGATTTAAAAAATCCCCAAGAAGGTATTAAAGAACTTCGTTACATTGACGCAATGAAAATGCGTTATGTTAGGCAGGCTAAAAAAGATACCAAACAACCATATAAAATTAGAAGACAAGACGAAGATCCTACGGATTTTACATTTATCGATATTGAAGAATATTTTGTATATAATCCAAAAATGACTTACTTATCAGGAAATCCAACAGGAACTGTTGGAAGTTCCGCTGGGGTAAGAATTGCAAAAGATGCAATTGCATATTGCACATCAGGACTGGTTGATAGAAACAGAGGAACAGTACTTTCTTATTTACATAAAGCAATCAAAGCACTCAATCAACTCCGCATGATTGAGGATTCACTAGTTATTTACAGACTATCAAGGGCACCAGAAAGAAGAATATTTTATATTGATGTAGGCAATCTTCCTAAAGTAAAGGCAGAACAATATCTCCGTGATGTTATGATGCGTTATCGTAACAAATTAGTTTACGATGCTCAGACTGGAGAAATTCGTGACGATAAAAAATTCATGAGCATGATGGAAGATTTTTGGCTTCCAAGAAGAGAAGGTGGTAGAGGAACTGAAATTACAACTCTTCCTGGTGGACAAAATCTTGGGGAGATTACTGATATTGAATATTTTAAAAAGAAACTTTACCGTTCTTTAAATGTCCCACCATCCAGAATGGATGGGGAAGGTGGATTTAATCTTGGACGTTCATCAGAAATACTACGTGATGAACTTAAGTTCACCAAGTTTGTTGGTAGATTGAGAAAAAGATTTTCTGGAATGTTTAACGATATTCTTAAGACTCAATTAATTCTTAAGAACATCATAACTCCAGAAGATTGGGAGGCAATGAAAGATCATATTCAATATGACTTCTTATATGATAATCACTTCTCCGAACTTAAAGAAGCTGAGTTACTAACAGAAAGACTCAATCTGGTAGCAACCGCAGAACCTTATGTCGGTAAATATTATTCTCAAGATTACGTTAGAAGAAAAATTTTAAGACAGACTGATCAAGAAATCATAGAACAAGACGAAATTATTAAAAAAGAAATAGAGGAAGGAATCATTCCAGATCCAAATGCACCAATAGATCCAGCAACAGGTCAACCAATGGATCCAAATTCAATGGATCTTGGACAACCTGTTATGGAACCAAATTTGGATTCTCAGGGAGCAGCAACTGAAGCTGATGGAAAAGCAGCAGAACCACCCCCATCTCCTCGTGGTGGGAAAATATAAATAGTTAAAATTTAAAATTATTAAATATGGATATGGAAGACCTAATCGACATGATTGCTACTGACGAAAGTCCTTCTCAGATTAGCGACAAAATTAAAGATCTATTATTTTCAAAAGCTGCTTCTAAGATTGATGAATTCAAACCAGATGTAGCAAATTCGATGTTTGACTTTGAATCAGAAGAATCAGAAGAAGAATAATAATAAATAATTATTATAATAAAATGAATTAGAAAATAATGGCGCATAAACCAGTAGGTGCGGGAATTTCATTATCAACAACTGCCGTTTCAGCATTAACCACTTCATTTTCCGTTCAATCAAATGTTCTGAGAGTGACTGCAGTTAATGCTGGGGCATTTGTTGCAATTGGAACAAACCCAACCGCATCAATTACAGATTATTATATTCCTGCAGGAAAATCAGAAACTCTTGCTTTAACAAAAGCATCACAAAGAGTTGCTGGTATAACAACCGGAACAACTACTATTATTGATTTTCCAGAAGGAACTCAAACTCCTTTTGTTGCTGGAGATTATGTTACCTTAACAGTCACTGGGCAATCTTATTACAATTTTACCCATGTTCCTGTTATTTCCGTAAATAATACTGCATCTTATGATGGGTATTTTTCAAAGAGAATTGTCGTAGATTATAACTCAAGTGGTATTGTAACCGCATTTTCACCAACAACATCATATGCTGATTTGAGAGGATCTATCAGAGTTGCTGCTAGAACCGAAGGTGGATCTGGAACCGTTTATATTCAACAAGTACAAATTTCAGGACAAGCATAATGAAACTTATTACCGAAGAAATCGAATCAGTAGAAGTTCTTACCGAAACGGTCAACGGTAAGAAGACTCTTTATATCCAAGGACCTTTCCTTCAAACTGAAGTTGTAAACAGAAACGGTAGAATGTATCGTTTACCTGTTATGGAAAGAGAGGTAAAGCGTTACACTGAACAATATGTAAATAAGGGTCGTGCTCTTGGAGAGCTTGGACACCCTGATGGTCCTACTGTAAATCTAGATCGAGTCTCCCATAAAATTGTTTCACTTCACCGCGAAGGAAATAATTTTATTGGTAAGGCGCAAATCCTCTCAACTCCAATGGGAAAAATTGCAGAGTCACTTTTAAAAGAAGGAGTTACTCTTGGCGTTTCCTCTCGTGGTATTGGTTCAGTCAAATCTACTCGTGAAGGTTTTACTGAAGTTGGCGAAGATTTCATGCTAGCAACTGCTGCTGATATCGTTGCCGATCCTTCTGCTCCTGACGCTTTTGTTCAGGGAATCATGGAAGGAAAGGAATGGGTTTGGGAAGGTGGAATGCTCAGAGAAAGAGCAGCACAAAAAACTTATAAGAGAATTAATACTCTTGTAGACCAAAAACGTCTGGAAGAGCATAAATTGAATCTATTCAATGAGTTTTTAAACTCATTGTAATTTGTTAAATTATAAATAAATATAGATTAAATTACACTAAGGTTAATCGGAGAGTTCAAATGTCTCGTGGAGATTTACAAGAAATGGAAGTAGGCACTAAGCAATCCAAAACCGCTGTCAATGCAAATGCAAAAGCGGGAGATCCAATGCCTAAACTAGCAGCAGGTGCCGTTGCTGGGCAAACAGGTGGTTGGGAAGATCTGGGTGGTCCAGATCCAACAAACTATCGTCCAGATGATGACTCGGCTAAATTAAAAACACCTGGAGCAACTCTTAAGCAAGTTAGAGATGTTGTTAATAAGGGTGCTAAAGCTGCAGATCCAACTCCTCATATGAAAGGTGCTGTTAAAGAAGAAACCGAAGAAGATGAGGAAGATCTAATTGTAGACGAAGAGGATCTTGAAATCTCTGATGACGAAGAAGTAGTAGAAGAAGAAGCTTCTGAAAAAGAAGAAAAGGGTGAGAAGGAAGAGAAGGGTAAGAAGGATAAGGAAGAAGAAGAGGAAGAGGAAGAGATGGAAGAAGAGTTTAACATCGATGAAGATGTTAATGCTCTCTTAGATGGCGAAGAGCTCTCTGAGGAATTCCAAGAGAAAGCACGTATCATTTTTGAAGCTGCTCTTCGTTCAAAAGTTTCTGATATTAAAGAAACTCTTGAAGAGCAGTATGAGCAAAGACTTTCTGAAGAAATTTCAGAAATCAAATCAGTTCTTCAAGAAAGAATTGATTCATACTTAGAGTATGTTGCTGACGAATGGTTTGAGGAAAATGCTCTAGCAATTGAGCATGGAATCAAAACCGAGATTACCGAGTCATTCCTCCAAGGAATGAAGGGTCTTTTTGAAGAGCATTATGTAACAATCCCTGAAGATAGATATGATGTTTTAGAGAGCATGGTAGACAAACTTGATGAAATGGAGACAAAACTCAACGAGCAGATTGAGAGAAATATTTCCCTAAACAAGCGCCTCGCAGAGTCGGTTGCTGACGGAATCTTAGATCAAGTCTCTGAGGGCCTTGCTGCTACTCAGAAAGAAAAGCTCGCTTCACTTGCCGAAAGTGTTGAGTTTGAAAGTGAAGAGGAATATCGTGAAAAACTGGAGACTTTAAAGGAATCATATTTTCCTTCCAGAACAGTATCTCCATCAGCTAAAACAGAAACCCTCTCAGAGGGTTTAGACAGAGCACCTGAAAATGTAACAGGTTCGATGGCGGCTTATCTGAGAACGCTTTCATCTTTTAGCAAATAAACTGAATTTAATATTAAATCAAACGTAACAAACAACAGAGGTAAACGCAAATGTTCCATTCCGAGCATCTGCAGGAAAAGTGGGCACCACTCCTCAACTATGAGGGTCTTGATCAAATCAAAGATTCGCATCGTAGAGCGGTAACCGCAGTCCTGCTAGAAAACCAAGAAAGATTTTTAAGAGAGCAATCTGCATTTGAAAGTGCAGGTTCATTCCTAACCGAAACTCCAGTAAACAGCACTGCTTCAAGTTCAACTGCAGGTTTCGGTGGTAGCGCACAAGGATTTAGCGCAGGTCCTACCGCAGGTTTCGACCCTGTTCTGATCTCTCTGATCAGACGCTCAATGCCTAACCTTGTTGCTTATGATCTCGCTGGCGTTCAACCAATGAACGGTCCAACCGGCCTGATCTTTGCAATGCGTTCACGCTACAACAACCAGAGCGGTACAGAAGCATTCTATAACGAAGTTGATACCGCATGGTCTGGTCAGCCATTTGGCCGCGATAACGAAGATGGATTTACCAACGGTGCCGTTGGTATGGGTACTACTGCACAAAATGGTACAAACCCATCCGTTCTGAACGCAGCTGGTGCAGCTGGTGGCGACTACAATGTTGGTCAGGGTATGCGTACTGACCAGGCTGAAGCACTTGATAGTGGTGCGGACGCTTTCAACCAGATGGCGTTCTCAATCGAGAAGGTTACCGTTACTGCAAAGTCACGCGCCCTCAAGGCTGAGTACACCTTAGAACTCGCACAAGACCTCAAGGCAATCCACGGTCTGAATGCTGAAGCGGAACTCGCAAATATTCTCTCAACTGAGATTCTTGCTGAGATCAACCGCGAAGTCATCAGAACCATCTACAAGGTTGCTGAACAGGGTGCTGCTCAAAACACCGCTACTGCTGGTGTATTTGACCTCGACGTTGATTCAAACGGTCGTTGGTCGGTTGAGAAGTTCAAGGGTCTACTCTTCCAGATCGAGAGAGATGCAAACGCAATCGCTCAAAGAACTCGTAGAGGAAAGGGCAACATCATCATGTGCTCTGCTGACGTTGCTTCAGCACTGACCATGGCTGGTGTTCTCGATTACACCCCTGCGCTCAATGCTAATCTGTCTGTTGATGATACCGGTAATACTTTTGCTGGTACTCTGATGGGCAAATTCCGCGTCTACATTGACCCATATGCTGCTAACCTGACTTCAGGTAACGCTGCTCCAACAGGTGGTAACCAGTACTACGTTGTTGGTTATAAGGGTTCTTCACCTTATGACGCAGGTCTCTTCTATTGCCCATATGTTCCTCTCCAAATGGTACGTGCCGTTGGTGAGAACAGCTTCCAGCCTAAGATCGGCTTTAAGACCCGTTATGGAATGGTTGCAAACCCATTCGCTGAGGGTACTACCCAGGGTCAAGGCAATCTCACTGTTAACGCAAACCGTTACTACAGAAGAGTTGCTGTGAAAAATTTAATGTGAGTTTTCTTCACATTTATTCAAGACCTCCTTTGGAGGTCTTTTTTTATAAATAAAAATGTAAGAATTAGTTGTGAACGATGCCTAGACCAATTACCAATACCACTGGATTTTATGGAGAAGGGAAAACCAAAAGACGGGCAGAAAATCATCGTATAAATGTTAGAAAACGTAGAGATGAAAGAAAACAATACTTAGTTGATCATTTTGGAGATAAGTGTCATGATTGTAAAAATAGTTTTCCAGTATGTTGCTATGATTTTCATCATATAGACCCATCTACAAAATCTTTTGAAATTGCCCCTAGATTAGACGGAAATTTGGAAACTATTATGGAAGAGGTAAAAAAATGTATAATGATATGCTCAAACTGTCATAGAATTAGACACTATAAAGAAAGCAGATAAATAGTTAAAAAAATGGCTACAAAAAATATTTACGATCATCAAATACAGAATAGAAATTTTCTATCTCCTGTTGGATTTAAATTTATATTAAACAAAAGTCCTAAGGTATCGTTTTTTAGTAACCAAGCAAATATTCCAGGAATAGATTTAGGAGTAGCTATTCAACCAACATACCTAAAAGACATTGATGTTCCTGGTGATAAATTAGTTTTTTCTGATTTTAATTTGCGATTTTTGGTAGATGAAAATCTTGAAAACTATATGGAGATACAAAACTGGATGAGAGGTCTTGGATATCCAGAAAGTCTTCAAGAAATATATGATTTACAAAAATCAAACAAAGCAATGGACGCACAACCAAAGTCCATGCTCAACATATATTCTGATGGTACTCTGCAAATACTAACAAGTAATAATAATCCAAATTTTAAAATAAAATTTAAAGACTTATTTCCTGTATCTCTATCCACTTTACAGTTTGATGCAACTATGAGTGATATAGAGTACTTTACGGCAGAAGTAATATTCAAGTATACTATTTACAATATAACTGATTTGAATGGCGACCCTCTATGAATTTAGATCTTGATACTATACAAAGAATGTGGGAAGAAGATGCAAAAATTGATCCAGATAACTTACATACTGAATCTCTAAACATTCCCATGTTACATGCAAAATATTTTAATTTATACAACACAATTTTTCTTTTAAGAAAAAAAGCAGAACAACAAAGAAAAAATATTCGTCATGAGAGATATGAATACTTTACTGGAAAAGCAGATCCAGAAGTTTATGTAGAAAATCCCTTTCCCAAAAAAATCAGAGATAAAGAAACACTTCAAAAGTATTTGGATGCGGATGAAAAACTATCTCAGATTTGTTTAAAAATTGACTACTACGAAACTATCCTAAATTATATTGAGAGTATTCTTAAAGTAATTCAAAACAGAACTTATCAAATTAAGAATGCTATTGAATTTATAAGATTCCAGGCAGGATATGGTTGATACATCTAATCTAACTATTAGCAAGTCTAACGAAGTTTTTTTAAAAATAAAAACAGAACCTCATATCGAATATGAACTAAAGGATTATTTTAAATTTGAGGTTCCCAATGCAAAGTTCATGCCCCAATATAGGGGCAGAAATTGGAATGGAGAAATTCATTTATTTGACTTAAGATCAAAACAAATATATGTTGGTCTTCTAGATAAGTTAATATCTTTCTGTAAAAATTATAATTATACTTATTCTTTTGAAGAAAATAAGTTCTATGGTTTGCCCTTTGAAATTAATGAGGGCATATCATATGAAGGTGTTAAAGATTACATGAATTCTATTTGCTCTCATACTCCTCGTTCGTATCAGGTAGACGGAGTATACGATGCTCTAAAACATAATAGAAAGCTATTGATATCACCAACTGCCTCGGGAAAATCTCTGATGATTTATTCCTTAGTAAGGTACTATGTAGATAAAGGACAAAAAATTCTTTTAGTTGTTCCAACGACATCTCTTGTAGAGCAGATGTATAAGGATTTTCAGGATTATGGTTGGAATGCTGACTCATATTGCCATCGGATTTATTCCGGAAGAGAAAGGACAAACGAATATCAAGTTACAATCACAACTTGGCAGTCAGTTTACAAATTAGAAAGATCTTTCTTTGAAGACTATAATGTAGTTATAGGAGATGAAGCTCATTTATTCAAAAGTAAGTCACTAATCGAAATAATGACTAAACTTCATCATGCAAAATATAGATTTGGATTTACAGGAACTCTGGATGGAACACAAACTCACAAATGGGTTTTGGAAGGATTATTTGGTCCTTCATATAAAGTAACAAGAACAGCAGAGTTGATGGAACAGGGACATGTTTCCAAATTAGACATAAAGTGTATTGTTCTTAAACATCCAGCTAATAAATTTTTTACCTTTGAAGATGAGATTCAATATCTTATTACTCATGAAAGAAGAAATAATTTTATAAAAAATTTATCTATAGATTTAAAAGGAAATACTTTAGTTCTTTTTTCTAGAGTGGAAACTCATGGATTACCTTTATTTGAACTAATAAATAAAAATACACATCAAGATAGAAAAGTATTTTTCGTTCATGGTGGTGTTGATGCAGTTGAACGTGAGAAAATTAGAGAAATTACAGAGAATGAATCTAATGCAATTATAATAGCATCTTATGGTGTATTTTCTACAGGTGTGAATATTAAAAATCTGCACAATGTAATATTTGCATCACCAAGTAAATCTAGAATAAGAAATTTACAAAGTATAGGAAGAGTTCTAAGAAAAAGTAAATTTAAAAATAAAGCAATGTTGTATGATATTGCAGATGATTGTACCCAAAACTCCAGAAAAAATTATACACTCAACCATTTAATTGAAAGAATAAAAATATACAACGAAGAAAATTTCAACTATGAAATAGTAACTGTAAATTTAAAGCAATGATAGAAGACGATTTTTATGCAACATTAAAGTTAAAATCCGGAGAAGAAATATTCGCAAAGGTTTCTCCTTGTGAAGAAGAAGATAGAATGTTATTGCTTGTTAACAACCCAATAGTAATTACTGAAATCAAAGGTAAAAACGGAGTTATCGGGTATAAAATAGAACCATGGTTGAAAACAACATCAGAAGATCTTTTCATTGTTGATATTGACAACATAATCACAATGTCTGAATCTTTTGATGTTGAAATGATCCAAATGTATCAATCCTATGTAAGACAGGCAGGATTCTCAAAAGGGAATTATCAAAACACAAAATTGAATCGAAAGATGGGATATATTGCTAACGTCAATGATGCTAAAGAGATCTTAGAGAAGCTTTATAAAAAAAGCTAATATTATTGTTTTCAACCTCCACAAAGGTTATTATACACATCATCCGGACACTTGTCAAGCATTAAGAAAAGTGTTATCATGTACTGATAATATATAATAATATTAAATGATAACCACAGCAATAATGACCAAAAGAAAAAGGTCAATTCACTATGTAAACAACAAAGAGTTTTTAGCAGCTTTGATTCAGTACAGAGAATCTGTTAAGATTGCTCAGACTAAAGATCAACCAAAACCAAAAATTCCTAATTACATTGGTGAATGTTTCTTAAAGATCGCAACTCATTTATCATTCAAACCTAATTTTGTAAATTACATCTTTAAAGATGATATGATTTCTGATGGGATTGAAAATTGTATTCAGTATATTCATAATTTTGATCCCGAGAAATCTCAAAATCCTTTTGCTTATTTTACTCAGATTATTCACTACGCATTTCTGAGACGTATTCAAAAAGAAAAGAAGCAACTGGAAATTAAGAATAAGATTCTTGAAAGAACTGGTTTTGATGAGGTATTTGTTGATAACAACCTCATTGACGGATCAAACTATAGCGACTATAATAGCATTAAGGATAATGTTCACGCTAAACTTCGCTATTGAATGAAAGTCGCTATCATTTCAGACACCCATTACGGGGCAAGAAAAAATTCTAAACTTTTTCATGATTATTTTAAGAAGTTTTACCATAACGTTTTTTTCCCTTCTTTAGATGAGGAAGGAATTAAAACTGTTATTCATATGGGTGATGCTTTTGATAGTAGAAAAGGAATTGATTTTTCTGCTCTAGCTTGGGCTAAAAATAATATTTTTGATCCTCTTAAAGAAAGGGGAATCAAACTATATTTGATTGTAGGAAATCACGATTCATATTATAAAAATACAAACGAAGTAAATGCTGTGGATCTTCTTCTTCGTGAGTATGATAATGTGGAAGTGATTTGGGAACCATCTGAAGTGGTAATCGACAAATTAAAGTGCTTGTTTATTCCTTGGATTAATCAGGAGAATGAAAAAAAGACGTTCCAATTAATCGAAAATACCAAGTCATCTGTTGCAATGGGTCATTTGGAATTGAATGGATTTAATTCTCACCGTGGTCATGTGATGGATCATGGTATGGAAACAAAAAGTTTTAACAAGTTTGAAAAAGTTTTTTCTGGGCATTACCACACAAGATCTAATGATGGAAAAATTTTCTATTTGGGTAACCCTTATGAGATTTATTGGAATGATGTGAATGATGCTCGTGGGTTTACTATTTTTGATACTGAAACTCTAGAGCATTTTCCAATTAATAATCCATTCAGGATGTTTTATAACATTTATTATGAAGATACAAATCCCCAACTTTTTGATGCTAGAGAGTATGAGGAAAAAATAGTAAAAGTTATTGTTAGAAAAAAATCAGATACTAAGCAATTTGAAAAATTTATTGATAAGTTGTACGCAGCAAATGTTGCAGAATTAAAAATTGTCGAGAATTTTCAAATTATTGATAATGATGATTTTGAAGGATTTGAATCCGAAGACACTATTTCAATCCTCAATAGATATATTGAAGAATCTGAAGTTAATTTGGATAAATCTATGATTCAAAATATCATATCAGAAATTTATAAAGAAGCTTGTGAGATGGTATAAAATGTATATTCTTACAATCGATGGAAAAGAGGAGAAGGGGGCATATTCAGTAGAAAATGAAGAAGGGGAGCAAATCATCTATCTTTTTGAAGAGGAAGATGATGCAACAAGATATGCTATGATGTTAGAAGAAAAAGAATACCCTCCAATGAATGTTTTAGAAGTGGACGATGAATTGTTGATCAAAGCATGTGAAGTTCATAATTATCAGTACACCATAATTACCGAAAACGATATTGTAATTCCACCAGACACAAATGATTTTATTTCGTAATATTCGTTGGAAAAATTTTCTTTCAACTGGAAACCATTTTAGTGAAATTGAATTCACAAATAAAACAACTAATTTGATTATTGGTACAAATGGTGCAGGTAAAAGCACCGTTCTGGATGCCTTAACTTTTTCGTTGTTTGGAAAACCTTTTCGTAAAATTAATAAACCACAACTTATTAATTCTGCAAATGAAAAGGACTGTGTTGTTGAAGTAGAATTTTCTATAGGTAATACTGAGTGGAAAGTGGTTCGTGGTATTAAACCAGCTATTTTTGAAATATACCGAAATGGATCTGTTTTAGATCAGTCTTCTGCTGCATTGGATCAGCAGAAATGGTTAGAGCAAAATGTTCTAAAGATGAATTACAAATCTTTTACTCAGATTGTAATTTTGGGATCAAGTGCATTTGTTCCATTTATGCAACTCCCAGCAGCGCATAGAAGAGAAGTTATTGAAGATCTTTTGGATATTAAGATTTTTTCTTCTATGAATAATTTAATTAAAGAAAAAATAAGATCCGTTAAAGAACAACTTAGAACTTTAGATCTCAAGAAACAATCCATATTGGAAAAAGTTGAGATGCAAGAGAACTTCATTGAAGAGCTTGAAAATCGTGGAAAGGAGAATATTAATAATAATAATCGGAAAATTTCCGATTTAACTAAGGAAATTGATCAATATACTGAAGAGAATTCTTCTTTGGAAGAACCTCTTCGGGGGTATATTCGGGAACAGGATCAAATAATTGGCTTTGCAGAAAAACTTAAAAAACTTGGAAATCTTAAAGGTAAAATCTCTCAGAAAGTATCAACAATAACTAATGAGCATAAGTTCTTTACTGAGAATACGGTTTGCCCTACATGCACTCAACCAATCGAAGAGGACTTTAGAATAAATAAAATTGCAGACGCTCAAAATAAGGCAAAAGAGTTGCAATCTGGTTATAAAGAACTGGAGGAGGCAATTAAAGAGGAAGAGGAGCGAGAGCGTCAATTTAATACTCTATCGAAGGAGATTTCAAAATTAACTAATGGCATTTCTCAAAACAATATTAAGATTAATGGATTACGAAGACAAATCCGAAATCTTGAATCGGAAATTCAAGTTCTTACCGAGAACCTTGCAAACAGAAATTCTGAACATGAGAAGTTAGAATCCTTCAAAGACAATTTAAAAACTACATACGACGAGCTCGCTTCTAAAAAAGACTTAATCAACTATTACGATTTCACGTACAGTTTGTTGAAAGACGGTGGAGTTAAATCCAAAATTATCAAGAAGTATTTGCCTCTAATCAATCAGCAAGTCAATCGTTACTTGCAAATGATGGACTTTTATATTAATTTTACTCTTGATGAAGAATTTAACGAAACCGTTCAGTCTCCAATTCATGAAGATTTTTCCTATGCTTCTTTTAGTGAAGGGGAAAAAATGAGAATTGATTTGGCTCTTCTTTTTACATGGAGAGAAGTTGCTAAGTTCAAAAACTCAGTAAATACAAATCTCCTTATTATGGATGAGGTATTTGATTCATCTCTTGATGGATTTGGTACAGATGATTTTCTGAAAATCATTAGATACGTGATTAAAGACGCAAATATTTTTGTTATTTCTCACAAAGAATCTCTGCATGATAAGTTTGATAATGTAATTAAATTTGATAAAATTAAAGGATTTAGTAGAATTGTATGAAAGTCTTAATTACTGGACATAAAGGTTTTATTGGAAAACATGTTTTTAATGATTGGGTAGAGACTCATAACAACTTAGTTGTTGGTATGGATTTACCTTATGATATTGGTGATTTTTCTGGAGGTGATTTTAATCTTGTAATTCATCTTGCTGCTTTTGCTGATATTAGAGACAGTCAAGAGAATCCAGAAAAGTATTATGAAAACAATGTTCTCAAAACTAAAAGGATATTTGATTGGTGTAGAGAAACAAATACACGCCTTTTGTATGCCTCTTCAAGCACTGTAGAAGAGGATTATTGGACTAATCCATATGCAATGACTAAATGGATTAATGAGGTAATGGCCCCACCAAACTCTGTTGGTATGAGATTTACCACAGTCTACGGTCCTGGTGGTCGCGGTAATATGATGTATGACTTACTTAGAGATAAGAAAGCAACTTATGTGACCAATCACAAAAGAGACTGGATTCACGTTAAAGATGTTTGTCGCGCTATTCGGTATCTTGCCTCAAGTGATATAACTGGACCAGTTCCAGTTGGTACGGGAAAATCAATAAAAGTTTCTGATTTAGCAAAAGCATTTGGTCAGGGTCACTTGCCAGTTAAGGAACTGACACCTGGAGAAAGACAGGACAATGCAGCAGATGTTAAAATACTAACTAGTATTGGGTGGTTTCCCACCATCAACATTCTGGACACGATCAATGACCACTCCAAACTGGCAACATCACAGTAAAAAGGAACAGAAGCGGAAACTGAAACCGCAAGCACTTCGACAAGCAAAGGCACGTCGCCAAGCACTCAAGAAGCGTCTCAACTCTAGAGACGCTTCTTTTTTTATAAATAACTAAAAAGTGTTTATAAAAATGGATTCAAAAGAACTTCGCAATTTATACGAAGCGTATAATCAAGTTTATCAGATTGATGAAATTTCTGCTGATCTTGCATTGAAGGCAAGTAAGGAGGCAGATATTAAAAGAGGTAAACTTGCTCATGCTGGTGATAAAGCAGGTGCTGCTGCTAAAGCAGCACAAGCCTCGCGTCTTTATAAAGCGCAAGCAGCAAAGAGACTGAATAGAGAAGAGTTTGAACTTTGGGTAAATTCTCTTGTAGAAGAAGGTTATGACCTTTCTGACTACACTTGGGATGAAATGTATGAGTTTTATCTTGGTGAAGCAATCACTAGCGAAAAGGGTAAAGCAAAAGCAGCAGAAATGATTGCTAAGCGCACTACTGCTTCTGGTAGAGCAAAACCAGGACAAGGTGATAATGTTGCTACAATCAAGCACATTAGTCGTTCTAATAGAGACGGACTTCTGGGAACTCCCCCTAATCGTAAAGTAGCAGGTTCCAATTGGCCAAAATCATATACTGGAATTGGGGGAACTGGAAACAAAGCAGCAAGAAGAGCAGCAGCACTCAAGAAAGAAGAAGTTGATATCTTTGATATTGTTCTTGAGTTCCTCCAAGTAGAAGGATATGCAGAAACTCTTGAAGAAGCAGAGTGGATAATGGCAAATCTAATTGATGATGAAGCGATTGAAATTATCCTTGGCGAATCTGCACTTGGAACTATGGCTGTTCTGGGTGGTATGGCGGCAGGTCGTGCTATTCATGGCAAACTGCAAGATAGAAAAGCAAAAAAAGAATATGAAGCAAAGAAAAGAACTAGTGATTATTTGATCATGAAAGACAGAACTAAAGATGCTGTTGCTAGAGATAGATCTTCTAGTGGTGATACGAGGAAAGAAGAATTTGAAGCATGGTTTGATGCAATTCTTGAAGCACGTAGAGCTGATAAAGAAGGTTATGAAAGAGGTAGTGCAGCAAACCCTAAGAGAAAAGATATTCCTCATGGAGATCCTTCTCAAAGATCAATGCTGCACTCCAAACTGAAGAGACGTGCTGATGAAATGGGAAGAGAAAGAAGAAGTTCTTCTGCATATAAAGCAGGCAGCCGTCCTCCTGTTTCTAAAAAAGAAAAGGCATTTTTGCAAGCAGCAGATAGAACTAGACAAAGTATTAGAAATCCAAATGTTCCCAACACTGGAAAGCACTGAGACCACTTTTTAAACTGTCCACATGGAGGTCTTTTGACCTCCTTTTTTTGTATAATGATTTCATACGCATCAGACCTATGACCGTCCGCCACGAAATCAAGTCCCAACTTGCTAAACTGCTTGCTACCGAAGACCTTGTGGTTGAGCACAAGAAGGTAGAGACTGCCCAGTTTAATGTTCATACCCGTGTGCTCACCCTGCCTATGTGGGAGAAGGCAAGCAACACCGTGTATGACCTGCTGGTGGGGCACGAGGTCGGACATGCTCTCTATACGCCTGATGAAGACTGGTTGAAGGAATATAAAATTCCTCCGCAGTTTGTGAATGTGGTTGAAGATGCTCGTATCGAGAAACTGATGAAGCGTCGGTATCCTGGTCTTGCTAAGACTTTTTATAACGGATACAAAGAACTCGCTGAGCAAGATTTCTTTCAACTTGCCGATGAGAAACTTGATGAGATGAATCTTGCTGACCGTGCAAACCTGTGGTTCAAAATTGGTAACTTTACTGATATTTTGATTGAGGGTGATGAAGAAACTGAAATCATTAATTTGATTTCTGATGCAGAAACTTTTGCTGATGTGCTGATTGCTGCAGAAGCACTCTATAAGTATTGTAAGCAAAAGCAACAAGAAGAAACCAAGACTCAACTGGATGATCTCCAGTCGCAAGATTCTGGTGCAAGTCAGCAACCTGCTTCTGATTTTTCTGATCAACAAGAGGGTGAGAATGACCAACCTGAGTCTGATGGTTCAGAAGGTTCTTCTTCTGGAGAAGATTCTCAACAACAGAAACCCACTAATTCTCCTTCTGGAGGTGAAAAAGATACCGAGCCTGAAGTTAAAACAATGGATTCTTTGGAAGATGCTCTCAAAGATCTTCTGAGTAAAGATGGGTATGAAAATGTTTATTTGGAACTTCCCCAACTTGATCTAAGTAAAGTTATTGTTCCTAATTCTCAGATTCATAATCGTTGTAAGGAAGAGTGGGATACTTGGGTTGAACGTATGGACTATACTAAAGAACTTATTTTTGGAAGTGTTGATGCCCAGTTTAATGAGTTCAAGCGTTCTGCTCAGAAAGAAGTCAATTATTTGGTCAAAGAGTTTGAATGCCGTAAAGCAGCAGACTCTTATGCTCGTGCATCTACTTCTCGCACGGGTGTTCTGGATTGCACTAAGCTTCACACCTATAAGTATAATGAAGACTTGTTCCGTAAAGTAACGACACTTGCTGATGGTAAGAATCATGGTCTGGTGTTTGTTCTGGACTGGTCTGGTTCAATGTGTGATGTGATGTTGGATACGGTCAAGCAACTTTTCAACCTTGTCTGGTTCTGTAAGAAAGTTGCTATTCCGTTCGATGTTTATGCCTTTACATCCGATTACCCCTTGGTTTCTTATGATGAAAATAATAAAGCAAGTCTTCGTGAACTTTCCTATAAGAAGCGTGATGGTCTAGTTCAGGTTGGTGAATGGTTCTCGATGATGAATCTTCTCACCAGTAAGGTGAATGGTAAGACTCTGGATGAGCAGATGAAGAACATCTTTCGTCTTGCAACTTCTTTCGGCCGCTGGTCTCAATGTTCTTACACAACTCCTACTGGACTGAGTTTGTCTGGAACTCCTCTGAATGAAGCACTTATTTCTCTTCATCAGATCCTTCCCAAGTTCCAGAAAGAAAACAAACTCCAGAAAGTTCAGTGTGTGGTTTTGACTGATGGTGAGGCGTGTATGGTGAAGTATCATCGTCAAGTTCAGCGTCACTGGGAACAAGAACCTTTTATAGGCACTTCTCATATTGGTCCTAATGCTTTTCTTCGTGACCGTAAGACTGGTAATACCTATTCTTGCGATGTTGAGTGGAGTGGTTTTAGTGATGTTCTTCTCCGCAACCTTCGTGATAAGTTTGCTGATATTAACTTTATTGGTATTCGTGTTCTTGAAGGTCGTGATGCTGGTAACTTTATCCGCCGCTACTGTGGATTCTTTGGACCTAATTTTGAAAAGACAATGACTGCTTGGAAAAAAGAAAAAGCATTTACAATTAAACAATCTGGTTATCATTCCTACTTTGGTCTTTCTGCTTCTGCGCTTACCCAAGATAGTGGATTTGATGTTGCAGAAGATGCTACTAAATCTCAAATCAAATCTGCTTTTGTGAAGAGTTTGAAGTCTAAGAAGATGAACAAAAAAATTCTTGGTGAGTTTGTGGAACTGATTGCGTAGATAAATACTCAAAAGAGTGCCTATAAAGATGCAACTTCCAGAAGAACTTCTTGATGAGAGAACCCTGATGAAAATGAAAGGATCCAAGAAATCAGGCACTATGCCTATTCCTGGATCCGAAGGTGCTGCACGAAAAGATGTTGCTCGTGCTGGATTTAGAAAAAAGGGTCCAATTCAAGATCCTAAAGTTGAGAAAAGTGGAAAAGATGTTCCTGTTTGGGTAAGAACTCATAAATCTCCTGCTGATTATGCTGCTCATACAGCAAAGCAAAAACATAAAGAAGGTGAAAAAACTGATACTAAAGAATTAAGAAAACAGTTTCATAAAACTGGAGCTAAAAAAGATAGTGAAGTTCATGATATTACTGTAGGATCCCCCAAATCAAAAGTAAAAGATCCTGGGCAAAGGGCAAGACAATTTGTCGGTGCTTTAAAAGATGTTAAAGATAAAATGAAGGAAAAGAAAGGAGTTGCTACAAATACTCCAACTGCTATTGATTCCACTAAAACAAAAAATAAAAAAAATAGAAGTGGGGAAGAAGGTGCAGAGCAAAGAGGTAGAATTTATAAGAAACTCGGAATGGGCGAAAGAAATCCAAAGACAGGAGTACAAATGGCAAAATTAGGAGAATGCAAGTCTTTCAGTCAGTTCATGTTAGAGTGTAATTCTATTCAAGAAACATCTCTGAACAGAATTAGATCTAAGTCGGAAAAAGGCGGAATGGCTATCATGTCTGCTCAACGTGGTGATAAATCTAAGTCAGAAAATAAAGCACGTTCTAAGCAACTTGAGAAGGATGTGAGGGGCGCTGGTCTTCCCGGACCCACCAAAGTTAAAGGTAGATATACTGAAAATCCAGGAACACCTCAAGAGAAAAAAGTAGGAGAAAAGTCCCACGTCATTACTCCTGGTAAGAAAGGCAAAAGAAAGTTTAAAAAGGCAATCGAAAAATTAGGTAAGAAGTATGATCAAGACTCTGTTCTCATCCAACGTAAGAAGGGTGGGAGTGCAACTCTTAAAGGAACATCAAAAACATCTTGGCCTGGAAAGGGAAAGAATGTTAAAATTGGTAAAATGAAACCTGGACGTACAGGTGAGTTTGATACTAAGGTAAAAAACAAAACATTTACAGTTGAGGATTGAGATGGCAAAAAAACTTGATAAATTTCCATTTGATCATGTAGTAAAATATGATACTCAAGAAGTATGGATTAAGTGCAGCAGTGTTACTACTGCTATGGGACTTCCTACACTTGTAAATCAATATTATCCTGGGTATAAAGCAAAGATTGGGACACAGGAGCAACTTGACCAACTTCGCAACCAGTTGGTGAACTGACCATTCGGGGGGTTCTGCCCCCCTTTTTGGTTGTATAATATGTCTGTTGAAACAAACCACCTAACTACATTATGTCTCGCAAGTCCTCTGTGAACGACCAACAACTTATTGAAAGCATTAAAGAACTCTATGGTTCTGAAATTACTTCTGGCGACCTCAAAGGTTTCTGTGCATCTCGTAGTCTCAACTATCAGACCGTTACTCGTCGTCTTGAAAATTATAAAACTGCTCGTGGTCGCTGGAATCTTGAAGTGACTCAAGAACGTGTTGAAGAGATCGAACGTTCCTTCCAAGCCCCTGCTGTTATTCCTTCTGTGGAACAAAACCTCATTCCCGATAAAGATGATACCTTCGTCAAGTTTGGTAACTTTGGTGATATTAAAAAAATTATTCAGTCCCGTATCTTTTACCCTGCGTTTATCACGGGTCTGTCGGGTAACGGTAAAACGTTCTCGGTGGAGCAAGCATGTGCTCAACTCAAGCGTGAAATGATTCGTGTGAATATCACTATTGAGACTGACGAGGATGACCTGATTGGTGGTTTCCGCCTTGTGAATGGTGAAACTGTCTGGCACAATGGTCCCGTAGTGGAAGCACTTGAGCGTGGCGCTGTACTCCTTCTGGATGAGATCGACCTTGCTTCTAACAAGATCCTGTGCCTGCAATCCATTCTGGAAGGTAAGGGTGTATTCCTTAAAAAGATTGGTCGCTTCGTGAAACCTGCCGCTGGTTTCAACGTCATCGCAACCGCCAACACCAAGGGTAAGGGTTCTGATGACGGTCGCTTTATCGGCACCAATGTGCTCAACGAAGCCTTCCTTGAGCGTTTCCCTGTGACCTTTGAGCAGTCCTATCCCGCCCCTGCTACTGAGCAGAAGATCCTGGAAGGCATCGCTCTGGACCTGGGTGTGGAAGACCGCGACTTCTGCAAGCGCCTGGTGGACTGGGCAGACATCATCCGTAAGACCTTCTACGATGGTGGTATTGAGGAAATCATCAGCACCCGCCGTCTGACTCACATTATCCGTGCCTACAGTATCTTCCAAGATAAGGCAAAGGCAATTCAAGTGTGTGTGAACCGCTTTGATGATGAAACCAAGCAGTCTTTCTTGGAACTGTATGATAAGGTGGATGCTGACTTCCAGATGCCCACAAATCAAGTGGATATCACTCCTGGAATTGACTCTCCGCATCCGTTCTGATATAATTGGGGAAGGTAAATTATGACCCTTCCCCTTTTTATTATGGACGAATATCCTTATTCAGAAAGTCAATTTCAATTCACCTTATCAGATGGTGGTGATGGAACATTGGACCTTAGTAAAACTCCTGTTAATGAGAGTATGCCTCCTTGGGGGCACAGCGACCTTGAATTTTTGATTAACAATCCTGAAATGAACGAACCTACTAATCATCTTTGGAAATATAGTGAAGATAAAATCCTGAAAGACATTCAGGACTATGTGACTGGAACTTATAATAGTCATTACTGTGGTCACAATCAAGCATATAAAGACACACAAACTATTGATTTGATGGCTGCAAAAGATCTTGCTGCTCATTTCTGCCAGGCAAACATTTTGAAGTATGGTAGTCGCTATGGCGATAAGGACGGTCGCAATAAGCGTGATCTCCTGAAAGTCATTCACTATGCTATGCTTCTATTGCATTTTGATGGGCACTATTCTCGTAAAGATAATGGTCTAACTGAATTCCGCTGATTGTAATGAAACTGAGAAAAAAAACTATGAAATTTACTGAAAAGACCATTTCCATTCTCAAAAACTTTTCTTCAATTAACCAGTCAATTTTGTTTAAGTCTGGTAGTACTATTCGCACTATTTCTGTAATGAAAAATATTCTTGCAGAAGCAACGGTTGATGAACAGTTTCCGAAGGATTTTGGAATTTATGATCTCACTCAATTTTTGAATGCATTATCAATTAATGATAATCCAGAGTTGGATTTTGAGAATGATAATTACACTATCATCCGTGATGGTAAAGAACGGTCGAAGTACTTCTTTGCTGATCCAAATGTAATTGTTACACCACCAGACAAACAAATTAGTCTTCCCAGTGAAGACGTTTGTTTTGTAATCAATACTCAGCAGATTGATAAACTGAAAAAAGCATCTTCCGTTTATCAAGTTTCTGATCTATCTGCTGTTGGTGAAAATGGAGTAGTTAAGTTAGTTATCCGAGACAAAAAGAATGATTCTTCCAATGAATTTTCAATCGTTGTTGGAGAAACGGATTCTGAATTTACGTTCAATTTTAAAGTAGAAAACATTAAGATTCTTCCTGGAACTTATGAAGTGGTGATCTCACAGAAACTTCTTTCTAGATTCAAAAATCAAACATCTGATTTGACTTATTATATTGCTTTAGAACCAGATTCGACATTTGGATGAAGTATCGTGTAAAATACAAACTTCCAGGTGACGGACGTTACTTGGAAGTTATTGTCGATGCAGATAGTCAGTCGCAAGCAAAGAAAATTGCTCAAGCACAGATTCCCTCTGCTATTATTGTTGGTGGTCCTCAACCTATTTGATTATGCGTGATGAATTTTTGTGGGTAGAAAAATATCGCCCAAAGACAATTGAAGATTGCATTCTCCCCGAGAATATTAAAAAAACCTTTACTGATTTTCTAAATAGAGGTGAAATTTCAAATATGCTTCTCGCTGGTCCTCCTGGAGTTGGGAAGACTACTGTAGCTAAAGCACTATGTAATGAATTGGGAGTAGATGTTTATGTTATTAATGGATCCGACGAAGGTAGATTCCTTGATACTGTCCGAAACAATGCGAAAAACTTCGCTTCGACCGTATCACTTTCGTCAACTGCTAAACACAAAGTCATCATCATTGATGAGGCAGATAACACAACCTCAGATGTACAACTCCTCCTACGGGCGTCTATTGAGGAATTTGCTAACAACTGCAGGTTCATCTTTACCTGCAACTATAAAAATAAAATCATTGAACCGCTCCATTCCAGGTGTGCTGTCGTTGAGTTCGGCATCAAAGGAAAGGAAAGAACCTATCTTGCAGGTGCGTTCTTCAAAAGATTGCAAGAAATCTTGGATAAAGAAGGTATCGAATATGATGAAAAAGTTCTTGCCGAAATCATCAACAAGCACTTCCCCGACTGGCGACGAGTCCTCAACGAGTGTCAAAGGTACTCGGTGGGAGGAAAAATTGACTCAGGAATTCTTGCATCTTTCTCAGACATCTCTGTAAATGAACTTATTAAAAATCTCAAGGATAAGAACTTTACTGAAGTCCGAAAGTGGGTGGTCTCCAACCTGGACAACGATGCTAGTAGTCTACTTCGCAGGATTTATGACGCCGCTTTTGACTATCTTTCACCCCCATCTATTCCTGCTGCCGTTCTTATTATTGCTAAGTATCAATACCAATGTGCGTTCGTGGCTGACCAAGAAGTGAACCTTCTTGCTGCTCTTACTGAAATTATGTGTGAGTGTGAATTTAAATGATTCTTTCAAACGAAGATGCAGTATGGGCTGCTGATCAATTTATACAATACTATTCCAAGTTTAATCGAATTGATGACTATCTTCGGTTTGTAAAATCTAGCAGACTTACAAATGCTTCTGGAAAACTGTTTGGTCCAGAGTATGAAATTTTTTCTAATTTTGGTATTCATCCAAACGAAATGTCGTTCCAAATTCATGAGGTGGATACTTCTTTAAAACCAAATTCAAAGTATAATCAAGATTTGTATTCTGAAATTCTAAATGAAACAGCATCAAATGCTATTGAGGAAGCAATTCCTGGAAGAACTTTGAAGTGGATTGTTACTGAAGAAACCACTCAAAAGATAATTGGTGTAGTTAGGTTTGGATCTCCAACTATTAACTCAAAACCAAGAAATGAGTACTTTGGAGAAGTTTTATCTTTATCTACCATCAATAAAGAATTTGTAATGGGATTTAATATAGTTCCCGTACAACCTTTTGGTTATAATTATCTTGGTGGGAAATTACTTGCCCTACTAGCATCTTCAAATAAATTGAAGAGGGATTTTGATAAGAAATACGGAACAGATCTTCGTTATTTTGAAACAACATCTTTGTATGGAACTACTAAGGGAGTTTCTATGTACGATGGGTTAAAACCATTTATTCGGCATATTGGAGATACTGAAAGTAAGTTTTTGCCTCTTTTTCATGACGATTATTTTCGTGAAATGTTCTGGTGGTTTAATGAAAAAGCCAACGGAGGGGAGAGACTGATCTCTGCTGATAAGTCCTCAAAGAAATTAAAAATCCAAACCAAGATGATTTCAATCATCACAAAGTCTCTTCAAGATGATTCAAAGCTACAAGAGTTTAAATCTTGTATTGAACATGCAAAATCTTTGACCGAAAAGAAAAGATATTATATTTCCAAGTTTGGATATGAACCAGAGGATGTGATTTCTTGGTGGAAAAAGAAAGCAAGTAAGAGATATGAGAAATTAAAGTCTGATAATTGTTTGAGGACAGAGTTGGAACTTTGGAAATTGGGCAGTGATTTGGAGATTATACGATGACTTATGAATTGAAGGAGTGGTTGAATTCTATTAATTTTACTAAAGAAAATTTAATAGAAGAATCCTTGGATCTGATAAAAGATTATCCACCCTATATTGTTAATAGATGCTTATCTGGGCATATTGATTGCATACTCTTTGCAAATGAGATAAACATGAATCATCACCTCGACAAAGATATGCAATATTCATTTTATCTAAATAGTCTTAGGAAAAAGAAGAGATTTTCTCCTTGGATCCGAAAAGATAAAATCAAAGATTTAGAATGCATTAAAAAATACTATGGATATAGTAATGAAAAAGCATCTCAAGCTTTGAAGATTCTAAACAAAGAACAATTAGACTTTATTAAAAAACGACTTGAAACTGGCGGAACAAAATGACTAACCAAACAATTGAACCTCAAGTAAACTGGTCCCCTGATATGATGGTGGAGGTTATTCTTAATGAACCAGATGACTTTTTAAAAGTCCGTGAAACTTTGACTCGTATCGGAGTAGCATCGAGAAAGGAGAAAAAATTATACCAATCTTGCCACATTCTTCATAAGCAGGGTAGGTATTATATTACTCACTTTAAGGAACTGTTTGCCCTGGATGGTAAACATGCTAACCTGACTGTAAATGACGTTCAGCGTCGCAATCGTATTGCCCAACTTCTTGCTGATTGGGGTCTTATTACAATTGTTGAACTGAAAAAAATTCAAGATATCGCACCACTTAACCAAATCAAAGTTCTTTCTTATAAGGAAAAGAATGAATGGGTTTTAGAAACTAAGTATAATATTGGTTCTAAAAAGAAAAAAGAAGAGGAAGTTTGATAAATAAGTATGAGACCTTTCGTGCGGTCTCTACGAAAGTCGGAACACCCTAAAAAGAGGTTCGGTTTTTACCGCTCCTCTTTTTTTCGTTTCTTGTATAATTAATAATGGATGCCGTAAGGGTCCACACAACACAAACTCGCTTAAAAAGGAGCTACTATAATGACTAACCTTTCGCGCTATACGACTGCAGATCTTCCTACTCTGCTCGATAAGATCACTCGCAATAGTATTGGAATGGATGAATACTTTGACCGTCTTTTCCATCTACACGAAACCACTACGAATTATCCACCATATAATCTTGTCCAAGTCAGTAATGTGGAATCACGACTTGAACTTGCTCTTGCTGGATTTAAGAAGAAGGAGGTTTATGTCTACACGCAAGATGGTAAACTCTTTGTCGAAGGTCAAAAAGAAGATAAAGAAACGGAGTCCAACTATGTCCACAAAGGTTTGGCTCAACGGAGTTTTAAGAGAGCGTGGACACTCTCTGATGATACGGAAGTACGATCAGTTGATTTTGAGGATGGGCTTTTAACTATTACTCTTGGTAGGATTGTGCCGGAACATCACAAACGAAAAGACTATCTATAAATAAAAATAAAAAAATGAAAACGTTTCGGGAATTTATTTCTATAATAAATGAAATGAAAGGTGATTTTGGTTCGGATGTAAAACCACCAAAACCAAAATGTTATGGTAAAACTACAACATATGCTATGCTTCCCGGAAAACGTGTTTGTAAATTTAAACGTAAAAGATAAATATTATTGAATATCGTCGGCGCGAGGAGCACCTGGCAAAATCCAGGTTGACTCCTCCTTTTTTTCTTGCTATACTACAAGGAGGTATCTAAGTAAAATGACTACGAAATTAGTAATACTAAAGACGGGTGAAAATATTATTACCCAGATTAGAGAAATGGTTATCGGTGGAGAATCTCCAGAATCCGAAGAGAATAAGAGAGTTGTTGGGTATATTTTTAATAAAGCCTGTGGTATTCGTATTAAAAGTACTAAACCATCTGATGTTAAAGGTAAAACATCTTTGGACGTTGAATTGTATCCTTGGATTCCTTTGACTAAAACGGAAAACATTCCTGTTAATCTTGACTGGGTTCTTACTATTGTTGATCCAGTAGACAGTTTACTTAAAATGTACGAAAAGGATGTATTGAAAAATGGAAAAAACGAAGAAACTGAAGAACGTCCAGATGTTGATTTTACTGAATCAGACAGTTCTGATCAGTCAAATTGAAGAATGTGGATCTGAACTGGGAGAACCTGACTGTAGGTTAATTGAACCATTTATTGTAAAAAGCGGAATACTTGAATCTCAAATTGCGCTTGAACCTTGGTTAGTTCATTATACTGACCAAAATACATTTATGATTCATTCGGATAAAATTCTTACTATAACTCAACCTAATCCAAAATTATTAAAATCCTACGAGGACATTTTGAACTGATGAGATTTTATACCAATGTGCAAATGATCGGGAATCAATTTCTCGTCCGTGGTTATGAAAATGGTAGACATGTAATGTTTAAAGAGGAGTATTCTCCTACTTTATTTGTACCTTCTAAAAAAGAAACAAAATATAAAACTCTAGAGGGTGAGAGTGTTGAACCTATCAATCCTGGTATGGTTCGTGATTGTAGAGAATTTTATAAGAAGTATGAGAATGTAGATGGATTTAAAATCTATGGAAATGATCGATATGTGTCTCAGTACATATCAGATAAGTATCCAGAAGATGAAATTAAATTTGATATTACAAAAATTAAATTAACCACTATCGATATTGAGGTTGCATCGGAAAATGGATTTCCTGATGTAGAATCTTGTGCTGAAGAAATTCTTACAATTACTATTCAAGATTATGCAACCAAGAAAATAACTACTTGGGGAGTCAAACCTTTTAAAAACAATAATCCAAATGTAACTTATATTGAATGCTCTGGGGAGCATCATTTGCTTTCAAATTTTATTGATTATTGGGATGCTAATATTCCAGAAGTTATTACTGGTTGGAATATTCAATTCTACGATATTCCGTATATTTGCGGGAGACTTGGTAGAATTTTAGGGGAAAAGCAGATGAAAAGATTTTCTCCATGGGGATTGGTGACTCAAGATGAAATTTTTGTAAATGGTAGAAAGCAAACTGTATATGATGTTGGTGGGATCACCCAGTTAGATTACTTAGATCTTTATAAGAAATTTACTTATAAAGCTCAAGAATCTTATCGACTAGATCATATTGCTAATGTTGAACTTGGACAAAAGAAACTAGATCACTCCGAGTTTGATACTTTTAAAGACTTCTATACTAAAGGATGGCAGAAGTTTGTAGAATATAACATCGTTGACGTAGAACTTGTTGACCGTCTGGAAGACAAGATGAAACTGATTGAACTTGCAATCACGATGGCTTATGACGCAAAAGTAAACTATGGAGATATCTTTTATCAGGTTAGGATGTGGGATAATATTATCTACAACTACCTCAAGAAGAGAAATATTGTTATCCCTCCAAAAGAGAGATCGGTGAAAAATGAAAAGTATGCTGGTGCTTATGTAAAAGAACCAAGACCTGGCGTGTATGATTGGGTTGTTAATTTTGACCTTAACTCCCTATATCCACACCTTATTATGATGTACAACATTTCTCCAGAAACTCTTTTGGATGAGAGGCATCCATCTGTAACTGTAGATAAAATTCTCAACCGAGAAATTAGTTTTGAACTTTATAAGGATTATGCAGTTTGTGCTAACGGCGCAATGTATCGTAAGGATGTTCGTGGATTTCTCCCGGAACTGATGGAAAAGATCTACAAAGATCGCACCATCTATAAGAAGAAAATGCTTGCAGCGAAGCAAGAGTATGAAAAGACAAAGAATAAAGAATTAATTAAAGAAATTGCTCGCTGCAACAACATTCAAATGGCGAGAAAGATTCAACTTAACTCTGCTTATGGTGCTATCGGTAATCAATATTTCCGCTACTATAAATTAGCAAATGCTGAGGCAATTACTTTGTCTGGTCAAGTTGCAATCCGTTGGATTGAAGAAAAAATGAATAACTACTTCAATAAAGTTTTTAAAACTGAGGATGTTGATTATGTTATTGCTTCAGATACTGACTCCATTTATCTTAATATGGGTCCTCTGGTTGAAACTGTATTCAAGGGAAGAGAGAAAACTACTGAAGGCATTGTTTCGTTCCTTGATAAGGTCTGTCAGGTGGAACTTGAAAAGTATATTGAAAGTTCTTACCAAGAACTGGCTGAGTATGTAAATGCTTATGACCAAAAAATGTTCATGAAGCGCGAGAATATTGCTGATCGTGGTATTTGGACTGCTAAAAAACGGTACATTCTTAATGTATGGGATAGTGAGGGTGTTCGTTATGAGGAACCCAAACTCAAAATCATGGGCATTGAGGCAGTCAAGTCATCTACTCCAGCACCTTGTCGGAAGATGATTAAAGATGGACTTAAATTGATGATGAGTGGAACTGAAGATGATGTAATCGACTTTATTGATAAGAGTCGTGAAAAGTTCAAAACTCTTCCACCAGAAGAGATTGCTTTTCCTCGTACAGCTTCTGATGTTCGTAAATATACAGCATCATCTACAATCTATAGTAAAGGAACACCAATTCATATTCGCGGAGCACTTCTCTTTAATCACCACATTAAAGAGAAAAAGTTAACCAATAAATATTCTCTCATTGCAAATGGTGAAAAGGTTAAGTTTATCTTTTTAAAGAAACCAAATACAATTCAAGAAAATGTTATTGCATTTATTCAAGATTTTCCAAAAGAACTTGGATTAGATAAGTACATTGATTATGATACTCAATTTGAGAAAGCATTTCTAGAACCTTTAAAAATTATTCTAGACTCTATTGGGTGGTCAGTTGAAAAGAAAATTAGTCTTGAAGATTTTTTCTCATGAAAAATTACACTGTTTTTTGGTATGAGCATTGTGGTGGAAAGATTCACAAAAGATCTAAAGAATTTGAAGAAGAAAGTAAAGCAACTTGGTTTGCAAACCAAATGAAAAGATGGTATGATTGGGTTACTTGTATAGAGACTAAAGATTTTAACTAGAGGTTATTGATGGATTTTCTTAATGATATTGTAAAAGAAATTGGAGGCGAGTATACACAACTTGCTGCAAATATTGATGAGACTGAAAAGTATGTGGACACGGGTTCGTACATTTTTAATGCACTGGTTTCAGGTAGCATATTTGGTGGTGTATCTGGGAATAAGATTACTGCTATTGCTGGAGAGTCTTCTACTGGAAAGACTTTCTTTTCTCTCGCTGTGGTTAAGAATTTTCTTGATACTCACTCCGATGGTTATTGTCTCTACTTTGATACTGAAGCCGCTATTACCAAATCTCTCTTAGAATCCCGTGGAATTGATACTTCTCGTCTTGTGGTTGTTAATGTTGTTACAATTGAAGAGTTTCGCGGAAAGGCGCTCAAAGCGGTAGATCTATATTTAAAAAAACCTGAAGGTGAACGCAAACCTTGTATGTTTGTGTTAGACTCTTTGGGGATGCTCTCAACAGAGAAAGAAATCACTGATGCACTCAACGATAAACAAGTTCGTGATATGACCAAATCTCAACTGGTCAAGGGTGCATTCCGAATGCTCACACTTAAACTAGGTCAAGCAAATGTTCCACTCATTGTCACAAATCATACATACGATGTCATCGGAGCTTATGTACCAACGAAAGAAATGGGGGGAGGTTCTGGACTCAAATACGCAGCAAGTACGATCATTTATCTCAGCAAAAAGAAAGAAAAGGATGGAACAGAAGTGGTCGGCAATATTATCAAAGCTAAGACTGCTAAATCGCGTTTGAGTAAGGAGAATAAAGATGTTGAAGTCCGTCTGTATTATGATGAGCGCGGCCTTGATCGTTACTATGGTCTTCTGGAACTTGGTGAGATTGGTGGACTCTGGAAGAATGTAGCAGGACGTTATGAAATGGATGGTAAGAAAATCTATGCAAAACAGATTCTTGCTAATCCTGAAGAATACTTCACTGAAGAGGTGATGCAAAAATTGGATGAAATTGCTAAGAAAGAATTTAGTTATGGATGAACTTAATGACTTTATTAAAATCTATGAAAATTCTTTAGAACCAGACATCTGCGATTATCTAGTAACTGTATTTGATCCTTTAGTTGATTATCAGGAAAGAATTGATAATGATGGTACGCCAAATTTTACCCAAATAAATTTGACTAAACTAGCAAAAGAATCTGATGAACTTAATGAAGTTCATGATCATATTATTAAGAAAACTTTTGAGTATAAAAATTTGTATTATGAATACATCGATAAAAGATGTTTTCCTGAAAAACATGCATTTGAACAATTTAGAATCAAAAGATATTTAAATGATGGTAATGATCTTTTTGATACTCACGTAGATGTTACTGATTATGAAAGTTCTAGAAGATTTTTATCTTTTTTCTGGTATTTGAATGATGTTGATGATGGTGGAAAAACTGTATTTAAAGACCTTGAAATTAAACCAGAAAAGGGAAAGTTAGTGGTTTTTCCTCCTCTTTGGTTATTCCCCCATAGAGGAGAAAAACCAATTAGCGGACCAAAATATTTGTTGAGTACTTACTTGCATTATAAATGATGGACAAAATTGAATTCTTAGTTCTAAGAAACCTTTTATATAATGAAGAGTATACTAGAAAAGTAATACCTTTTATTAAGAATGAATATTTTGAGGATGCTAATCAAAAAGTAGTCTTTGAGGAAATTCTTAAATTCATTCAAGAGTATAATCAATTAGTTACCAGTGAAGTTCTGTTAATTGAAATTGAAAATAGAAGAGATATCAATGAATCTTCTTTTAAAGAAATTTCTCATTTGATTTCTTCTTTGGAAAATGTTCCAGTTGAATTTAACTGGTTGGTTTCTACAACTGAAAAATGGTGTCGGGATAGGGCAATTTATCTTGCCTTAATGGAATCGATTCATATCACTGATGGAAAAGATTCCAAAAAAGGTAGAGATAGTATTCCATCTATTCTTTCCGATGCTCTTGCTGTTAGTTTTGATACTCATATTGGACATGATTATCTAGAGGATTATGAGTTACGTTATGAGTCTTATCACAAAAAGGAGGATAAAATTGAATTTGATCTCGAATACTTTAACAAAATCACGAAAGGTGGTCTCCCTAACAAAACTCTTAACATCGCTCTTGCTGGTACGGGTGTCGGGAAATCTCTATTCATGTGCCATGTGGCTAGCTCCGTCTTGCTCCAGGGACGGAACGTTCTGTACATTACGTTGGAAATGGCAGAAGAACGCATTGCTGAAAGAATTGACGCAAACCTCCTGAATGTTCCCATTCAAGATATTGTAGAACTTCCTAAGTCTGTTTTTGAATCAAAAGTCACCAATATCTCAAAGAAAACACAGGGAACTCTTATAATTAAAGAGTATCCCACTGCATCAGCGCATAGTGGACATTTCAAGGCACTTCTTAATGAACTTGCACTTAAGAAGTCATTTAGACCTGATATTATTTTCATTGATTACCTTAATATTTGTGCTTCCAGCAGGTATAAAGGAAACAGCAATATCAACTCTTATACTTTCGTCAAAGCTATTGCTGAAGAACTTAGGGGACTCGCAGTCGAGTTTAATGTCCCGATTGTCTCCGCTACTCAGACCACTCGTTCAGGTTATGGTTCTTCTGATGTTGAACTTACTGATACTAGTGAGTCCTTTGGTCTTCCTGCTACTGCTGATCTTATGTTTGCCCTTATTAGCACTGAAGAGTTGGAGGGACTTGGACAGATTCTAGTTAAGCAACTTAAGAATAGGTATAATGATCCTACTATTAATAAGAGGTTTGTTATTGGAATTGATAGGGCAAAAATGAGACTATATGATGTCGAGCAATCCGCACAACAAGATATACTTGACTCTGGTCAGGGAGAAGAGTATAATGATTACGAAGAAAAGAAACCAAAGAAAACATTTGAGGGATTTAAATTCTAATGACTATTGATCTTAATAAGTATATTGAATTCGTTAATACAACTACTTCTAATCCAAGTAAAGACCATGTTTCTTTCATCAACAGTCTTATGGAACTGCGAGAACGAGATTTTCCTGCCGAGCGAATGCTTACTGCTGCTGTAGGAATGTCTGCTGAGGCAGGTGAGTTTACTGAAATTGTAAAGAAGATTGTATTCCAAGGCAAACCAGTAAACCAAGAAAATCTTTTTCACTTGAAGCGTGAACTTGGAGACATTATGTGGTATGTTGCTCAAGCGTGTATTGGACTCGATATTTCACTTGAAGAAGTTATTCAAATGAACTTTGAGAAATTGAGTGCTCGTTATCCTGAAGGTGCTTTTACTATTGAGCGTTCTGAAAATCGTAAGGAGGGGGATCTGTGACTAAAGAAAAAAAAGTAACAATCAAAATGGATGCTCGTGCTGCAGCAGCAGTTCGTCAAGTTTTGTTTGATTCCCAAAAAGGATATACTTATGATGGGGCAAGTGTTCCTCCTCGTATCTCAGACATTCGTTCTGTAATTCAAGATCTTGATGATAATATTGGTGCCGTTTTAGGTGTCTGACCCGAAAGGGTTTTTTGGGGAATTAGCTCAGTTGGTAGAGCATCGCCTTTGCAAGGCGGGTGTCAGGAGTTCGAGTCTCCTATTCTCCATCTAAATACTTGAAAGAGTATTCTAATCTTATGGCTAATAAGGGGTTGCAATTTGAAAAATGTATAATGTACTTGGCGATGAGCACTGGATATTTGAAAGAGAGAGAATACAACACAAAAGTTGGTGAGTTTTTGTCTGACTGGCAAACCTCACCTAATGAGATCAAGATCGCTGCCTCTAATGCAATGAGAGGAATTTTTAGTGAGTGTGGGGCTACTACATTTACTCAAAAAAAAGCATTATGTAAAACATTTCAAAAAATGTCTGGTGGTGGGACTGAACCAAAAACAGATATCATGTTTGTAAAGAGTGGTAAAAAATATAAGTGTTCTCTTAAATATGGAGATGCTTTTCAGTTAAGTAGTGCTGGAATTGAAAAGACAAATCAATTCTTAACTAAAGTTATTAAAAAAGTTGCTAAAGATATGGGAAAAAACTCATTGCAATCTTTAGGCGAGATGGTAATGATATTAGAACAAATTGATGGTGTTATTGGAGACACTGTTAAAGCAGAAGAAAGTGTTATTCAAACTAAACTATCTCAATTACAGGGAGTTCAATTTGCACTGCAGCAAATATTGGGATCACGGACACAACCCAATGTTGGTGAAGCTTATATTGATTTTAAGAGAACTGCTATACGGGAGTGTTTAACTGGCGAACTAACCTTTGGGGCAAGAAATGATAGAACTGCAAACTACATTCTTGAGGGTCCAGTTTTTGCTTTGCATAAAATAGATGATGCCTATGTAAATATGGTTATGTCCAAATCATCGGTTAGAATTGCAGCTAAAGGTAGAGGTAAAGTTGAAGGTGAGGGGGGAGAAATAATAAGGTATCAAGAGGCAACGGTTAGGTTTGATGTTAAGAGTTAAATTAAAGAATAAATATAGGTATATCAACACAAAATATGAAAAGTTTTTCACGATTTTTATCTGAGGCGCAGTCTTCTCAAGCCGTAATGCAAGCAAAAAGGCTTGGTTTGGTTGGTGATGGTCATGGTGGGTGGTACGATAAAAATGGTGAATTTGTTGCAAAAACTGAAGGTAGTAAATTAAAGTTTTATAATAAGAATCAAGTTCCTGGGCAGCAAGATCCTCCTCAAGATAGAACTGCTGCTAATCAACAACCAGTTGCAACTCAGGTTCAAGCACCACAGCAAGAACAACCACCTGCAGAAGAACCAAAGAAAGATAAAGGAATTCTAACCGTTGCTTTTGGGCGTTTTAATCCTCCAACAACAGGGCATGAGAAACTTCTAGATAAAGTTGCTAATGTTGCTGGAAAGGGTGAATACAAAATTTATCCATCAAGATCTAACGATAAGAAAAAGAATCCACTAGATCCTGATACTAAAATTTCAATCATGCGTCAGATGTATCCGAAGCATGGTGAAAGAATTGTGAATGATGCAAACTCAAAGACAATCTTTGATGTATTGAAGCAAGCACATGCAGATGGATATTCTGGAGTTAATATTGTAGTTGGTTCTGATCGTCAAGCAGAATTTGAAAAACTTGCAACTCAGTATAACGGCGAACTCTATGATTTTAAGGATTTGAATGTAGTTTCTGCTGGAGAAAGAGATCCTGATGCTGAGGGTGTGGAAGGAATGTCTGCATCCAAACTCCGCAAGGCAGCAGCAGAAGGAGACTTTAAAACATTTAGGTCAGGAGTTCCTTCCACACTTGATGATGAATCTGCAAAGAAAATATACAATACCATCCGCAAATCTATGGGTGTTAAAGAAGGATGGGACTTGTGGGAAATTGCCCCTAAATTTGATTGGAAGAATTTGAGAGAGAATTATATCTCTCAGAATATATTTAAGATGGGGCAACTAGTTGAAAATTTAAATACGGGTCTTATTGGGAAGATAATTCGTAGAGGAACAAATTATTTAATTTGTGTAACTGAAGATAATATAATGTTTAAATCTTGGATTAAAGATGTAATGGAATATACTGAAGTTAAAATGGATACTCCAATGAGAGATAAAAAACATCCAAATACGTTGGTTGGTACTCTAGGTGCATTTAAGCATTATGCAAAAATGACTACTGGTGCAATAGGAACTGGAAAAGAAAATCTGACTTCAAGTTCAAAGGCGTATGGTATTAATTTCATAAATAAGTATAAGGCAAATAAGAAGTAAAGTATTGCAATGTCCACAAATCCTCTAAATGACATTTCTGCAGTTTACATGCAAGAAGTGCTAAAACCACAATTGGGTAAAAATGTTGCTAAAGCAAAACCCGAAAAGTCTGAAAAAGGTGGAGAGTCTGGTCCAAAGGATGCGTCAGAATCTTCTGCTAAAAGGATTCGTCAGGCAGTTTACGACATTCGTTATAGAGCAAGAAGGGAAGAAATTCCTCTACCCCAAGCATATAACCAATACATGTCTCACACCACAATGAGTGGTCCAGAAAAATCTGAAGTTAAATCGAAACTTGGCGAAGAAAAAGTTTTTGAGGAAACTGAGGATAAAAAGTTTCAAGTTAGAGTGACTGATAAAAATTCTGGTAAGTCCTATGTTCGCATGGCTACTAGAGAAAAGATTAATCAACTTCGTGCTAACCCAAATATTTCTTCTGTTGAAATGACGAAGTATGGAACTCCTTATGAGGGTGAGAAGAAAAGAGGTAAGCAAACTGCATCAGTAACTTCTGGTAAAGGTTTAGATCCCGTTGGTCATGAAGACAAGGATATTGATAATGATGGCGATCATGATAAGAGTGATAAGTATCTTTTAAATCGTAGAAAGGCTCGTGGTGCTGCAATTCAAAAGAGAGTTGCAAAGGAAGAGTACTCAAACTGGAGAGAAGATCTTTTTGAGATTGTGGATAAAATTAAGAAAGAAAAAGATGATAAGAAAATTGTAGAAAAAAATATTAGCAATAAGATTAATGTTCATCCAAAAATGGATGAAGCCATTGAGTCTATGGGTGGTCAACTTATTGAAATGGTTGAACTTGAAGAAGGCATGACGATGAAGGACTTCAAAAAGCAAAGAAGTCGTCAGAAGCAAAAAGAAAAGAGAGCAGCAGATAAGATTGCTCCTAATCGTAGAAAGGATATTCATACTGATAGATATTCTCCTGAGAGAGCAGCAAGACATCGTGCTAATGTAGATCCAGATTTTGAAGGTAATGATGAAAGAAACTATCCTGGTGGTAAGTTAAATCCAAAGAAAGTTCGTAAGGCAAAAGCACTTGGAGAACTTGGCGAAGCAGTTCTTGATGAAAAGACTCTGACTTCTGCTGAAACCAAAAAGAAGGAAGAGATTGTAAAGTCAATGAAGAAGAGTGCAGGTGATTTTGAAAAGAGATATCCTGGACGTGGTAAAGAAGTCATGTATGCTACTGCAACAAAGCAAGCAAAAAAGGTTGCTGAAGCAGTAGGACAAATGCCCGGAAGAGAAACTACTCCTCCAGCAGGTACAACTGCCAAGCAAGATGATGTTCAGAAAAAGCAAGTAATGAATGCTGGTGAAAAGCAAAAACTTGCAAACTTGAAAGTGATGCAACAGAAGCAACAAATGCTTCAGCGCCAAAAACTTAATCTCCAAAAGCAAGGTAAACTTCCTTTAAATGCAGAAGAGGTTGAGATTGTTAGTGAACTCAATCGTTATGAAAAGGAAACTGGTAAAGATTTAAAAACTGGTAAACCAGTAACAAAAGGTGGAACAATGGGTGGAGATGATACTCATTCAAAAGTAATGAGACATATGCATAAAGTTATGGGTGCTGGTAGAATGGGTGCTGGTGGAGCAATCCAACCAAGGGGTAAAAAGAAGGACAGGGGTGGACCAACACCTGGACCTGTTCGTACTCCTGCCCAAAAAGTAGCAAAGCGTCGTGCTGATGCTCAAAGAGCACAGGACGCAATGCACTCTAGATTTGATTGATTCCTAAATAGGCTAGGATACACTCTTAAAACGGAGGTTATTATGTCCGCTCTAGTAGCATGGTGTCTTGCAAATCAGGCTCTTATTGCAACTGTACTCTTTGCAGTTTCTGAAGCACTGGGAGCAAACCCAAAAGTAAAATCAAATGGTATTCTTTCACTAGTTCTTATTCAAGCTCAAGCAGCACTGAAAAAGAAAGGCGCTCAAGATTTAACTCCATAATCAAATAAAAACTTAATAATTTCGTGGGGAGTCTACTCCCCATTTTTTATAAATATTTCTACGATTAAATTAATAAAGGTAAAAAGGATGGCACTCTGGGGAATTTCCACAACTACTGAAACTGCTGCTAATAATTACGCTATTCCAAAGTATCAACAAAATACGGATAGAAATAGAAGCCCTTGGAATACTTTTGCAGATGTTCGTGGTTGGATTCAAAGACATTATGGAACTGCTGAGCATTCTGGTCTTTCTAGTACATACTATGATGAAGTTTTAGTTGTTGTTGCTGGATTAAATACAGGAACAGATGCTGTAGGAAATCCTGGATTAAACAATACTGGTATTGGAAGTGCTACCCCAGTTGCTATTTTCTTTGAAGATCCTAATCAAGCATCTCCTATTTCTATTGGTGCTGGTGGTACGACAGGTATTGGAACTGGTAGAACTGGATATGTTCATGTTGTATGGAATGAAAATGTTTACTGCTCCGCTGGTGCAACAGTAAGAATTCTACGTTCAACTGGTGCAGCTCTTATTGGTACAGCAGCATCAACGGGTACAGCAGTTGTTAATTATACAAATGCTGACGGTGCGGTATCGCAGACATTTAACGGTCAAATTTCTAATAGGATTTCCTTCGCGTTCACTGTACCAAACACTGGTATTGGAACTGTACTTTCTATTGATTTGGCTGCAGGGGTTGTTGGAACAATCACTGATTTCTCGGGTGGTGGTGCTGTAAACAAGTCACTTTCTGGTTTAATTAAGAATGTTGGCGGTGCTGGTGATTATCTGTCTGGTGTTGGTATTGGAACAACCACTTTAACAATTAAGGCATGATATGATCTTCAATGAATTGAATGAGGATAATTTCCTCTTGTTTGCAATTAAACACTATGAAAATCCTCAAGCAGTTACGAAAGAAGACTTTGAGAAGGATTTGAATCATTTTAAGTATATTAAAAGATTGCTAAAAAGGTATAAAAATACCGGTAATTTAAAAACTCATCTCCTTCTCAATCATTTTATTATTCTTTATAATATATTTGGTGATGCTACCACTCCAATGCTTTTCTATAAAATAGAGAAAGAACTTTGGGATAGTATGAAAACTTTTGTTATGTTTTTGGGTAAACTGCCTGAGTATCCAAAATGTTATATCCATGATGTTAAAGTTGATTTAGAATGTTTAAAAGAATTGCAAAAAATCTTCCATGGACAAAACGAAACTTGATAAAGTAATTGAAGCTTTTAGGCATCTTAAAGAAGATGGCGTTCCAACAATGAATACTGCTAGTACTGCAGGTAAAGCGGGATTCGGTGGAAGTGCTCAAGGATTTGACCCTGGACCAACTGCTGGTTTTGATCCAAAGATGGGTGGTGTAAGAAAAAGATATGCTAAAGGTGGAAGAGACTCCAGAAAAAAATGGTTGGACTACTTAAAGAAGTAGCAGGTAAGAAAAATGTTCAGCAACGACTCAAAAATTCAATTAGCAGTGCTTCAGGAAAGATTTAAGGCACACGAACAGATTATTGAGAAAGTTGATACTGCTATTCAAACCTTAAGTGAAACGAATCAAAATATTTGCAAGATGTTAACAGTTCATGATGAGCGTTTAGCACAATGTACTAAAGATGATGGAGAACTTTGTAAAAAAGTCGAAGATATTGAAAGTAGAATAGATAGTCTTTATAAGTTTAGATGGCAGATTGGCGGAGTCATTGCTGTTGCTGCTGTAGTTATTGGATTACTCCCATCAATTTCAACTATCTTTAATCCTCCTTCTGCTGCTACAATAGAAAGAACAAAATAATAAGCTTTAACCTAAATAATGTAAGATCGGGCACATTGTTGCCTTATGAAAACTAAAAAGAAACCGACTAATTACTCTCTACATAAACTTACAAATTCCGTTATAAAGTGGACAGGAATTATAACCGTTTTATGCCTTGACAAGCAGAGATAGTCTGGTATAATTAAGGGACTGGTGCTATAAGATTATGGATTTTGTTGATGTGAAATACATCAATTTGATTTCTATCAGACTTCAAAAGTTTAAAAAAGTAAAAGATAATCTTTATAATTTTAGATGTCCTATTTGTGGAGATTCTGAAAGAAGCAAAAATAAAGCAAGAGGATATCTTTATCGAGTTAAGAATAATACAAATTTCAAATGCCATAATTGCGGCGTAAATATATCCTTTAATAACTTTTTAAAGAAAGTAGATAGCGAAGTATATAAGCAATATACATTTGAAAAATTTAAAGAAGGTAACACTGGAAAAAACTTTGTAGTAGAAGAACCAAAATTTAATTTTGAATCTCCTAAGTTTAAACAAAAATTAGATCTACCTAAAGCATCGTCAAATTCTGACGCAAAAAAATATCTTGAAAGTAGAAAATTAAACCCAGATAACTATTATTACACCGAAAAATTTAAGGAGTGGACAAATTCTTTCAAATTGATATTTGATGATACAAGTAAAGATGAACCAAGAATAATTATTCCTTTGTTCTATCAAAATAGACTTGTTGGTTATCAGGGAAGATCTTTACTTCACCATTCTAAAATTAAATATATAACGATCATGTTGGAGGACCAAGCTCCAAAAATTTATGGAATTGATAATCTTAAAAAAGAGGAGACGATTTATGTTACCGAAGGCCCATTTGACTCAACTTTCATTCCAAACGCGATTGCTCTTTGTGGAGCTGACGGTGATCTTAGTAAGTGGGGCATTAGCAATCCTGTGTGGATCTATGATAACGAACCACGTAATTCAGAAATCGTCTCCAGATATGCCTCTACCATCGCTAGAGGAGAAAAAATCGTCATCTGGCCAAATAGTATAAAAGAAAAAGACATTAATGAAATGATATTGTCTGGACTTGAAGTTCAGTCCGTGATAGAATCAAATACTTATTCTGGATTAGAAGCAAAACTTAAATTCACCACTTGGAAGAAAATATGAGCAACGGTACAAAAGTAAAAAAAAGAGATGGAAGAATTGAGTCTCTAGATTTGAATAAAATGCACTTGATGGTTGATGAAGCATGTAAAGGACTTGCTGGAGTCTCTGCAAGTCAAGTTGAAATGACTTCTGGAATCCAATTTTATGATGGTATTACTACCGCAGAAATTCAGGAAATTCTGATTCGTTCTGCTTCTGATCTAATTGATTTGGATCATCCCAACTATCAGTTTGTTGCTGCCCGTCTTCTTTTATTTGCTGTTCGTAAGCAACTTTATGGAAAGATGAAGGAACTCCCTGCTCTCGACCAACACATTTATCAATGTGTTAATGCAGAGGTATATGATGCTGAGATTTATAGTAAATATTCAAAAGAAGAAATTGAGAAAGCTGATAGTTACATTGATCATGACCGTGACTATTTGTTCACTTATGCAGGTCTACGTCAAGTCGTTGATAAATACCTCGTGCAGGATAGAAGCACTGGAGGTGTTTATGAAACACCACAGTTTATGTACATGATGATTGCTCTGACTATCTTTGCAGAATATCCTAAAGATACAAGAATGTCATATGTTCGGAGGTACTATGACGCAATCTCCAAACACAAAATCAACATTCCAACTCCCATCATGGCGGGAGTGCGGACGCCACTGCGACAATTTGCTAGTTGTGTTCTTGTTGATGTTGATGACACCCTCGATAGCATCGGTAGTAGCGATTTGGCTATTATGCGCTATGTTGCTCAAAGGGCGGGCATCGGTATCAACGCAGGCAGAATCCGTGGTATCAACAGCAAAATCAGAGGCGGAGAAGTTGCTCATACTGGGGTTGTCCCATTCCTCAAGAAGTTTGAAGCAACTGTCCGATGCTGTACACAGAATGGCATCAGAGGTGGAAGCGCAACGGTCCACTTCCCAATTTGGCACCAAGAAATAGAAGATATTTTGGTTCTTAAGAATAACAAGGGAACGGAAGATAATCGCGTCCGCAAACTTGATTATTCAATTCAGATTAGTAAGTTGTTCTATGAAAGATTTATTCAAGACGGTGAGATCACACTTTTCTCCCCACATGATGTACCTGGACTTTATGATTCTTTTGGACTCTCTAGTTTTGATGAGCTCTACTGTGCATATGAAAAGGATTCGTCCATTCCGAAGAAAACTGTTAAAGCGCAAGAACTCATTTTTAATCTACTCAAAGAACGCGCTGAAACGGGTCGTATCTATATCATGAATATAGATCATTGCAATTCTCACTCTTCATTTAAAGATAAAATTGAGATGAGCAATTTGTGTCAGGAAATTACTCTCCCCACTTATCCCATTCAGCATATTGATGATGAAAGTGGAGAAATTGCACTTTGCATTCTTTCCGCTATTAATGTTGGTAAAGTCAAATCTGATGATGAACTTGAAGATCTTTGTGATCTTTCTGTCCGTGGTCTGGATGAGTTGATTGACTATCAGAAATACCCCGTAGCGGCGGCGGAAATCGCCACTAAGGCACGTCGTTCGCTTGGTATAGGGTTTATTGGTCTTGCTCACTATTTGGCTAAATTGGGGTTCAAGTATGATTCTCAGGAAGCCTGGGATGCAGTCCATGGACTTTCTGAATCATTCCAATATTACCTTCTCAAGGCTTCTAACGAACTCGCTAAAGAAAAGGGACATTGTGGTAATTTTGGACGCACAAAATACGCAGATGGTATTCTGCCCATTGATACATACAAGAGTGATGTAGATGAAATTTCTTCTGTAGAATATCAGCATGATTGGGAAAGTCTTAGAGCATCCATCTTGGCTCACGGTCTCAGGCACTCAACACTGTCCGCACAAATGCCTTCAGAGAGCAGTTCCGTTGTGTCAAATGCAACCAACGGAATCGAACCACCTCGCGGATACTTGTCCATTAAGAAGTCGAAGAAGGGTCCGCTCAAGCAGATTGTTCCTCAGTACCAAACTCTTAAGAACAATTATACGTTGCTTTGGGATATGCCTGGGAATACTGGTTATATTAATATTGTTGCAGTTATGCAGAAATTCTTCGATCAAGCAATTTCTGGAAACTGGTCCTATAATCCGGAACATTACCAAGATAATGAAATTCCTATTAGTGTGATGGCCAATGATTTCTTGACTACATACAAGTACGGGTGGAAAACTTCTTACTACCAAAATACAAATGATATGAAAAATGATGAGGTAGAAGAAGAAAAACCCAATCTTCAAGATTTGCTCAATGAGTTAAGTTCAGTAGAGGAGGGAGAGTGTGAATCCTGTGCAGTTTAAAATTTCTTCCACAGAAGAACATAAAATTAAAGGAATGACGGTTTTTAATACCGAAAAAGTGGATACCAAAAAGCAACCTATGTTTTTTGGAAAACCTCTAGGAATACAAAGATACGATTCATACAAATATCCCATCTTTGAAAAACTAACTACTCAACAATTAGGATACTTCTGGAGACCCGAAGAGGTGTCTCTCCAGAAGGATCGTGGAGATTATCAAACTTTACGTCCTGAGCAGAAGCATATCTATACTTCCAATTTGAAGTATCAGATCATGCTTGATTCTGTTCAGGGTCGTGGTCCTGGTATGGCTTTTATTCCATACTGTTCCCTTCCTGAGTTGGAAGCATGTATGGAAGTGTGGGGATTTATGGAAATGATCCATTCCCGTTCATACACTTATATCATCAAGAACGTCTATTCAGACCCTTCTGAGGTGTTTGATACTATCATCAGTGACGAGCGGATTCTAGAGCGTTCTAGGAGCGTCACAGAGTCTTATGATGACTTTATTCGATCAGCCCAAAATTATGGAACATCCAATGAATGGATGTATCAACTTGAAGGAGTCACAAACGCAAAGGAAACCCTCAATGACGTTAAAAGAAAACTCTATAGAGCAGTCGCAAACGTTAATATTCTTGAAGGTATTCGGTTCTACGTTAGTTTTGCTTGCTCTTTCGCCTTTGGTGAACTTAAGCTTATGGAAGGATCAGCTAAGATCATCTCTCTTATCGCAAGAGACGAAAATCAACACTTAGCAATCACTCAAAATATTCTTAATAAGTGGCGTGATGGTGATGATCCTGAAATGAAACAGATTGCTAAGGAAGAAGAAGAATGGGTTTATAAGATGTTTGATCGTGCTGTAAATGAAGAGAAGAAGTGGGCAGATTATTTGTTTAAAGATGGAAGTATGATTGGACTTAATGATAAACTTCTTCAACAATATGTTGAGTGGATTGCAAACAGAAGACTTAAGGCAATTGGTCTCAAACCAGTTTATGATATTGCCGCAAATAACAATCCACTTCCATGGACTCAGCACTGGATTTCTTCCAAAGGTCTTCAGGTTGCTCCACAGGAAACGGAGGTAGAATCATACGTTGTAGGTGGAATCAAACAAGATGTTACCAAAAATACTTTTTCAGGATTCAAATTATGATGAATGGGTTGAACAGAATATCATAAACGCTTATAAAGAAGCGGCAGAATGTGATGAATATTTGTTTGGTGATTATGACTATGAAACTGAATGGTTAGGAAAAAATCACAATGACGTTGTATAGATAAAGGAGGTAACCCCTCCTTTTTTTATGTCTAAAAATCAATTAACCAAAGATGAAATGAAAGTACGTGTTTTAAAATTAAAGCACGATCTGCATGTCGAGCATATTAGGCATGATATGGATATGAAAGGCCTTGCCCATAAATATCTGAATCAAGTTCTTGATATATTAGATGAATATAGATATTGACTATGAAAACCCTTGGACCTATAATGGAAAGGTATTTGGTTCAGGTGATATTCAAGATTATTTTGGTTTTGTTTATCATATTCACTGCAATCAAACTGGTCGTGACTATATTGGTCGAAAGTATTTCTGGAGTTTCCGCACACCAAGAGGAAAATCTAGAAAAGTTAAGTCAGAGTCTGATTGGAAAAAATACTATGGATCATGTCCAGAACTCAAGGAAGACGTAGATAAGTATGGTAGGGAGAATTTTACGCGCACTATTTTATCATTACATAAAACAAAAGGCAAAACTAATTTTGAAGAAACAAGACAACTTTTCTTCAATAATGTCCTCACGGAAGCACTTGACGACGGAACCCCGAGGTACTACAATAGCAACATCCTCAACAGGTACTTCCGAAAAGATTATTATGGAAACACAGACTGAAGATATTATCGGTCATGTTCGTGAATGGGCAATCGAAAAATTGCACCAAACAGCATCTTACAATAGAAAAAATGCTGAAGCTATTTCTCAAGAATTTTATGAATGGATTTATCTGGATGAATCTCAAGAACAATTAGAAGTTATGAGTTTGGAAAAAGTCGAAGATGATTATTTTGACTAGGACTCTTTACTTTTTCTAAATAATCACTTATAATGTAAGAACCCACCTATGGTGGGTTTTCTGTTATGAGTCATTGAGGTGACAATTAGAGCCTAGGAGATTGCCCCTTGAGAAAGGGGAAGTGCGCTTTCTCTATTAGGATGTAGAGTTCAATCGGAGTTAATGCAAAATTTCTTTACAGTAGCCCTGCCTCTTGTGGCAACGGTTACAACCAATGTGGCAACACTGCCTTCAGTGTTTCCTCCTCCGCCCGTAAATGGTCCTCCATTTGCAATTATTCAGGAGGAGCCTACATCAAAGACAGCGACCAAAGAGGTTGCTCCCGAAAAACCTAAAGAGACAAGGTTAATTTGTAAAGGGTGTAATGAACATGAGAATGCTACCCTGGCATACTTCCAGGATCGTGGTATTAAAGACAAAAACGCCCTTGCTACCATCATGGGTAACATTAGACAAGAATCAACATTCGTGCCTAATATCTGTGAAGGTGGTAGTAGAACCTCATACTATAATTGTGGAAGAGGTTATGGTTTGATACAATTTACTTCTGCTTCTCGTTATTATGGACTGGGTGCTTTTGCTAAAAAAATAGGAGGCAATCCTTCTACTGCTGATACTCAACTTCGGTATATTACTACTGAACCACAATGGAAGAGTATTGAAAACAGAATGAGAGTTTCTGGAAAATCTATTGATAGGTATATGAATTATGCCTACGAATGGA